ATATTTAAAAATATTTATAAAAATATTTAAAAATATTTATAAAAATATTTAAAAATATTTATAAAAATATTTAAAAAAGAGACTGCCTCTGCTCAGTCTCTACCAATCAAACTTGGCCAACATCAGATAAAAGGATTAGCTTATATGCAGAGGAAGGGCTCTGCTTCACAGCAGTGCGAATTTAATAATCAACTATTAACACCTCGATAATTCTGTTTCGCAACATTATTTAGTGTTTGTAGAAGGTATCAATCTTCTACAAACAGAGTAGTTATTCAAGGAATGACACTCCAGCGGCGACAGCATAAGATATTACAGTGCTTACTACAGGTGAATAACCCAATACTTCTGCTCCACCAAATGCAAAAGCAGCGAGGAGAGTTCCCCAGAATATAGTACTTAATAGTTTTTCAGAGAAAGAACCTTTATTTTCCATTTAGTTGAATAACTTTTTGGATATAGAATTCGTTATTTTTAGTTGCTTTGATTACGTAGAAAGCGAGTTTATTATGTATTCAGCCTCTTCAGTTGTATACTACGTAGTCGCCGCAATTGGTAGTTAAGATGTTAAAGGGGAGTTTTCACTCCCCTTTAACAGTTAACTGGCCGTTACGAGCAGGTTTTAGGCTTTCCATACGAGATTTGCCGTTTCCTTCTCGGTGGTGGTATCAAGAGGCAGGCCGTTGTCGAAGTCTCGTTGCTTGAACTTGACGGTTCCCTGAGCCACGATCGTTTTGCCAAGGCAAGCCTCCAGACGATCATAGTCAGTTTCGAGCACGCAGAGGTCGGCAGAGACAGGATGAACGGGCTTCATATCTGCGTCACGACGACGGAGGTTTGCCAGCGAGAAGTTAGCCAACTTGCCGTTCTTGAGTCCCATGACGAGCACTTCGACGTTCTTGGAGTCTTTCCGCACCTGACGGGTTGTGATTACAGCGTCTTCGAGAGTGTCAGGGAATTCAAAGACATCGCCATCGGAAAGGCCATAGCTGACGAGACCGATACCAGTGCTCTTCAGAAAGTCTACTGCGACCTGCTTTACTTCGAGGCCGTTTCGAGTAGGGATAATAGGAAAATCTTCCTTCTTGAATTGATTAATCTTCATAGTATAAATATTTAATTAATTGTTTGAATCGACATTTGTTGTCGTAATAATTTGTTGGAAGCTTTTGTTTATATTCTTCCTAAGTATTAGTTGAAAGCTTTGGTAAAATGTTAGTTGCTTTGGTTTACATTGATTTTACATAAAAAATTACTGTTATTATAATATAATATATGTAGATTTATATAATCTATTCTGTATCAATAGATTGTGGAAATAGAATATGTAATATATTACTGTAAATCTGTAATGTGTTACAGTTTAAATGTAATGTGTTACAGTTTTTATGTAAAAAAATTACATAAATGTTTGCATAGTTAAGATTAATAAAGTGTCTTGCATCTAGCGAATATGTTCCTATTTATAATATAATATATAAGAAACTATACAACAACTTGATAATTAGTTAGTTACAAAGATAGAAGTAGTAATATAATACTAGAAAGTAGTAATATATTACTATTTGGTCGTAATATAATACTATTTTTTAGTAAAGAAATTACTAAATTATTTGTAAGTTTGGCACATTTTTAGTATTTTTGTTACTAGTTATTAACTTAAAACACATATTTTATATGAAACAAATAGTACATGAACAAACCACAGAAATTGTAGATTCTTATACAGGAGAGATTGTTAAAGAGAGTGTTAGTAAAACATTTACAATAAAGAAAGACGTCGAGCCTTTCTTTTTAACTTATTCAAGATATATGTCAGTATTATATAATCTGACAAGTCTTTCTGCAGTTAAAATACTTTGGAAGTTCTTAGAGCAGTCTCAGTATAATAAGGAAGATGTGTTTATAACACCACAAAGGAAAAAAGAAATATTAGAAGAGTTAGGGATTTCTTCTTCTATATATACAAAGTCACTAGTGATGTTAACTGAGGCTGGAATTATATCAGGCAGTAGAGGAACATATAAGATAAATCCCGAACTTCATTGAAGAGGAGATTACAAGACGAGAGAAAAACTTCTCAGTTCTGGATGTACTTTAACAATTACTCCAAGTGTGGAGTTTGAAGAAGGTAAGGAGTAGTTACAAACTACTCCTTTACTTGTTCCATATCTATTCCTGTTTCTTCTTTGATGTAGTTGGTTAGTACATAAACAGGAATATTAGTGAATTGGATAGATCTCTGAGTATTCTCAAGAGCTTCCATTAGATGTTCAATCTTCTTGTTGAGTTCTTCTCGTGTCATAGTAGATAATAATAAGAAGGGAGATGCTATTCTCCCTTCATTTGTTTGATAGCTTCTCTGACGATATCTGTAATAGTGTCGTCTTCCTTCAGAGATTTGTACTTCTTTCTGGAATAAACAACTCTGTGTCGTTTAACCTCCATTTGCATGTGAATCTCTGTAACAGTTTTGATCTCGACAATGAGACCATTAACAACGATATACACCATACTCGAAGAAATTTTCAAGGGCTCTGGAAACTCCACAGCCCAGATTTTGGGTACTAGAGATAGATGATTGAAAATGATATTCATCTTCCTCAAACTTAGGAACGTTACGCTTTTCCCGTGATTCCTTGAATGCCTTAGAATTGATAATCCTACTTACGAGAATAGGATCTTTCTCTTCTAAGAAAGCTTGTAATGCAAGAGCAGTCATATAGCAGAATTTTAAATTTAAATAAACTACTGTATCTTTGGTATCCATATGGAAGTAAGACTACTCCCCATCAATATATCTGACAATCCTTCCAAGATACAAGTAATTGTATACTATAAAAGGAATCCAGCATATAATTAATGGCAAGTAGTCCACTCCAACAACAAGAAACAAGATCACGAAGATCTCACCAATGATAAGCTTTTTCATTGCAGAACCTCAAATGAAGTAATAACTCCGTTAAGAAGACAATCTTGCTTATCAACCTTAAGCCCAATAAGCTTCTCTTTCTTATAAATAGAAGAAATCTTATTAACGTCTCTAAAGGTTACTAGTAGCCTATATTTGTTAGCTACTAGTAAGTGTACTCGTAATGTCATAACATTACCAGTCTGTACTGTTTCTACGAACCCAAGCACCAGTGATAGTACTGATCTTTGCTATAGCAATAACTGCTACGATAAGAATAATGACTTCCATAATAGTATAGAGTTAAAGTTAAACTTAACAACCTTTTGTAAGTTTTAGTTATCTATAAAAAGAGATAGAGGATTACTCCCCTATCTCAATGAGGTTATACTCCTCACTAACCTTCTTGTAACCAGAAGATTTATTGAGTATAACCATATCCCAACCCTGTTTCTTAAGGGCCAGTAGCGCTAACTCGAAGGAAGGCAGACGTTGTACCTTCTTTTCAACCTTAACTCTGCTCTTAACGTCTCTCGTGTAAGCACGATATACTTCGGTTAGCAATGCAGGGTTAGGTATACATTTTGACGGATTCCAGTAGCACTTCTGTTGTGCACGTTCTCCTTCGATAATAAGAATCCCCATCTCCGTAAGAATATTACGAACCTTAAGGAGAACATTAGTGGAAGTGTGACATTCTACAGCAAGAACGGTAACATTCTTTTGTTCCATCTTGTGCTTGCTGTAGTTACGGTAAATACCATCGAGGATAATGCCAATCTCTGGCATTGTGTAAATCTTAGCCATGGATATTGAGTTAAGGTAAATAGATTGCAAACAAAAAAAAACAACAGCCTAACTTATAAACCATCTACGCATCGGTAGGCCACACTGGTATAGTACTGTTGTTTAGTTGAAGATCCTATTTTTGAAACCAAGAATCAATGTAACGGTCCAATTGCTCTTCAGCAATATCTTCTTGGTAACGCATCTCGTTCATCTCCTCAGGAGTATAGTCGGTAATATCAAGGTTAATCATGACCGCTGGTTTTTGAAATTATCCTACAGATATATTTAAAGCTTTGATTACTAGAGAATAAAGTTACCCCTACTTAGTAGGGATAACTGTAAGTGCTCCAGCTACCAGTATCATGGTAGCTGCAAAAGAAAATGCCTCATGATGAGAAACTGAGTAGAATAGAAGACCAATAGCTATTACGACAGCAACAGCTATTAGAACGTCAACGAATCGTTTCATAGTAAACAGCGTTAAGGTTATGAAAAGGTTATGTGCTTTGGTAAATTGTTTCAATATTTTGTGGGAATTTTTGTCTTAAAATAAATCGTTTTCCCATTGGTGGTGGGAGGGGGCTAAAATACTATGTAACCGTATTTACGCATTATATACCCCACTTATTATTTAGAAAATCGGAAATTTTAGGAATCTATAAATTAGGTTCCTTTTTGTTTACGGGGGGGGGCTTTTAATATTTAGCCTTAAATCTAGATTCATCCGAGCGCCTCCGCGAAGCGAGGATGTATAGATAATAATATAGATAGGTATCAAAGTAACAGGCTAAATTTGATTTTTGACAGGCTAGATGTATCAGTAAATGTATCAAAGTAGCAGGAAGGAATAATAAAAATGTATCAAAATAACATGTATCAAATATATGTGATTAATCAAAAAATGACATGTACAAAATTTTGATATATATGATATATTTTGTATATTTGCATGTTAATTATTAAAAATATAAATATATGATTTAAGATGATATAACAATAATTTATGGAGAAGAACAATAAAACGCCACAACATGTACAAGTGCCACATAATTTAGGGGATAAAAATAAAGAAATAAAAATGAATCCTACAGATTATCTAATTTATGGATATATGCGTCAGCATATGGATAAACATACTTATCGTACATTTATATCTATTAGGAGACTATCAGAACTAGCTTCAGTTTCAATTAATACAGTGCAAAGAAGTATTAAAAAACTAAAAGAATCTGGAGAAATTAAAGTTCTAGATGAAAAGAAAGGGAGAAGTAATATTTATGAAATACAGAAAACAGGTAAATATTTTGAAAGATTTACATATGAATTCTTAAATTATAAAGAATTAGAATCAGAAGAAAAAGGCATATTAATGGCAATGCAACAATACACAGATAAATCAGATGGTCAGTTTGCGGTTACCACAAAGTCTAAAGAAGAACTTGCAACTAATATGCATATTGGCACTAGAGTTTTAACCAGAGTTTTTCATCAATTAGAAGAGAAAGGCATATTGCAAACAAGTAGCACACCAATTATAGATAAAGTTACAGGATTGAAAAAGACTGCTAGATATATTGATCTTTCATTAATTTGTCAGGCGATGTTATTTATCAATAAAAAAGTAGATGAACAAGGGGAACAGATTAATGATCATGATAAGAGGCTACATGCTGTAGATAAAAATATTCTTAAAATGCAAGAAGAGATAAACAGACTAAAAGAGATTATTGAAAAGAGTAATTTAAAAGAGTCATCAGGCTTTAAATTTGAATAAAAATATGGATCAACAGAAAAACTTACCATTTAGTTTTAATCCTATTAGTTTAGAAGGTATAGGAGACGGTTACAGTATTATCATAGATACAGGTAGAGATCATTTAGATAGATTTAAAACAAGGGAAGAGGAGAGATTAGATGAGCTCTACGATAGAGTAGAGGAGTTAGAATATAGGATTGCGGAACTAGAAAACAGGTTAAGGAAGAGATAAGTTATCATTACAACATAGTAAATTATTATTTGTTTTTGTTAAAAAAAATCTTTATATTTGCGAAATAAAAAGTAAATTTACTAACATGAATATAACTTACAAACCGTATATTAGAGATTCTTCATTTAAAGAGTTATCTATTAAAAGTCCTACTATTAATATTAAAGGATACAAACCTAAATATACTATTAAACAAGATAAAGAGGATGCAGTTATTCCAGTAGAGTCTCCAATAGAAGAAATACGATTATTTAAGAATTCTGAGATTAATAAAGCTAAGGCAAACACTAAAAAATTTGAATCTAAAGAGGATTTTAAGGATACCATGATTCCAATATATGAATCTCTCTTAATTAAGAGGGGTTTAAATCCAGTATTTGCCAAGGCTTTAGTAGCTCAGGATGGATTGGAGTCTGCTTGAGGGACTAAACCATCTGGGAATTTTAATTTTGGAGGGATTAAAGGTAAAGGTTCTATTAAAAGAACGAGAGAGGTTATTAATGGTAAAGATGTCTATATAAATGATAGTTTTAGAGATTTTAATTCTCTAGAAGATTACGCTAATTTTAAGATTGACCTACTTAATAGTAATCGTTATAATGCTTTCTCAGGGAATATTTCAGAGTTTGCGGATAGGGTTCAAAAAGGAGGATATGCTACAGATCCAAACTATTCTAGGACTTTAAATAAGGTAATTGCTACTGCCAAGCATGGTGGTACTCTTAAACTTCAACTAGGAGGTGTTGTTCAAGGTAAACAATGAGTTAAAAATTGATATAAGAATCGTACATTTCAAATAAAAAGAAATATACAGCAACATCAATTAATTCCTATACCAGTTACAGGTGCATTAGGGTATAATATTCTTGCACATAATATTGATCTCACCACTGCTTCTATAGATCCTTCTAAGGTTCCTACGGATTCTAAAGGTGTATATTCCTATAGAGGTCGTAAAATATATCTAAGAGATGACTCTTCTTCTACTGCTGTTCATGAATGAGTACATAGTAGCAGACCTGATCCTCAAGTTAAAGAGATATCTAGGATTAAGAATTTACTAGGGGACGCATTTTATGATCAAAATTCAGTTATACCTGATGATTATCTAGATGATCCACAAGAGATATATGCAAGATTAATGCAGTTTAGGTATTCTTTAGGAGTAGATCCTAATCATAAGTTCACCAATAAAGAAATTGAAGATCTTAAAAAGAAGCATGTAAAACAAATAACTCTAACAAATAGACTTAAAGGAAAAGATCATAATAGTTTTTCTACCACAGTATTTGATAATGAGGGTAATGTTATCAGTGCAGAGCCTTACCGACCTGAATATAAGTATATTCCAGAAGAATCTACTGTTCATAGAGAATATGATACGAATAACACTTTTCAGTTTTTAGATAGATATAGTACAGATAGTATTCGTATGATGTTAAATGATGTTGCTCAGGTTCCTAATAAAAAGAAGGATAGTACTTTGTTTGCAGAATTAGGATTAAAAGTTCCTAAATACCAAAATTCAGGAGTTCTAAGAAATTCATATAATGATCCTGAACATTATTATGATTATTCCAGAGGAAAACGAGATAATAAACAATCTCATTGATCTGATAGAGATCCTATTTCAGGGATGGAATTAAAAAATCCAAAACACCCCACTGCATTTATGCATTATGAAATAGAGCAGCATCTTGGAAACAAACGTTATCAAGATGATACAGGAAGATATTATACTTTTCCAGAAAATGAAGCTCCAACTTGAAGAAATGTATATGGAGTCTTATCTGAAACTCCAGGGCTTAAAGAGGTTGGATATCCAAGTTATGGAGAAGGACAGAATAATATGCAAGAATCTATTAAAGGAAATCTTCCTAGAATTAAATGAATATGGGAACAATTTATCAATGCAGGAGCTACCCCAGAACAAGCAGCAGCTATACTAGGTAATTTTTGGAAAGAAAGTAGAATACAATATAATGGATCTAAATCTAGTAAAGGAGCTGTTGGATTAGCCCAACTTCTAGGGCAAAGATATAATGCATATCAAGAATTTTTAAATAACAATAAATTAATAGACAGTACCGAAGCTCAAATAAAGTACCTAACTCCCATTATATTTGGAGATGACGATAATCCTCATAATTTAACTGGAGATTATACGTATTGAATAAATAAAAATAATCCAAAGCATATTTCCAAGTATAATTCTTTTCTAATTGATTGGAACAAATCTCAAAGAAATAGATTTAGAAATGCGAAAGGTTTAGATAATATAACTACTGCTTTCGCAGATAACTTCGAGCGAATGGATAAGAAAGAAGCAGATTATGAAACTAGGAAAGCCGCTGCTAGATATATTTATAATCTAATGATGAATAAATAAGATTATAAATATTTTAAAATAAATAAATACATATATGTTTGCATTAAGAAAAATTACAAGTGATGGTTTAGAAATGAATTTCAATTTAGGAGATTCTTATACTCTAGTTACAAAAGATCGTTCTCCGAAAGAATTTGAAGATAAAATGAAAGATCATTCTTTTTATGATAAAACTTATGCTTTTATTTATTGAAAAGACGATATATTACCATTATATAAAAATCAATACAACTATATTGTTTCTGAAAATGGGACAACTTATAGTAATTTAACATATAAATAATATGAAAACAATGACTTGGAAAACAAAACTAATTATAGCTGCAATCGTAGTTGCTTTAGTATTAGCAGGTTGTGGTATTGTATCAGCTATGAGCTTTGGAAGTTTGTTACTTGCATTAGTAAGTTTAGCGGTAGGATCAGGTTGTGGCTGGTATGCTAAGCATATCTATGATAAATATTTTAAAGATAAGTAGAAAATGAATACAATATTTTTTGGGCAGAATGTTCCTATACAATCATCAGCAAAGGTTAAAATAGATTATATCAATAAAACTAAACTTCCTATTAAAGTCAGTATTCGTTGAAGAGATAGAGATGTTCTAAATTATACTACTGAAACTTTAAATCTACTAGCTACGGGAATAGTTGAACAAACAGTAGCATTAAAAGAATTTGAATCAACCTCTGGAAAGGGTCTAGTAGTTGAGCCAATAACGAATGCAATTATCCAGTCTAGTACAACCTATCCTAATTTATTTATTAAAGCTACAGTAAAAGAGGCAGCAACAGGAGATACTATAGGGATATTTAACAAGGGAGGAACTATTAGTCCTATAATGGCTACAAAAGAGTATCGAGCAACTGTTACTTTTGAATATAATTCTGGAATTTATATCAATAGTACTGCTGCTAGTTATGTTCCTTCTGTTACCAGCAATCGCCCTACAATAACTGTATTTAGTGATGCTGATTCATATGGTATTACTGGAATATTTACACAAGACACAGCAGTAACTTATGCTGATATAGAAGGAGATGGTTATACTCATTATATTAAAGTAAATAACTGTAAGAATATTGCATTAGATAGATATATTAGTGGAACTAATTCTGGATCTAACTCTAGTATTAGTTATTCAGATTTATATCCAACGGATATAGGAACAATAGATATCGGCAAAACTTTATTTTTATGAGTAAAATCATTTACATATGAAAAAGAATCTACTCCTACTCCTGATCCTTCAATTAGTTGTGATGTTTATGTATGTAGTCGCAATAATTTAAATAACACAGAATGTAATATAGATATATATGAGGGGTATGGAACAACAGGAGTTCGTTTAGCCAATCTATCACTGGCCCCTGGGGAAGGAAATTGAGTTTCATATCAAGGTGGATATAGAACATACAGTTCCATACGTTTAAATTCGATTTTAAAGGGAACCCAGATAACTATCACATTAAATGGGTCTCAAGTAAGTGATTGAGTAAATGAAACAACTAAATATGTTTGAATTAATTAAAAATAAAAAGGGAGCTACTTAGCTCCCTTTTTATTTTCATATTGTTTTGCGCTTATAATAAAGCATACTAGACTTAGTAATATATATATAGGTTGCAGTACTTTAGTACTTGTTATAAAAAATATTCCCATAAATATCAAGCCTATAACATATCAAAATTTATACATTTCCAAATTTTTTTAAAAAATCTCATAATGTGAGATTTGAATTTTTTATTGCATTTTGTTTTAAAGTGTCCATACTATCTTTTAGGTACACCTCCGAGTTTATCAGCCCATTTCTCTGAGAAAAACGAGTAATAAGATCTTTTAGACTTTGGAGTATGAATAGCTGCTCAAATAATACTAGGCAGCCCTATAATTAGTAAATAGAGAGGACCTAAATATAAAGATTGTCGAGTATGTCCTCATTCATGTTCTTTTGTGTAATTTCTGTTATATTTTCAATTTGATTCTCCCATTAAAATATATAAACCAAGAGAGATTCCTCCAGGAAAATCTCCAGCATATATTGGAATTTCCTTAAAAGTTTCTTTGTACTCTACATTATAACATCAAGTTAAAATAAGGCCGAGGAGACACTGTGGGAATTCCCATATCCATCTCAGTATTTTAATATACCATTTCATATAATATTTAATTTATTATTTATAGTAAATTTGTTTAAATTGTCTTCAAAGTGAGTATTGAGCAGTTATTGCTTCTTGTTCTCAGGGTCTTGACATATAATCCAATGAAGAATCAAACTGCTGTCCCTTTCATAAGAATACTAGTTTAGAGTCTTCTTTCATAAGTTTAAGATCTCCTCTTTCATACTGATCAAAATGTTGCATTTCATGACATATAATAGTACTAAGACTGTCTGATAATTTAGTTTTTAATAATAGATTATATGTATGAGGCACTGGTGTTTTATCTAATAGAGCTTGTAGCTCACACTCCTCAGTTGAAAATTTATTTAAGATTTTATCATTATATTGTACTAAGATATTTGCATTAGTATAGTTAAATATTTTAGTTCCTATAACCTTAATTAATTCATCTACATCATATTGTTTTGGAGATTTAATTAATGAAGTTACTTTAAACATCTCAGGGAACTCTAATTTAGATCTTTCCTTCATAGTATCTAAAAAACTAGTTATATGTTATCTATTAGACTCGCAGTTCTCCATATTGGTTTCTCATTCGTGGAGATATACCTAAATGTACCCATGTAGTCGATCCGCTTTTTTCAATAAAGCATTGATCCACAATAATATCATTATCAGTAAAGTAGTTTTTAATAAAGTTAAAGAAGGTTTCTACTCCTTTAACTGAAGTATCTTTAGGTTGTAAATCTACTGCTTCATAGTATTGATGGGAGCTATTACTTACGCCCCCTACAGCTTTATTAAGATTTGGTGATCTATATCCAGAAGTAATAGTAATAGCAGAACCTCATGCTTCTCTCAGTGGATCTAAATACTCCACAACTAGTTTATTCAATTTTTCTACTCCCTCCCATGTTGGAAGATTTTCTATTTTTTTACTAATAGCTGTATCACTTCTTAAAAGTTCACTTAATTCAAAATATTTAGGGGTATTTATCATAATTTAATCTATAATATATAATTTACCAAATTTCTCTAAAATCATATAAATATTTATTTGCGCTTTGATTTTCTTCCATGTCATCATTTTTATACACCTCCTTACTTCTTATTTCATTTACGGCTATTGGCAGCAAATGTTGCTCGCTTTCTAATTGCTGGATCGGGGGATCTTTTGCCTCTAGCTATACACTCACTAGTTACTTTCCCACCACAATATTCTGTAAATTTACCTCTATTTTTCTTTTTAATATGAATCTTAGAACCTTTTTTCATCATTTCTATGTACCCACTTGTAATATTATCTAGTCCGAGATTGTTATGATACTCTGTACTATATACCTCTACAATTTTGTTTAAAATGTCATTGTTATATTTCATACTTTATAAAATAATTAATAGGATTATTATCTAGTAATATATGTTTTTGCAAAAATAATTATTTATTTAGATATTTGCAAGTATTTGGATAAATTATTTGGATATCAGAAAGATTTATTATATATTTGCATCATTCAAGTAAAATTATAAAGAGTTATATATATAAATATGGCAAAAACAAAACCTGATATAGATTCTGGACTTTCATGACTAGAAAGAATCCTACAATTATGTAAAGAGTATGGAGTATTTAATATTTTGAAGGGGTTATTTATTCTAAATATGTTAGGTTTAACACTTAGGATTTGTTACAATCCTAGTTTTTTATTTGACAAATATACTTACTACATGACTCAAAGACATATGGAAGAGTTATATGAAAGGACAGAATATGATCAACAAGTAAAAAGTCTCCTGCCTGTATATTTATATAAATATCATGCAGATAGGGTATGAATTATTCAGTACCATAATGGTATTATGAACTGACAACATGGGACTATGAGATTTGAATTATGTAATGATGATGTTGAATCAATTAAAAATCAATATAATGATTTTAATCTAACCTGAATTAATCTTCCTTATTATTTAAAGAAAAATGAAGTATTCATAGGAGATATGGTTAAATTAGATAGTATTGATTCAACTCTTTATACACAACTCAAAAAAAATGATGTACAATATTTAGCCTGTACAATTATAAAAGATAATAGTGGTTACCCAATTGGTATTTTAGGAGTAACTTGAAAAAATATTCCGCCAAATATTGATAACCTACAAAATAAAATACATAACTATCTTATAGATGATAGAGCAGATATTAAAACTCTTATCCAATCTAATTATAATAAAGAATAAAAGTATAATATGCCTAAACTTAGAGGTAGTAAATTAAAATATGTTAATGGGTATGCTGTAGATAAAGAAAATGATAATATTATATACTCTGATGAAAAGCATATTTATATAGGTAAGACAGACAATTCGAAATATGAATCTGTAACGACAATAATAGGACAGTACTGTCAAAAATTTGATTCAGATTTTTGGTCATCATATAAAGCTTGTGAGGCGTTATTAGATCCCACAGTGTTTTACCCATTAAAATCAAAACTTCTTTCTTCTAAAAAATGAAAGGAGTCTTATATTGAAGAATATGAATTAGACCCTGTTGAATTTCTTAATAAGAAATCTGAAATCCTGCAAAGTTATGAAGACAAAAGGAATGCCAGTACAGAACGTGGTACTAAAATTCATGCTATGATGGAAGATCTGTTTTATCAAGGAGATAAAAAGGCAATAAGCAAATATGCAGGGGGAGGAACTTTTGAGGTAAAGAAAGGGTATTATAAACTAGACATTGACAGGGCCATTTATCCTGAGTTTCTTATAAGTTATGAGTTTGATGAATACTTAAAGATTGCTGGTCAAATAGATTATTTACAGATAAGTGATAACGAGGTAGTTTTATTAGACTGAAAGACTAACGGTAGGATTGATAAAGAGTCTTATTTTGATAGAACTACTAAGAAAAGACAGATGATGCTTTCGCCATTAGAAAATATTATGGATTGCAATCTATGTCACTATCAGTTACAACTTAGTATGTACGCATATCTTCTTCAGAAGATTAATCCTAAATTCAAAATAAAAAAGCTAGCAATTGTTCATTTTGATCACGACGGTAATGAAACTGAATATGAAGTAAAATATTTAAAAGATGATATTGCTAGACTTCTTTTATATCATAGAAAGAAGAATAAAATAAAAGCAGAACTTGATAAAGACAAACCAATAGTATTTTAAAATATAATGATTATGGAAAATGTAGATGATTTATATGAAAATAGAATGAAGATTTGTAAAGAATGCCCTCTATACCTAGATAGTCCTATGGGAGCTAGATGTAACTCTAGATTATATTTATCTGAAGCTGATAAAAAGACAGTAAGTGATAGACCCAAATTAGGATATAAGAGAGGATGTAACTGTATGTTACAGAGAAAATTACGTATGCCCTCTGCAAAATGTGTTGTAGGAAAATGATAAGATCTATGAGAAAAATATTACATACAATTAAAAATATTATAATAGGGTGATATCGTAGATTCTTTAAACCTATCCCTGATTGAGCTGAAAGAAGATATAAGATATGTTTAAACTGCCCTCATAAAGAAAAATTATTTGGAGAATACTGATGTACTTTATGTGGATGTAATTGCTATAGTAAATCATTAGTAGAAGATGAACAATGTTATGATAATAGATGATAATGTATAATTTTAAAATAATAATGAATTATGAGTAATGAAAAGTATTTAGGAACTGATTACTATCAGTTAACAGGAAAACATTTAATGGGTAATAATATTAAACGTGAAATTGATCCCGAAGCACTTAAAAGGGCACAAGAAAAATCAGAAAGAGATCAAATGGAGTATGTAGCTAATTTAATGGCAAAAGATAAAGATTGCAAACCATATGAGAATAAGAAAATTGTTCCTACGGCAGGTAGAGTAGTTGTATTACCTTACGAAAAAAATCCTTATCGTTTACCATTACATGAAACCACCTCTGGACTTATCTTAGGTGATTTTGAAACATCTGCAACATATAAATCACAGGAAACTGGAGAACAAGAAGCCTCACAGCGTGGTATTTGGTGTTGTAAAGTTATTGCTGTTGGTAATGAATGTAAAAGTGTATTAGAAGGGGAAGATGTATATATTAATTTTACATTAGCTGCACCACTCCCCTTTGGCGGAAAAGGATACTATACAATCAGTGAGAATAATATTATTTGTAGTATAAGAGATAATGAATAAGATGCACTAAAGGTGAATATAAAAAATTATGAATATGAATGAAAATTTGAATAAAGAAGGTAACTCATGCCTATTTTACACCCCTGGTCAACTTGTAACCTTAAAACATAAGGAGCTAAATTCTCCAATAATGCTTATTCAAGAGAAAGTTACAAGACAGTTCAAACAGGGAGATCAGATGTACAATATCTTCAAGGGTATGAAATGTATTTGATTTGATAAAAATAATGTACTGCAAGAAGCAGTATTTTCAACAAAAGATTTGGAATTATATAAATAAACAAACATATGACTTTACAAATTGATGGATTTATAGTTACAGGGACACCTGATGAGGTAAATACTTTTATTAAACTGTATCAGGTAAAACAATATACCATTGTTAATTCCCAACAACCAATTATACCATTATATTATTCCCCTGATACTGATATTAAAAAGTGAGAGATAACTTATAAAGATAGTAGTAATATTAATGGTAGTGTAGTTAAACCAGAATAAGTATGAATAAAGAAGACTTAACTCAGTTTATAGAGTGACTCCCAGTTAATATTAATGAGTTTAAAGATAAAACTCCTGATGAAGTAGTCACTATTTTAAATAAGTTAGCCCAAACAGAAGAGGGGTTAAATGAAATATCTGGTCTTATTAGTCAATTTAAACAAAAACAGATGTTTAAATTTGGAGGTAAATTAGGACAACTTATTAATAAATTTCAACAAGGAGGAAAATCTGATCAGAGAAAATCTGATAAAGTAAGAAAAAATTTTCATGGAGTTAGTTTATTTGAATATGGTCCTAACAAATATAAAACTGCAAGAGGTACTTTAGTTAGAGATCTAAAACCAGGAGTTCATCAAGAAACTCTTCCTAATGGTATAGGTCTAAGACAGATTACTAGAAATAATACTACAACATCAGAATTAGTATCTCCCGATAAAAGGGATACATTATATATTAATAATGCAGATGCTGGAAGAATTGACAGTAATATTAATGATGCTGGCATATTAGGTAAATTAGGATTACGGACACCAACCCCTGTAAGTTCTAATTTTAGAAGATTACAAGGTATTTTTAATGCCGAAAAATTTAATACAGGGGGAGAGGTAACTAAAGATGGATACATGTCTAGCTCTGTAACAAATCCTGATGGTTCTATAAAACAAACTTTAAGATATCCTTCTGGGAAAGAAGAATATAGAACTATAAGTAGAGACAAACAAGATACTACATATACTAATAGTGTCAATGGTATTACTAGAAGAAATAATCCTAAGTGATACCACTTTGTTGACAAAGAAGCTAATAAAAAAGGCTATGCAGAAAGACAAAGACGATTTAATGAACATTACAAAGAATAATGACAGATATATTCCTTTATAATAATACTACGGGATCTCTTGAACTTAATGTTCATGAGATCCTACTTGTAAAGGAGTTTGAGGCATTATGAGACTTAGATAGAAACAAATGTAGTGAAGATCCTACAGGTAAAAAGAGGCTACGAGCATGAAAAGAATTTAAATATATTTGATTATTTGCTGATTGGAAGAGTCCATATCAACAATATTTAGAGATGGAAAAACACAAAGCGGCTATGGAAGATTCAGGACTATCTGATGAAGAATGAAATGATCCCACTTTTAGAGCTGCCGTTAGAAAATATATTGAAATTAAAGATTCTTCTCGTATTCTAAGTCTTATAAAAACTGCCTTCAGAACTCTTGAAAAGATGAGAGTATCATTAGACAATATTGACCTTGAAGAAAGAGATCCTGTAAATAACAAACCAATCTGAAAAGCTAAAGATATTCTTGATAGTATTGGTTCTATCGGTACTATGACTGATAAGTTAAAGGAATTAGAACTAAACTATAAGAAAGATCAAATTGAAAGTAGTTCTAAAGTTAGAGGTGGTTTGGAGCGAGGATTTATGGATGAGTAATGAACTATGGCGAAAAAACTAAGTATTGAAGCTGAAATGAGAGCTGCTCAGAGAGATATGAAGAAGAAGTTGAGTGGTGAAGATAAGGAAGAGGTAAAGAAGGTTAAAAAGAAAGCTAAACCAGTAAAAGAACAATATAAGGAAATAAAAGAATCTCTTAAAGAAAAAGAGGCTCCTAAGGAAATTGCTTTTAAAGATAATTATGAAGAGGAATTAATTAGGGAATTATTTAAAGGTGATATTACTGTTTCCCAAGCTCTAGGTAAAGAAGATGAGCCTGAACAACCTAAAAGAGAGAAAAGTGGATTGTGGGATTATGTTCTCGAAGATGAAATAGAATTCTTTGACCCTGAATGTAGTTATGAATTGACTGGTTATAGACCTATAGATGAAACTCATGGATTAGATTTTGATCCAGCACCTTTTTGTGAAGCGGGAAGAGTCTATACTGAAACTGGTCACTATACTGAATATCCGTCTGGATCTAAACCATATGCTGATTTCTGACAAGAACAATTAGATAGATGCATTAATGGTTATACGATTGGTAAGTATAGAATTACTGGAGATAATTATTTCTTCCTTAATTTTTATAGGATGCCTGTTGTAGACGATTCTAAAAAACTGGCGGAAGCTTCTGGAGAAGGATTTCCAAAATTTGTAGCAGAGCAATATAAATTCTTTCATTATTTTGAAATGTGCGAACTACTTAAAAAAGACTGCGTTGCACTAAAAAGCCGAGGCATAGGCTGAAGTGAGATAGGAGCTTGTTTAGGAGTTCGTCCATTTATAACAGGAAGAAATTTTAATTCAACATATATTACTTCTTCACTAAACTATCTGGAGCCGACATTAAATAAATGTTGAGCCCAGCTTCATTTTTTAAATGGAAACACCAACGGTGGATTTAGAAGACCTATGATGAAGATTAACAATGCTCTTCATAAAAGAACTTCTCTTACTGATAATGAAAATCGCGAATGAGGCAGATTAAATAATATAGAAGGAATTGTAGCAGATAATATTAACAAAGTCCGTGGTATTCGTTCTAATAGACTTTTCTGAGAGGAGGGAGGGTCCTTCAAAAATCTAGAGACTGCTTGAATTAAAGGAGAGGCATTAGTAACAGTTGCGGGTGCTAGAAAAGGCATTATGAGTGTCTGAGGTACAGGAGGTGATTCAGATGCTTCTGCACTAGAGGGTCTATCTAAAATGTTTAATAATCCAAAAGAATACAATGTACTTCCATATAAAAATAATTACTCTGAGGATGGTGAAGTTCAATATACTGGTTATTTTATACCCGCTTTTAATATTATGCTTAAAAAAGGTTTCTATGATAATAGAGGAGTTACAGATAGGAAAAAAGCAAGAGAACATTATGAAACTGAAAGAAAAAAGAAGTCTGGGCAAAATTTATTAGATTATTGTGCAGAATTTTGTTTCACCCCTAGTGAGGCATTATTAAAACAAGGTGATGGTATTTTTGATCCAGTACTTATAGCAGATCGTTTAACTCAACTTCGTATACAAAAAGTAGGGGTAAAACCACAACAAGTTGATTTGTTATGGGATGTTCCAAAAGGGTCAGAAAATAATCCAAGAAATAAAGTTAAACTTATTCCTAATCCACAAGGAAAAGTATTTATATATGAACCTCCTCTTAGAGACGGAGAAGGGAATCTTTATAAAAATCTCTATGTTGCAGGAATTGACTCTATTGATCAAGGTACTGCAGATTCCTCAACAAACAATGATGTGTCTGATTTTTGTATAGTAATTAAGAAAAGAACCTTAGGTTCTAGTTCTCCAAATTATGTTGCAATTTATAAAGATAGACCTAGAGACATTGCTACGGCTTATGAAAATGCTATGAAATTATGTATCTATTATAATTGCAAAGCGATGTTAGAGCATACAAAAATTAGTATTATTATGTATTTTCGTTCTAAAAAGAAAGATAATCTTTTTATGAAGAGGCCAAAATCAACGATGCCTGATATTCGAAAAGGTAACTCTGGAATGATTGGGTACCCTGCAACTGAAACGTATCTACGTCACGGACTTGAATTAATTAGTAGATTTGTAGATGAATCTTGTTATTCTATGCAGATTGATGAAATGCTGGAACAATTACTTAAATATTCCTGGGAACATAAACGTAAATTTGATATTGTTGCAGCTATGGTAGCTGCTGAATTAGGGGATGAAGACCTTTTAGGATTTACTCCAAAGGCTCAAGATGAAGTAAGAAATTCATGAAAGGATTTTGGATGATATTATGATTTAAATGGGCAAAAACGATATGGAATTATACCTTCGTAAAGAAAGTAATCTTGAGTGTAGAGTTAGAGAACTAATTAACCAAGTTACACAGTCTAAGTATATTTCTCCTATTGATGTTAAGTATGAAGATGGGATATATACATTAAGACTTGGATTAAATTGTAAAGATGCAGCTCCAATATCTTTTGGGTATCAAGGTAGTGAAGAAGGATTTTTAAAATTTTTAGAAAAAGAATTTAGAAAGAGAAAACTTCAAAATATTAATTATACTACAGGAGTACTTATAAATGGAGATAGTAATTTGCATTTTCCGATAATAGAGTTATAAAAATGAATGTTGATAGAGAAATAAAACAAATTGACAAAGCTATAAGTGAGTTAATATACCCTAAGATAGCACTTCAAAAAGCTTATAATTACTACCACAGTAGACGAGATGCAGATCAGTTTAGGCATATTGAAGAAAATTATGGCATTGGTGTCCCCACTGGAATTACATTTAATCCGCTTGTTCGTCCTCATATAGATAGGTTAATTGGAGAATATTTAGGATTAAATCAAGATTTAAAAATAACATGTAAAGATGAGGAAACAGTTTCTAATATTATGAGAGAAAAACAATTATTAATTAGCAAGGAACTGTTTAATTATCTAAAGAAATATTTAGAAAATAATATAATATCTTCTATTATTAACAATGAAGAAGTTTCAACGGATCCATTTATTGAGAAACAATTAAATAAAATTAGTAATAGTATTAATGATTCTTTTGTATCTCAATATGAAATTGCAGCCCAGAATATTCTTGATTATTTAAAGCAGTCAAAAAATATAGATTTAACAAATAAAATGCATAGTCTACTTACAGATTTATGTATTACTGGTACATGTTATTATAGAGTGAAACCTTCTAACAGTGGAGATAATATACAATTTGAGGTATTGAACCCGATCAATACATTTGTAGAAAAAAACCCAAACTCAGACTATTTAGCAGATTCATATCGTGTAGTAGTTAGAAGGTATATGTCTGTAGAAGATATTTTACTAGAATACCGTAAAGATCTAAAGGAGGAACATATAAAACTCCTAAAGGAAGAAAATAACAGCACAATTGAATCAGACGGTCCTTCTTATTATATTAGAGCCACATCTCCTGAAATAGCTGGAGTTTGAAATAGTACTCATACTGGAATTTTAGGAGGATTAGAAACACACCCTATATGACCTGGTGAAACTAGTAGAACTAATAGGTATACTTATCCAAAAATGTGAACTGTTTATGATGTAGAATGAATTGAAGTTGATTATAAAACGGGAAAACAGACTAGGCATGAGGGCACACGTATTGGAGAAGAAATTTATATAACTAGGGGGGAATCTGAAAATATTATTAGAACAAAAGATAATCCGAATAAATGTAGATTAAGTGTTAATGGTTTATTTTTCCTAGATAAGAATGGGGATCCTAATTCTATGATTATTAAAACTATGGATCAACAGGATAAATATGACTTGTTAGTGTTCTATCGAGATAATCTTATTTCTAGTTCTGGTACAGTTGGAGATTGGGTTGACTTAGCTTATGTTCCACAAGTTTTAGGCGTAGATTTACCAGAACGATTACAAAAATGGCTAGCTTATAAAAAGCAAGGTATGGGTTTAATTGATAGTAGTCAGGAAGGAGCACAAACAATGAATACAATATTTAATGGTTATGATGATACCGTTAAAGCACAAAGTATTCAGGCAATTAATTTAGCTATACAATCAATTCAACAACAGGTTTCTATGGTAACTGGTGTTTTACCTGAAGCTCTAGCTCAATATGAACAACGTGATGCTGTTTCAAATGTTAAGTTAGGAGTACAAACTACAATGCTTTTAACTAAGCAAATTTTCAATGCCATGGATACTGTATACCAAGAAGCAAATTATGATATGCTTAATCTTGCAAAACTAGTTTGGCCAAAAGGAATAACAGGTACAATTGTTTTAGGTAATTATTCTAAAATATTTACAGCCCTTCCTCAGTATTATACCTTAACTGATTTCGATATTCATATTGAAGATAGTACTAAATCTTACCAGAACGTACAATCATTAATTGCAATTAGTGGAGAACTTGTTAAGAGCGGAGTAGCAGATTTAGGAGATATTACAAATATTATAACTGCATCTTCTATTACTGAATTAAAGCGATATATTGATCGCTCTATAGCTCGTAAAAAAGAGGAAAATGATACTATTGAACAGTTACAACAACAAATTCAACAGTATGAACAAAACTCTAAAGAACTTCAAAAAGTTAATCAACAATTACAAGAACAAATTCAACAGCTACAGAGTCAATTACAAGCTAATAATCAAACTAAACTTGAAATCGAAGCAGAAAAGGTTGCAATTGAGAAAGAAAGGATGAGGAATGATAAGGAATATAATGATAAGAGTCTAGAAGTTAAAAATAAACAAATTAATGCACAGGTTGCTGAGATATATGATGATAATCCGTATAATAATAAAATAAAAAGTGTAATATAATGAGTAACTTAAATGTTCGTTTAATAGTTTATCCAAATTGCAAATTGTCTGCTATTGATGATAGTAGTTATACTAATCTGCCAGGTAGATATGGGACATTATTTGAAAATATAGCGGATTATGTCTCTTTAGAGTTTCTAGTATATTCTAATACAAATGAAATTGAACCTAATACTTTAATTTTTGAAAACTACCAGCATAACAGAGATAATTTTTTAACAGATAGTATTTTCCCTATTATGAAAGATGGGGTTCATTATTATTATAAAATAGTTATTCCTAAACTAGAAACCCTATTTATTGAAGATCCTTCTTCAAAAGACTTATACTCTTTAGTATATTTAAAAGATCAAACATTTTACTATAATGACAATTTTTATGTTGCAAAACAAAACTATGAAACTACTCCTACTTCTAAAGAAGAATTATTAAATAATATTGACCTTATTTTAAAAGAATCTGAAGCAGAAATTGTAACTAATTATATTGATCTTTATAAACTATGTGGTAGTCAATCTTTTTACTGTAAAAAAACAGTGTTTACAATTTGCAAATTAACACAATGTTTATTAAATTTACAACGCCAAATTATAGATCATAATATCTATAATAAGTGTACTGATTATAAAGATATTATAGAAAAAAGGGACTTTATTCTAAGTACAATTTATGTTCTAGATTATTTAAAGGACACTAATAATTTTCAAGAAGCACAACGTATTGTAGAAAATGTTCTAGGATGTAATGATATTTGTAATACAGATAATACATTAAATAACAATTGCGGATGTAATGGATAAACTATATGAAACTTTATATATCCTCTACTCTACTGAGCTAGTAAATTTAAACATTGGGTATTCTTTAGATAGGAAGAAACTAAATCAAATGATAGATATTATAGGTACAATAGAATATATAAAGAATACTAATAATGATCAGGAGGATATTATCAATATAATTAATTACTATAATAAATATATCAACTAAATTAATAATGGTTTCAGATACATATTATAATGCAATGGGTTCACGATCATTTTATAAAGGTACATCTTTTAGATGTACAGAATGATGCGTAGATACTCACTACTTTAACAATGAGGACTTTATTGATTTCGTATCATATAAAGGTGCTCTTCTTAGATGTACAAGAAGTCATATTTCCTCTGTTGATAATAAACCATCTCTTGTTATTAATAATAACTTAATTGTTGGAATTAATGACTCTCCTGTTTGGGAATTTGTAATGGGAGGAGGATCAATTGAGACAGGTCAGCTTAATATTGATTTCAAATTAGAAGATGATCATCTTTGAGTATTTTATAATGAAGAATGAAAGGACTTAGGAAATGTTAAAGGAGATCAAGGTGAACCAGGAAACCCTGGTAAAGGAGTGCCAAGTGGGGGTAGTACAAACCAGGTATTGGTAAAACAGTCTAATTCTGATTATGACACTATTTGAAAAACGATAAATACTTCTGGAGGAGAACTTCCATCATTTTCTGCAAGAGTGTTAAGTACTACTAGTACTGAAGACGCTCCTGAAGCTGCTGTAACTTTAAGTGATTCCAATGAATTTCAGTTTTCATTTAAATTGCAAAGAGGGCAAGACGGAGTTAATGGTAAAGACGGTGAACCTGGTAAAGATGGAGCTAATGGTACTCCAGGGGTTAATGGAGATGGCTTAAAGTACATATATATTCGAACCACCAAAGCAACTAAGCCAACAACTCCAACTGGTAGTGGAGAAGATGTAGAGTTACCTATTGATACAGAGTGAGGTCTATGAAAGTCTGCTCCTACAGGTGTAGATTCTACATATAGATGGGAATGAGTTAGTACTAGTGTTTATATTAGTGGCAGATGAGAGTCTTATAGTGAACCATCTTTATTTGCTTATTATGCTCTTGACGGAGTTAATGGAACTGCTCCAAATTATAAAACTTATGTTTATGCTCAATCTAATTCTAAACCAGAGAAACCCGACTTCAATACTCCTCAACCTCCTACAGAATCACAATGAAAAGATTATCCATTAAGTAGTGGACAGTGATGGCAATGTATAGGAGTTGTAGATGGGCAAACAAATACAGTTATTCAATGAGGAGAAGTACTACCTGTAAATGGTAAGGACGGAACTGCTCAAGATGGTAAATTTACTGAGTTTAGATTTGCGGTAAATAGTAGTAATATTACTCCTCCAAGTCTATCAAATACAGTAAGAACTCCAGAAGGATGGTCTTTAACACCTCCAACTAAGAGTAACTCTCAATACTTATGGATGACAACAGCAGTTATTAATCCTAATGATACTTTATTTAGAAATTGATCTACACCAGTATGTATTAGTGGGGAAAATGGTGAACCAGGAGTCCCTGGAGCTGCAGGTAATTGAACTTCTTATGTATTTAAAAACAGTTCCTCTACGCCAGATACTCCTACAGGCACTGATCCTGTTCCCACAGGATGATCTGATGCACCAACATCATCAGATGGCACATGGTGAATGTCTAAAGCATTAATTAGTGGAGTTACTCAAAAAGTGGTTGGAGAATGATCCGCTCCACAACGAATTACTGGAGAAAAGGGGCAAGATGGTGAAGACGGAACTAATGGAACTGATGGGATTTATACAGATTATAAATTTGCAAAAAGCTCTTCCAAAAGTGAAGTACCATCAATTAACAAACAAAGTCCTAATCCTGGTAGTAATTGAAGTGACCAGTGACCTATAATTAATTCTGGAGAATTTCTCTGAATGACTTTTATTAAAAAGAATTCTAAAGATGATTCTATTGTATTAGGGGAAGAATGAGCAACTCCTGTATGTATTACAGGAGAACAGGGTCCACAAGGTCCTATTGGATCTACAGGAGTATCAGGTACTCCAGGTGTGGGTATTGTTATGAGATTTTGTAATGGTACTGATATGGAGCCGAGTAATGCTAAACCAACAAACACACTAGATACTGCAAGTCAAGGATGAACTGTCACTCCTCCCTCAACTACTGAAGATTACCCGAGATTATGATTTATACAGGGTAGAATAAAATATTTAAATAATGAGGATCGAGATGGGCAACTTGATGGTAGTTGAAGTGATCCTGCATTGTTTAATGGGCCTGCAGGAGTAAATGGAGAAGTAGGTAAAAAAGGTCAACTGATTTATCCAGCAGGTGTTTATGATATAAATACTACATATAGTACTACTGAAGAAAGTGCTCCTTATGTCTATGTCTATAATTCAGAACCTAGTAAATCTGGATACTACTTATTATCAGCAGTTACCAGTTGAACAGGAACTGATCATAATAATTGGTCTCCAGTTGAATCAATTGATAATGAAGAGCATTATTGGACTAAATTTAACCACTTTGAGGCAATTTTTGCGGATGTGTCTATTTTCCCTAACTCTCTTGTTGGATCAGCTGTTTTTAATGGAGATTATATGTTTAGTCAAACTGGTAAGGAGTCTACAGGAATAACTACAAATTATAATAAGTTTAATCCAGAAGATCTATCCAAATGATACCCTGCTTACTATATAAATTTGAGAACAGGCGAATGCTCATTAAATTTTGGCCAATGTACATTTAAATATTCAGATTTATTTAATTCAAGAACAGTAATGACTATTGAAGGGGGGATTAATATAATCCCAGACATGATATCTCCATCTAGATATGGTAGTTATATTTCTACACCTTGCATTTCAATTTTGGCAGATGAAGAAGGATTAGCAAATGGTAATATATATAAATTTGCCTTGTCAGAAGAGTATCTACCCGTAGCTAAAGGAGTTATTAAAGGTTCTATTGATAATTGTACATATTTAAACAGACTAGAAGAAAATGATGAAGATTATGTTGCAATATCTCCAGCAGAAAGTACAAGTAGTAGTAAGGGAATAATAAACTTTGTGACATATCAAAACGGCACCATACGAACTACAATATCTGAAATATACCTTGGGGCTGGCAGAACTTTATCATATTCATTTGTGCCAATTAAATATTTAGGAGACTCACTTTATAGCACGTATACTTCTATCTTTGATGTTGCAGATACAGAAGATGGAACAGCTGCTTATAGAGGTATATCTGGTATACTAAATATATCTAATGTTAATGATTTTGTATTAATTGTTTGCCATCAATCAGAACAGGGTATACAATATGGGGGTCTTACTTTTACAAAAGCTGGGTCTTTCCTAGTTTCTAAAGTTCTTGATGTTAACCCAGTAAAATAATATATTTTAAGGAATGAAAAATATTAAACCAGATATTGATCTTCAAAATTCAATCGAACGTAGTAGGATTACTGAATCTAGAGAGTATTACAAAGGCAAGTCTTTTAATTTTGCTAAAGAATGGCACCCTGGAATAAATTATTTTAATGATAATTATATTACCGACTTTGTATCTTATAAAGGAACTTTATTAGTATGCCGTAGAACACATCTTTCTAGTAATAGTAACAGACCTGAGCTACTATTTGAAGATCCAAAAGATTCAAATCAGCCGACTGGAGTAAAATCTGAATATTGAGATTTTATATTGGCTGGAACTCCAGGACCTGGAGGAAAAGTATATATCCCTAACTATAATACATCTACTGGAGAACTTTCTTGAGTTATATCTGATAATATAGAAAGTATTGACCCTGTAAATATAAAAGGGGAGGACGGTAAAGATGGAAGAGATGGTAAAGATGGAAAGAATGGAACAAATGGAAAAGATGGTGATACTTATGTTCCACAATCAGAGCTTGATAATAACTACATAGTATTTAAATCTTTACAAGGAAAGGAAACTATTAAAGTAGATTGTAGTAACTTAAAGGGAGAACCTGGAGAGAAAGGTGAAAAGGGTAATGATTGAGTATTTAGTAAAGTTAATACTATAACATTATCCCCAAATGATAAGGGGTATGCAGATATATCTGCAGATACTCCTGGAAGTGAATCAACAACTTATACTTTAACTTTAGGAATCCCTCAAGGAAAAACAGGTCTTAAGGGGAATAAGGGAGAAAAAGGAGAGAAAGGAGATCAGGGAGAAAAAGGAGAAACGGGTCCTACCCCTCTTTTTAAACTTATAAGGAATGAGAGTACAAGATCTATAGATTTATATTGATCTATTGATGAAGATTCAGACTGAGTGAATCTAGGAAGTGTTGGGGGGAAATCTCCAAAGCTATTAAGAGTTTTTGATGTTACAGAACATCCCAATGTTCAAAATAGTACTAGACGAGATGATCGTATAGTATGGGGGTATGATGGAATTTCTGTTAGTGAATGGACAACTCTATGTTATTTAGATGAACTTAGAGGAGATGAGAATATATGAATAAGTACTAAAGAAATTAAGCCAGGTGAAGGCAATCCTCCAGTGATGGAAGTTAGAGACCCTAATAATCCTGAAGAGATAATACAAGTAGAAGACAAAGACAAAATATGATATGATCCATTTGATATTAGTTTAGATGAATTTAGTTCATTTGAATTTGTATTTAATGCTTATAAAGAAGCAGGTGGTCAGTTAGATGAAAAAGATTTTAAAAGTACATTTGCTAATGTTTCCAACTTAACCATTAAGTTTTGGTCAGGGACATTAGAGGATTTTCTTAAAACTGATGCTTCTGCTCATCAAAATGAGCTTTGGCTTATTAAGTCTAGTACAGGTACTAGTGATGATACTTTTGAGGAATATTATGCTGTTAGATCCCCAGAAGCAGAAAAATGAATGTGGGAAAAATGGGGATCTGGATCTATTAATGTAGATTTAAGTGATTATATTACAAAAGCTGAGGCAAATTCATATATACAAGAACAGGTAAATAATATACTATCTTCTCTAGTAATAGATGGGGGAGAATTAATAATATAATTATATGAATATTAGTACTATACAATTTAAACGAATATTAAAATATTCTGGGACTAGTACAGAAGCAATAAGATATATACAAGAACAACTGACTCCTCCATTAAAAAATGGAGAGCCTCTTTTAGTCTCTTACAAGGATATTACAGAGGAAAACTATAAGTATTTTATAGCAATTGGTATAGATGAAAACAATAGAAAAATACAGATATCTCCAATATTTAATTCTATAGAAGATTTTAATAATTATATAGAAAAATACAGTCTTGGAGTAACTTCCGAGAATTTGGCAGATGACTCTGACATTACAATTAATAAAGACACTTCTGGAAATTATATTATTAAAATTAAAACTCAGATAATTTCTGCGGATAATATTAATACTACAATATCTTCAGAAGAAGAAGAGATAACTATGACTCAAAATGAGTTCAATAATTTGATATGAAGTAAAATATCAGAAATAAATAATAATTTAATTTGATATGAATTATAAATAAAGTCTAAGCTTTATGAATACATTAAAATTTAAATTTGGTACAGAATTAACAGGATCTATACAAGAAGAAGACCTAGTTGCTATTAATAAAGGTATTAAAGAGGAATCTACTTCTGAAACAGTAAATTCTAAACTTGGATCCTTTTATAAAGGCAAAAAAATTCTTGGTACTACAGAAGCAGATAAACTTGTTACTACGGAAGAAATTACTGTTGCTGGTTTAAGTGGTGCTTTAGGAGCAGGAATTCAGAATGGTAAAACAATTCCAGTAGGAACTAGTTTGCAAGAGTTTCTGGTGATGTTATTAAGCAAGGAGTTAAATCCTGGTGCAGCTACTAAACCTTCTATTTCAATTTCAGGACCTTCGAGTATGAGATTGAAGGAAATATACTCAACAGTTACTATACCAGCAGTTAGTATGTCTACCAACAATGGTAAGTTTAATAATAATGGTTGGACAAGTCCTGCACAGCCCTCTGTAGAAGGAGTAAATTGATCAGAAAAAATTATCACCCCAAGTGCGCAGGCTGGATTTACTGGATATACTCCTAAAGCTGGTGAAGTTATTACTCAATTTACTTCGGCAAAGATAGCACTTGGCCAAAATACCGTTACATATACTGCAACTGGTAACTACACTGCTCCAACTAATAAACCTATTACTAATTTAAATCATGAATATACAGGAGCAGATGCTACTTTTACTACAGGTTCTGCAACTAGTTCCAGTCGCACAACAGCAACAGGTGTTTATCCAATATTTACAAATAACTCTACTTCGTTAACTGCTCAAGCAGATACAAAGTTTACTCTTACTGAAGGTCCTTCATTTGAAGTTAGTTTTAAAAGTGAGGTGGCTGCAGGGCAGTTTATTATGGTTGCTGTTCCAAATAGTTTTACAATTACTAAGGTAGAAGCATATAATACGGTGAGTGATAAATATGAAACTTATAGAGGACAATCAAAATTTGAAGCTGAAAAAGAAAAAAGAAATATTAATGGCACAGAAATTCAATATAAATTATGAACTCGACAAGGAGACAATAAAAACGATGCTATTAAATATCGATTCACATTAAGTAAAAAGTTAAGTGCATAATTATGGCAAGAGGTACAAATACATTTAGTTTAGGCGCAGGTTTTAATATAACTGGCCAGGAGCCTATTGATTCTAGACTTGTTGTTGGAACATTAAGTGATCTTACTACACAAGAAACTTGGAATGGTGTAGGTCTTTATAACGGATTAGTTGTGGCTGTTACTGAGTTATCCGCATTATATGTACTTAAGAATCGTGATGATGTAACTAATCCAGAATCATGAGTAGCTGTAGGTGGAGATATCTCTGCTGATTTAGCCGAATTAACTACTGATGTTGAAGGTTTAAAAACTAGTAAACAGGATAAAATCATTGCTGGAAACGGTATTGATTTAAATGCAGACGGAAAAACCGTTTCTATTAAAATCGACCCTGCAGGCTCAGGACTTGAACTAGGACCTGGTGGTTTAAAAGCAGTTATTCCAGAAGCCGCTGAATATACTATTGCAGCTGCTGATACTCCTACTGAGGGATATTTAAAGAGTTACGAACTTCGTAAGAATGGAGCAAAAGTAGGAGTTTCTATTGATATTCCTAAAGACTTAGTAGTTACAAAAGGTGAAGTTAAAGAAGTAGAGGAAGAAAATATTCCATATGAAGGTGCAGTTATTGGAGATCTTTATTTAGAGCTGACAATTGCAAAACAGGGAACTCCAGTATATATCCCTGTTAAATCATTAACGGATGTTTATACAGGAAGTACTTATATTAGTGTTGATGCTGGAGTTATTTCTATCAAGTATAATGACTTAAAAGGACAAATCAATACAGATTTAGTAACACCAATTTCTAGAAGGGTAACAACAGTTGAAGAGAAAGTAGCAACATTAAAAACAACTGTTGGAAATGTTTCGAGTGGGTTAGTTAAAGATGTTAATGACTTAAAAACTAATATAGACCAAAAGGTAGATAAAGTTGAAGGTAGTTCATTAATTACATCCAAAAAATTAGCTTTGATTGATACTAATGCTTCCAAAATTGGAACTTTAGAAACAACTGTATCTACAAAATTAGATAACACGGCTACTGTTAATGGTCAATCTTTTGTTGGAGGAGCTTGTACAATTAATGCTACTCATATTAACATTGAGAATAAAATTGGAGATAATGTTGCAGGGACATCGATTGAAGAGGTTTTATCTAACTTTAATGACAAGATTACCGATGCTGCAGATGCTGGAGTACAATCTTTTGGCGGGAAAACAGGAGCAATCACAGTAAAAGGAGGAAATGATGGTTCTACTCCTGCAGTTAATCTTATAATGAGTGATAATGAACTGCAGGCTACACCTGTAGGAGTGGCCAGTTCTACACAAGGAGAAAAGGCAGATTCAGCTCTTCAAAGTATAACAGCTTCCTCTAGTTCTACATATCTTACACTACGTATAAATAGTAAAGTAGAAAATTCACAAGCTATTACTGGAAATTTAAAGGTACAAAGTATTGAATCGGCAGCTACAGAATCTAAAGGGCTTGCAGAATCTTATGATGTAAAACAATATATTGATAATATGTTTGTTTGGGAAGAATTAGGATAAAATAATAAGGTGGAAATGAAGAAGAATTTTTCTTCTTCTTCATTCCCCCCCCCATCTATATTAAAATAATATGGCAAATAAAAATAAATTTATTTATTGTAAAACTAAAGCGACATTTAATTCTTATTTAGAAGAACATAAAGATGAGCTTTATAATTGTACTACATTTATACAAGATTCAAAAGAAATTTATACTCATGGAAATTTTTATAAGGCTAGTAATAGATGGGCTATTTCAAGTCTAACAGGCAACTCTGATTATGCGACACTAGCATATAATAGTGGTAAAGTTGGAGATATATTTGATATGTCCTCTGGAACTACCATTCATGGTATATTAGGTACAATTAATGATAAGAAATGATATATATTCTATAAAGATTCTATTCGAGAATATATATATAGTACAGATACAAAGAAATTTACAGCGGGGTCTACAATTGACCTTGCTAATGACTCTAAAATTCCAGACCCTGCTACTGTAGCTCCTAAAATGGATGGTACAGCTGCTGTGGGATTATCCAATAAATACGCACGCGAAGACCATGTGCACCCTTCAGATAATACTAAACAGGACATTCTTGTTAGTGGAGAATCAATTAGAACAATTAACAATCTTTCTTTGTTAGGAGATGGTAATATTAATGTAGGTGATGTTCCTTCTATTACGGTAGAAAATAAACAAATACCAAATGAGACAGATTTTAATAGAGTTGCAGAAGCTGCGGCAAATGATAGAGCAGTTTTAATTAGAATTAAAACTGCTGAAACGACGTTAACCTCTAATTATTGACAGTATTCCTCTTCAGAATCTCAGAGAGGCTTTATTGCTTATGCAACATATTTATCAGGAACTAATAACATAACTCTGATGGCATATATTATAGAAAATCAACCAGTTATGGTAGAAACTTATAATGAAGGATTCCAAGGAGAGTTAGTTTCTGGAACTAATATTAAAACTATTAATGGTGAAAGTATCCTAGGATCAGGTAATATAGACACACCAGATAGCAAGGTTACTAGTGCTGCAAATCACTACACTCCTGTTGGAGGGAGTGCTACATCTGGAACTATTATAAATTCTATTACTAAGGATGAGAAAGGACATATTGTAGATATAGGGGTTGCTAATGGTATAGATGCTGGTAAAATTACCTCGGGAGTTATTGATATTGAAAGATTGCCTAAAGGAGCACTGGAGCGTTTAGTAATAGTTGCAAATAAAGCAGCAAGACTAGCTTTAACCACTGAACAAGTACAAGAAGGCGATACTGTTAAAGAGAAAGATACAGGTCACATGTATTTTGTTATTGATTCTTCTAAGTTAAATAGTGAAGACGGCTACTCTATTTATACAGCGGGAGCAGCATCTAGTGTGCCTTGGTCAGGAGTGACAGGTAAACCTGATTTAGTTAACTCAGTTAAGTTAGTACTGCCAAGTTCTATATTCACTAATTCTGGCAGTATACTTACGGGAAATGTAGAATTAGGATCGTCTTTAAGTCCACAAACTGCTAATACAGTGTGAGCAGCTCCAAGTGGCACATCTGGGGTACCAACATTTAGGAAATTAACTTTCCTAGATATGAATATAGTAGCGTCAAATGAATTTAACTATATACCACAGACATTTAAAGGAGGAAGTCTAGTAATTAATCATAAAAACTCTGCTGGGGAGCAAAATACTAACAATACTATAACAGAATACCAATTTAAGGATGGGGCCAGTAATCTTACATACATAACAGCAAAAGGTTTTAAAACTTCGGAAAATCATGAACACAGGGTATTATGTTCAAATGGGTCTTCTAAATTCTTGTATGGACCATCAACTCCTGGAACAGCAGGACAAGTATTAATTTCAAATGGAGGAACAGCTCCTGCATGGGGAAAAGTACCTATAACTAGTGTAGGAGGGCCTACTGTTGACACTGCAACTTCTAATACTGTACCATATGGAATTACTTCATATATTGGAGAGTATCGTTCTGATAAATTAGCGTTTATAAAAAGTACTGATTTATATGGAGAAATAAGTAAAAACAACGGAAAATCGTGAACTGAAGATCCTCAGGGGAGTAGTAGACTTATAAATTTATTTACTTCACAAGATAATAAATATGGTCTACAATTAACAAATACTGACGATGCTAGCGTAACTACTCAATATAGACTTACTATAACTAATAGTGATAGATATTGTACCATTGATTGGATATATATATATGTATCTACTAATGGTTCTAGTTATAATTGCTTCATTGAAGCATATAATCCTAGTTCTGAATCTTGAGATATAATATCTCAGGATGCTAGTTTACAGGGATGATCTGGACCTAATTTTAGAGCTTTGACGTCCTCTATATATTATAACTATTCACCTAGAACATCCTCTCAATATTCAAAGCTAAGGTTTACATTTTCAACTAAAAGTATTAGTGAAAAACATGACGGGCGATTAACCATATATAGAATTTCTGGATATGGTACTTTTGGCTGAATAATGCCTAACAGTATGTCTAAAGTCGGTCAACTTTATTCTTGAGATAATGCTCAAAACTCTTCTTTTCCAGGAAGCGTATCAGCTTGAAAATTTATTAGTAATGGAGGTACTAGTACTAATGTAACAATGGGAGATGGATCTTTAAAAGATCTTAAAACTAAACAGCTAGTTGTAAACGGTACTATAAATAACTTTTATTCGTCAGATAGTGTTGAGGTTAGACTTTACGCTCCTACTTCTGGTGGTACCAGTGGGCAAATTCTTGTATCTAATGGTAGTAATGCTCCTAAATGAGCATCCTTAGATAGTTTAGGATATCTGCCATTAACAGGAGGTACAATTTCTGGCAGTTTGAGTATCAGTGCTCATATTAATCCTGTCAATAACGGAGTATCAAATATTGGAGAAAGAGGTAAGAAATTTAAGGATATATATGCTACTACTCTTCATGGGAATTTTAACGAGTCTACAACATTTGCAGCACCCCATCCTAACCCAATATATATTGATAATACTAATAATAGCACTGATGGTGTTTATTTAGTATTGAAGAATAAAGGAGTATATGTTTCTTCATTTGGAACTACTAATGAAACCACTGATTATTATGAAACCTTTATGTTACATAGAAAATCTAATCAATCTAATAGCTATAAACTATCGATTAGAGATGACGGAAATGCGTATATAAGAGGTAAAATAATAGCAACACAAGAATGGGTAACTAATAATATATCAGGATTAAGTACTAGTATTAGTAGCCAAGGTTCTGTGATTACCACACTTGGACAGTACTTAATTACAGGAGCAGACCCAAATGCAACTACTACTGCAAGTACAGTAAAAATCAAGTTAAAGCAAATAGGAAGATCTACGGCTGGTAGTTCAAGTGCTTTTGGTGCAGCAAGTTTAGAATCATCTGGTGTAACTATTCCTGCTGCAACAACAACTACAGCAGGAGTAATGACTGCTACTGATAAAAGTAATCTTAATACAGCTTATGGTTGAGGAAATCATGCTTCCGCAGGATATTTAAAGAGTATTCCCACTGCATCCTCAAGCTCTTATGGCGGAATAAAAATAGGGTATTCAGCAACTGGTAAAAATTATGCAGTACAATTAGATAGTAATGGTAAAGCTTATGTAAATGTGCCTTGAACAGATACAAATACAAACTATTATCCAACAACCTTTACATGGACAAATGGAACAAGTAAAGGTCCAACAGGTTCACTGACGGGCACTGGAATGAGTGCTGTATCTTTTGGAGCAATTCCTGCTGCTAGTAAAAGTAATTCTGGTGTTATAACTACGGAGGATCAAGAAATTAGCGGAGTAAAGTACTTTAATAATGGTGTATTTGTTGGAAGTAAAGATGAGGTTTCTATAGGTATTATAGATGTACAGGAGTTTGGATGTAATGGATTAGGTATAGTTTCAGATACTAATGTATATATAGCTCCTGATAATAACATTGTATATTTCGGGTATGGTGAGGATATATATATTCAAGATGGAGAATTTAGTGGTAATGCAGCCACCGCATCGCAGGTTAAAAATGCTTTAACTATAAATGTAGGAACTAGTAATATAAAATATAATGGCTCTAAGACTGAACAAATAACTATTCCTAGAGATAGACAAACTAACCTAACTATGCGAGCATATGGGAGTGATTCATCAATTTCTGTTAAAAAAGGTATATGTTATTATCATAACACTGGTTCACTATGAGCAACGAGCATTACTCTATCTTTAGATACATCAGACTGAAACAGGGTGCTATCTGTAAATAGTAAAGAGACAATTGAAACATCTGTAGTAGTAGTTGAAAGCGCATATCCTGTTACTTTTAGTTCAAACTCAACGTTAAAAGTGCAAAAAGATATTCCGTTAAATGGAGATGCAGGAACATATAGAGTTTATGTTTTTTCAAGAATAACACCAACTCTGGTTGCTGTAAACTGTGCTGTATATAAAGCTTCTTAATATAATTGATTATGAGTGTAAAATATTTTGATAAAAATAAAAATAAATGGGTTATTTTTCCTGGTACAGTTGGAGCTCCTGGAAAAAATGGAAAAGATGCGTATGATATTGCAGTAGAACATGGATATGAAGGATCTGAAGAAGAGTATAATAATACTCTTCTTCAAATTCCTGAAGTAGTCGATAAATTAAAAGCTATAGATAGTACTCCTACTGAAGGAAGTAACAATTTAGTAACTTCTGGAGGAGTGAAAGATGCTATTGATAACTTAGAGGCTAGTTTATCAGGATCTATTGAAAATATTATCGATGTTGAAATAAGTAATCAGATCAAGAGCTCTATAGTTGATAATTTATTATCAGACGATGTTAATAAATCACTATCCGCGAAACAAGGTAAAATTTTAAAGGGTATAATTGATAATTTAGCTAATATACAATTCTTAGTAGTTGATGTATTACCATCTAGTGATATTAAGAGTAATATCATATACTTAGTCAAAAAGAAAGGATCAGGGACAGATGTTCATGATGAATATATTTATATTGAAAACAACTGAGAAAAAATTGGGGATACCTCTATTGATTTGACTAACTATTATACAAAGGATCAAGTTGATTCTCAGATTCAAAATGTTAGGGAAGATATTCCTAGTATTCCTGATGTTGATATAGTATTAAGCGGCAGTGGCAATGTAATTACAGAATTAGCAGTTGATTCTATTAATAAGCATAAATTAGTAGCTTCTAAAAGTATTTCAGTATATACAAAAGAGGAAGTAGAAGAGAGACTTAGTGAAAGTGGTTATGGAGATGTAACTGCAGCTGCTGAGTTTTCAACAGCAGACAGAGTGATTACTTCTAATGGAAAAGGTAAAGTTATTAAAGATTCAGGGGTACTAATTGGAAATTTGGCAAAGTTAGCGGATGTTCCTAAGACACTAACTGATTTAAATGTAACCTCAACAGATATTACAGATATTTTAGGATATATTCCTGCAGATTCTGCGCAGGCTGGTATGGGGGATGTTACAGGTCCTACTTCAGCTACTAATAATAATTTTGCTTCTTTTAATAATAACAGTGGAAAAGTTATTAAAGACTCTGGATATAATCCTGACTCATTCGCCAGATTAAATCATACTCATACAGTATCTCAAATTACTGATATGCCAACTCCAATAACAGTAGATTCAGAATTAAACAGTACTTCTGAGAACCCTGTTCAGAATAAGGTTATTAACAACGCACTGTCTTCTAAAGTAGATACTTCTACATTAAGCAACTATGTTACAAAAGATGAGATAGCAGAACTTGGAGGAGGGGATGTAGTTGCAGTTGGAGATTTAGCAAATAATATGTTAGTAATAGGTGCAGGTACAAAATCTGTTTCAGCTTCTAATATTCCAATATCTGATATATCAACTCTTAAGACTAATGTTAGTCAATTATCAAATAGTGTAGATGAGTTAACTCAACACATATTAGAATTTGACTATATTAATTCTATAGATATCAACGGAGATTCTGGAGATCCTATTTCCATTAATTCTCAAAATCATACAATTTCTGTTAGTAGTGGTGATAGTTATTTAGCTACCACAGTTGAAAATGATGGAGGTGATTTAAAATTATTGATTGGCCACAAATCAGGTTATGATCACGTACCAATAGTAAATCAAGCAGATAGTGATGATCGTGTTGCATTTGTGCCTTCGGAAATGACTTCCTATAGATTAGGAGTTATTGGTAGAGATATTAGAATACCTGCCGCAGGAATAGATGGGCTAGCAGATGTAGCTAAAAGTGGATCTTATGAAGACCTTACTGCAACTCCTGTATTTAAGTCTTTACATATTTCTGCTGGAGAACTTACTGAAGTTTATGATCCGACTGTTGCAGAAGTAGATATTGATTTAAATTCTCCCCTAGATAATAGATATGAAAAATTATTAGGTATTAGTTTGTCTGCAGGTGATCCTGGAACATTTATTGAGGTTACAGAAACATCTCATACAATCAATGTTTCTAATTTAACAGCTTCTAAATCTGAGGCTATAGTAGTTGTTAGGGGAGATTGTACAGTTAGTTTTTCAGGAAGTAATATATATATTATAAACAATGCGAGTGATTTAGCAGGGACATCTACTCAAAGAAAAGTTTATACTGTAAAAAGAATTGAAGATGATTCAAGTAACCCAATGGTATTGGTTACATGTGCACTGTATAATCCTAATAACTAATATGTTATCTATTATTAAAGAATTATTGTTAAAAAATTATTAATGATATTGATACGGGCAATTCAAATTTAAGTGCAAAAGAGTGTGAAGAAGTTATTGACTATTTATCCTTTATAAGTAATAAGAATGAAAAGCTTAGTAAATATCAAGCCTGCAAGTACTTAGATATTAGTAGAGCTACTTTTGATAATTATGTTCGTGCAGGCAAAATTCCAAAAGGAAGAAAACAACAAGGATTTAAAGAGTTATTCTTTTATAAGAAAGATTTAGATAAATTTAAAGAAAATAATTAGTAATATGATGCTAACTATTTTTTGATTGTAATCCTCTTAAGTTGAGAAACTTAGGAGGATTTTTTATTTTGTATAGTAACGTTATGTTCTACGTTATTGTGATTATATCTTTGCATTGTTGATCAACAAAACAAAAAAAATTAAATGTTTAACAATTTAAGTATTTTTTTAATATGGCAGAGGAAAAAACTTATGTGTTTGGTGAAGGTGCAGGTAATGGTATTTTAGGTCTTTTAGGTCCTATGCTTTCACAAAGAGGAGTAGATCCAAACGTTCTATTAGCAATGCAAGGCCGTAATAATGATGGATTTGGCGAGGGAGGCTGATTCATTTGGGTAATTTTCCTATTCTTCCTTATGGGTTGAGGAGGTAATGGATGAGGTAATAATGGTGCTGGTGGCTTAGGAAATCAGCTTAATAATGATTATGGTAGAGAGATGTTGTTACAAGCTATTAATGGAAATGGAAATGCAATTAGTCAGCTAGCTAGCACACTTAATTGCGATATTAACGCAGTACAGACTGCAATTAATTCTGTTCAGAGTCAGATTCAGTCTGTAGGTAATCAAGTTGGGATGAGTGGTCAACAGATTATTAATGCTATACAGGCAGGTAATTGTCAGATTGCTTCTCAGTTAGCTTCATGCTGCTGCGATGTACGTGAGACAATAACAAAACAGGGCTATGATAACCAATTAGCTACTTTGAACCAAACAAATATTCTTGGCAGTAAAATAGATCAGCAGACAACATTAATTAATGACAAGTTCTGCCAGCTGGAAATGCGCGAGATGCAGAACAAAATTGATGCTCTTCGTGAGGACAAATCTGCTTTAATTAATCAGCTAAGTCAAGAACATCAAACAAGTGCTATTCAAGCCTACCAAACTCAGACTATTGCTCCTGTGAATGCAGCTCTAGTAGCACTTCAAAGAGAAGTAGATAGTATTAAGTGTAAATTGCCCGAATCAGTATCTGTTCCGTACTCTCCAGTAGTTGGTGTACCAACTTGTGTTGCAGCTCAATTTGGTTTAAATGCACTTGGTTATGGCAGTGGATTGTGGAATAATGGTAGTATTTGGGCCTAAAAATTAAAATAATATGGCTAATACAATATTACGATTTGTAAATCAGGGAGGTATTCCTTGTATTGAAGATACAGGAGTTACTCTTACAACTACTGCAGCGACTTTTTCATTTAATAGACATCCGTTTGTACGAGGGAATTTTTCTGGACTCATACTTGTTAAAATAACAAGTACATTTACAGCACCAACAACAGCGGTAGATATTCAGTTTGTAACAACTGGAGTAGCTAATTCAACTCAAACTGTGTATGAGTCAAATACAACGACTGCAGTTACTACTGCTACTTGGCCTGGACCAGGTATTTATTTAGCAATGTACGATCGTGAGTCAGATAAATTAGTTTTATTAACAGGAATTGCTTAATTATGTTTCAATCACTTAGACCAAATAACCAAGTATTTATATTACACAAGGATAGAGCTGTATTAGAAACAGGCTCTGTCGTTAGTGTATCAACCCCAATGCCAAAGTACCCTGTACAACCGATGTTTGGGCAGCCTCAGGAAATGGTAGTAGATATTGTAGTTAAAGTTAATAATCAAGATATTACATATCAAAAGATTCCAGCAAATTTAGATATTGCAGATTTTAATAATAGTAATATTGTTCTGTCAGATAATAGAGAAGCTATGAATTCAGAAATTTCTTCTTTGAAGCAGAAAAGTATTGCAATTATTAATAGTATAGATTTTCATAAGGAAATGATCTCAAACTGTGATAAAATTTTGTCAGAATTAAATCCTGAATTTGCAGAGAAGCAACAGCAACAATTAGAAATTAATTCTCTTAAAACGCAGATGGGGGAAATGGCAAAAAGTATTACTGAGTTAATGTCTATGAACAAGAAACTAATATCACAACTAAATAAGGAATAACATATGAGAGTTTGAGAAATTAGAGAAGGCCGCGATAGAGAAATGGATTATCGAATGGGTATGCGTGATAGATCAGAGAAGATCGAGAAGATTGAAAAAGAGGCATACGAATGTGGCTACGAGGACGGATATGACAAAGCTATGGAAGAAATGATGGGAGAACGATCAGGTTATAGATCTTCGTATCGTTCTAGTTATCGTGGAGGTCGGTAGTTATGAATAGAAATAGACTAGATATAAGAGACAAAATGCCATCAGGTATGGAAGAGTATTTATCACAAAATGGATGACATTTTAATAAGAAACTTTGTGAGTGAGCTATATCTAACATGTGAAAACTTAATTCTGATGGAAAGAAAGAACATATTTCAATTACTCCAAAAGAAGAAATTAAACAACAGTTTAAAAACTATGGAATAACAGTTGATAACTGTGTTGGATATGATGTAATGTTTGTATATCACATGGGTAAATCTGACTATTTAGGATCATCAATTATAGATGAACGTTGTTTATTACTTTATGTAAAAGATTATATTGATGATCCAGATGGATACGATGGATTACCAATGACTAGATTTTACGCAGATTGCATTGGTAAAGGCACTCCAATAATGTGAGAAGATATGATTTAGTATGATAGTACAGAATATTTATTTAGAAGATTGAGACTGGCATGTGACTGTATATTATGCAGTAGATACTTATTATGCAGATGAAATTTTAGAAGAGTTAGAATCAATCGGGTGTAGTTGATCAGAGCTTGTAAAAGCAGAAGATTTGTTAAGAAGTGGGCAATATAATACAGGAATTACTTACTCAAATTTTAAACATAGGTGTTCTGTGGTTGTTATCGGATTAACAACATCTGCTGAAGAATTTCAAAATACTTTTGATCATGAAAAAGGACATTTAGCGATGCACATATGTTCTGCTCTAAGAATACACCCACAAGGAGAAGAATTTCAATATTTAACTGGCGAGATAGGGCAAGCTATGTTTAAAGTAGCTAAACGATTCTTATGTGATAACTGTCGAAAAAAGCTAGTCATAGAATTTAGAGAGATAGATAATAAAAAATAAAAAGTTAGATAATGCCACAGAAATGTGGCATTTTTTTATTTATACGTAATATTTATATAAAAATTTGGTTATTTATTAAATATTATATAATTTTGTATCATTATCTAACTTAATTAAGAATTAATATGAGTAAAGGCACATGTAAATTTAATTTAAATGTAGCAACCAGATTAATGCTACTTATGAATCTACCAGAACAAGGTTCTGTAATTGAGATGATTTCAAAAAGAAATATTCGTAAAAAAATTGACTTTTCTAGTGAAGAACTTGAAGATCTTAATATCAAAAATGAAGATGGTAGGATTACATGATCTTCGGAAGCTCCTTCAATTGAAGTAGAATTTACAGACAATGAGATTAACTTGTTAAAATCACTTATTGATAAACTAGATAAGTCTGGGTTAATTACAGATAATATCCTAGATTTTATTGAGAAAATATTAAAAGACTAATGGGAACATTATCTAATAATTCTAAAGTTGGAGATAAAGGTAAAGACTTGATTCTACAGACATCTGGTAGAGTTTATGTTCAAGTAAAAGATAGATTTTATCCGATAAACTTTAGAGATACAGACAATCCTAATTCTTCAGAAAATTCTAACACCTCTAATAATTCCAATATAAAGGGAGTATTAATAGTTGATAATCTTGAAACGTATAGTGGAGAATATCCTGGTGATGGAACTCTTGTTATAGACAGCTCTTCTGGTAGTTTTTATCAAGCTTCTAATAATTCTTATACTAAACTTCCATCTTCAGCTGTTAGTGATTTTAAATCTCCTATTAATATACAATTAGAAGATGCTTCTCAATCTCCCTTAGTTATTAACTCTAATGCTTTAGTAGAAAATCTAAATGCAGAATATTTATCTGGATATTCATCACGTGATTATACTAAAAAGGCTTCTAATGAGAGGATTGAAGGTAATTGGTCTTTTCCAACATTAGTTGTAGATAAAATAGTAAATAAATCTGGAACGACGTATTTTGATTTATCAAGAGGAGAGTTGATGACAAGTTCTTTAGTTACTAATACATTTAGTAGTAATAGTACTAGAACTTCTATTGTTAAAAAAACATCTAACGGAGATATTTACATTCAATTATCCAGTGAAATGTTTACTCCGTCAATATTAGGACTTTCAGGAGAGACGGTAACTACTACTGAAGAAGATGGATCAGAAAAAGAGCAAGTTAATTACTCTCCATGGATATATATTACTGTTGGTAATGAGAATGATAAATATTCTACCAATGGAGTATTATCAAGTTCTACATATAAATTTACCACAGATGGTGAGGCTGCTATTGGAAGGGTTAAAAAAGAAGATGTAGACGGTAAGATAAGTTACTCTCCATGGATAGATATTAATTCCAGTGAAGCTATTTTAAGTGCTGAAACTTATCAATTTAAATCAGATAAAACTGCTACTATCGGCCCAATTGTTTTAAATAATGATGGTACTATATCTATAGGAAACTATACAATAGATACTAAAGGAAATCTAAACATTGGACATATCAAAATTTATGCAGATGGAACAGCTACTATAGGGAGTGGAGAATATCAAGCTACAATTGATGCTGAAGGTAAATTTCAAATACCAGAAAAGTGTATTATAAAAGAAAATATTTAATAAAGTATTTGGAAATTAAGAATTAATATATTATATTTGCCACAAATATTATAACAGATTATTAATCAATTAATAAGAAAAAATAGGAAATATGCCAAATCATTATGAATTTAATTCGGACAGTCTTGAAGGTCTATTAACTGATGAGGATAATTCAGTTTCAAGTCCCGAAGATAGTGGTCCAGTCGTTGCAGATACTGTAGGAGGAGAAAATCTTATAGATCAACCAAATAATGATTCAGATCAAGTAGAATCTAAAGAATCAGATCAAGAGAAAAATATAGAAACTAATAACAATAGCGACTTTTTGACATCCTTTTTAAGTGAGTACGGTCTTAAAGATGGTAAAGTAACTTATGAGAATGATGATGGTACCACAGAAGAGGTAGACTTTGATAGTTTGGACTCGGAGGAAAAAATAAATATTCTTAAAGAACTTACTTCTCCAAATCTTAGCAAAGATGAGATAGAAGTAATTAACTATTTGCGTGCCAATAATGCAACCATTCAGGATGTAATTACTTATTATTCACAAAAAGCAGTAGAGGATTACATTAAAGAAAATGGACCAATTGAAAAACAATACAGTGTAGATGAATATTCTGATGATGAACTATATATTGCTGATTTAAAGTCAAAATTCAGCGATATGAGTGAAGAAGACATCAAAACTGATTTAGAGACTGCTAAAGAGAATGAAGAACTATTTAAGAAAAAGGTTGATATAATTCGCAAACAATATAAAGCACAAGAAGAAGAAACAGCTAAAGAAAGAATAAAAGAACAAGAGGAGCAATTTAATAATTTTAAAACTTCTCTTGAAAGTCAACTGAATGACTTTAATTCTATTCCTATGGATTATAAAGATAATAAGTCAGATAGTCTGCAAATAGAAGAGTCTGAGAAGGAAGAGATTTATAAGTATATTTTAAATCGAGACGAGAATGGTGCAACACAATTCTTTAAAGATTTAAATGATCCAAAGACATTAGTAGAACTTGCATGGTTTGCACTTTATGGAAAGGAAGCTATTTCAGATATTACTAATTATTGGAAATCTCAGCTTAAAAATACAAGAAAATCTGTAGATAATAAGCCGCAGACTACTGTTGTCTCTTTAGATAAAAATAAGACAAAAGATAATTTTACTAATCGCCACAAATCTGTAGAAACAGAATATGGTGAAGATTTATTATAAACTTAAAAATTAAATAAATATGAGAATTACAAGTTTTTCGTCTTCGCATGCTCAGATGGGTGGACTACTGCCCCTATAATAAGCGATTATTATTAGAAAATCTTGTGAATTGCTGGAATTCCTCTAATTTATTCGGAAAATCAGCAGCCAAGCCCTTGGATGGGAAGGTTCAACGATCAATAAATATTAAGAAGTATAATTATGAAATTTACTGAATATGATAAGGCCATTATGATAGGCTTAATCTTAGGAGATGGATATATATCTCCCAAAGGTCGGATCAATGTAACTCACTGTGAACAACAAAAAGAGTATATTGAATATAAAGCTAAGTTATTACATTCAGTTACTGGAGGTAAAGATATAAATATATATATGATTAATAAAATTAGCACTTATAAAAAAGGAAATAAAATTATTAGTCAAAAAGAAGTTGTTAATTATTCTTTTAAAAGACAATCTAAGGATTTTATTCAATTTAGAGAGTTGCTTTATCCTAGTAATCGTAAGACTATTACAAAAAAAGTTTTAAATTTACTTAATCCTTTAGCTATAGCATTATGGTGAATGGATGATGGGTGTTTGACAGTGAAATATACATATCTAAATGGGAGACGAGTTAAATGTGGCTATACATTACGGTTTTATACATACTTAACAAAAGAAGAAAATGAATTAATTCAACAATACTTTATAGATAAGTATGATATGAGTTGGAATGTAGTTAAAGCTGATAATGCTAAAGATAGTACTCAATGAATGCTCAGATGCGGGGTTCATGAAGGAAGAAAATTCTTAGCTATTATTAGAGACATTATTTTAACGAAAGTCCCTTCTATGAGTTATAAAGTGCTTAATATTTAACACGAGTGCAAGACATCCTAAATAGGATGATGATATGATCTGAACTACTAGGATAGTAAACTAGTAGAACTGTAGAATAAAGAGTCTACAGGATAACAAAGTGAGTACAAGAACATACGAAGACTTTCATAAGTGGCTGGGTGATAAACCTGAGCGTCTAGGTATTGTGTCTAATTTGTATAAACAATATACTGCAACAAGTCTTACTGAAGCACTGATGAATGTTTATACAATGGAAAAGGGCAAGCCTAGTAAATTTCAGTCTCTTAATTCATTCTTACTTGAATGGGAAATTGATGTTAATTTTGTTAAAAGAATTCCTATTCTTGCAGTTGAAGGAGATGGTTCGAATGGTTCTGAGGTTATTTTCCATTTCCCAGAGCGTTACTACGAGATGTATGACGTATTTGTAATTGAAGAGACTCGCCAGCAATGTATGGTTATGCTGTCTCCAGTACGTCGTTCTGACGCGGTTGTAGAATATGTATGCCGTGTTATTGATAATGACTATAAGGAAGTACTTGATGTAGATAGTATTGTAGGTACTGACACTCGTTTTATTACGAATCATATGCCTGAATTGCACGAAACAGGCTTTACAAAATACCAATCAAATATTGAAAAGCATAAACAAATCTGTGCCTTAGCGGCGTAATCTGCTAAGAAAATCCTTTTAATTGCTGGAATCCTAAAGATAAAACTATGGTAATCAGCAGCCAAGACTTAGATTATGTAAGGAGTTATACTCAACACTAAGTAAGGTTCAACGACTATCTCGTAAGAGAGTAGAGAATAAGATCTCGAAATGGAGGATAATTAAAATTTTAAAAAATGAAATATATTGTATATTTAACAATAAATCTTGAAAATAATAAGATTTATATAGGAAAACATAAATGTGAAGATCCTTATGTATTTGATGGATACATAGGATGTGGTGTAAAAATAACTGCTCCATCTACATATAATAAACCACAGTGTGCATTCCAAGCAGCTGTATTAAAATATGGAGTTAAAAACTTTAGAAGAATAACTTTAAGAGTATTTGATGATGAGCAATCAGCACTTATGCTAGAAAAAAAATTAGTAACCGAAGACTTTATAAAACGCAAAGATGTGTACAACGAGGTTATAGGTGGAGGAGCGCCTCCAATAAATAACTTAATAGTTTATCAGTATTCTTTATTAGGAAAATATATTAGAAAATATTACTCTTTAGAAGAAGCTGCAAAAGAAGTTGAGGTTGCTAATGGATCGTGCATAAAATATGCTATAGATAAAAAAGGAACTTGTGCTAATAGTTTATGGAGTTTAACAAAAACATCACAATTAAATATTGATGAATACAATATATTTATAAAAGATAAAACCTTATATCAAAAAGATATTAGTGGAAATATTATTAATACATTTAATAGTGTGGAGAATGCAGCAAAAACACTGCAGATACAGAAACGAGGAATATATAAAAGTATATCTCATAAAAAACCATATAAAGGTTATTTATTTGAGTATAAAGAAACATATAAAAATCCAGTTTATAATAATCGCACTAAGAAGGTAGCTCAGTATAGCTTAGATGGTACATTTATAAGAGAATATAAAAGTGTACAGGAAGCATTTAATATATATGGGCCTGGAGTTAAAAAATGTGTTAAAGGTTTACAAACTCAAACAAAAGGTTTTATATTTAAAATTATTAGTTAATGATATAGTCTGATCTTATATGAAAATATAAGTTAACATATTGAGAACAATGATTGGAACGACTAGATGCGATATTGATTATTCAGCTAAATATATGGCTTTGGAAGATCAGTTTATCAATATTGCAACAAAGGACAAAGATTTTACTTACAAGCTTTCTGGTGCAGAAAAAGTTTGTCTTGATAGCTATATGGCTGCTCGTAATAACAAGCTTTTATTCTCCAAAGGTAACTTTGATGTAAATGGTAAGACTACTATTTCTGATGAAATTGGTCGTCCTATTGTCACTACTGAGGGTAAGAGAATTTGCCCCTATGCTTAGTAATGAGCATGGAAATAAGCTCTTTAATTCAGGGAAAGCTGAGATGCCAATCCTGAGCGAAGCTAAATAGTAATATTTAGAACGTGCAACGACTAGTTAAAGTAGTCCTATAAAGGATAAAATAACCACGAAAAGGAGCCATCCAGAAATGGATGAAGATATAGTCTGATCATATACGAAATCAAGTATATGAAGTAGATGGTAAACTCATCTACGATAACAAAAATGATAATTCCTCAAATTGAACGCTTCGCAACGAAGTATGTATTTAATAAATTAACTACACGTATCTTTGAAGGTGCCATGAATGAAATGGCTACTAAGTCAGATGAGCCTACAGGAAATTCTTGGGTATTTATTTGTAACACCAAGATGTGGCAGGCTGTTCAGAGAACAATGGCTACATGGATTCGTGACTGGAAAACTACTGGTTGTTTCGTATGGTCACAAGGTGCTAAGGATTATGTTGACCTTGGAGCAACGTATCAATCATATGAATTCGCTGGTAACAAGATGATTTTCCGTCTAGATCGTTCATTAGATCTTGAATTCCCTAAGAAGGCTTATGGTATATTCCTTGATCTAACTACTGATTCGAATGGCACTCCTGGAGTAATGTTATTTACATTCCGTGGTGGAAATATTATCCACAATGTTATTAGAGGCGTGGGCGGAAAAAGCGGACTTGAGTCTGGTGAAGTTTCAAGTCCAGTTGCTGGAGCCAAGATTGTTAACTGGGGCTATCATGGAGTAGGCGTGATGAATCCCTATCGTTCTGCAATCCTTGAAGAAGTTTAATATTTAATATTACAAGAAATATAGAAGATATATTAATTTTAGAGTACTCCCTAAATTAGGGAGTACTTCTAAAACTTTTAGATAAAAAATTTATTTCAAAGACAAAAAATAATGAATAAAATAACTCTTAAGAATGTATATGGGAGGGAGAAGAAGTATTATCTTCAACCTATGAAACAAAAGAATGGAACGAACTTTCCTTTTGTAAAGAAAGTTAGATATAATGAACATGGAGATAGCGAAATGATTTTAAGTCCTGATGAACTTAATGATCCTGAAAGAGATTATTTCATTCCAGAGGATGAACTTATTGAGGTATATAGTGGGCGTACTTTTAACCTAGATGACCCGTATGAGCGTAACCTTTGGAAATGTATTGAAACAAATCCTGTAATTGCACCAGAAAGAACAGCTAAAGATAAATATGGCAATTATCTTATTGATGGTACGCAGGAAAGATACGGTCGAGCAGATTTTTATGTTGAACGAGAGGGAGAAGTTTCAAAGAGAAGAGTTTCACGTATTCAGCTTGTCACAAAAGCATTTGTATTTATTGAGAATGATTCTCCTGCAGGGCGCATTACTAAGTGTAAACTTTTAGGTAAAGCTATGAGAAATGCACCTGATACTGATGTACAAGATTATTTATACAGCCGTGCACAAAAGAATCCTCAAGAGATCATTGATCTATATACTGGATCTGATCAAGCATTGAAACTTCTAATTATCGATGCAAAAGATAAAAACGTTATAACCAATCAGAGTGGAATTTGGATGTTTAGTGAAACTATGTTAGGAGCAACAGATGAAGCTATCATCATGTACTTGAAAAATCCAGAAAATCAGAATATTTATGATTCAATTAAGAATCTTACTTTCCCTGATATGGTAGTAAAAAGGGCCGCAAAAGAAAAAACAAAATAGAATATTATATAATTTTATTAAACAAGTAGAATGACACTTAGGAACGTTTACGAATTCGCTTTAGTAGAATGCAACAAGTTAAAAGCTCCTTCTATTTTATTAGAAGATTTTATATACTTGTTTAATAAAGCTATTCAACAATATGTAAATAGTGTCTACAATAGAGCTGAGTATAATCAACAGAGTTCGGATGATATTGGGTTTTTACAAACTACTGCTACTATAACAGTTGGAGAAGTTACTCCAAAGCAAGAATTTAATGATACAATTTGAGAGTTAGAATTACCAAAAGATTACGTACACTTACTTAATTGTATGGCAGAGTTTGTTGGTAGTGATTCAAAATCTAGATGTGGGAATGGTAGTTTAAAGACTATTACCTCTCCATGTCAAAGGTTAACCGCAGATATGTATCCTGGTATTATTAATAATTATTATATGAGGCCTTCTCATAAAAAACCTTATTATTATATTATTAATCATAATACTGAGAGTCAAACCCCAACAAATCCAAACATGGATGCAGAATTTGGATACAATCCAGAATTTATTGGAGAAAATGAGTATCGTTTCTACGCATTAAAACCTAATGAAAGTAGAGTTGTAAACCAGTCTATTGTAAAAATTGAGATACATAGTGGAGATTCTCAATGAACATTAAATAAGTTATATGTTACTTATTTAAAATCTCCAAAGTATTACTCAATGACACAAGACCAGATATTAGCTATAATCGATGATACACCAATTTTGGAATTTCCTGATTATGTATGTTATGAAATAATCAACATTTATGTTAGGTTATTTTTAGAAAATGCAAGTGATCCAAGATTACAAACAAATATTCCTATTAATCAGACTATAGCGGTACCTGGAGGTAAATAATTATTAATTTAAAATTTAGAAAAATATGTGGAATTTTCAAAAAGAAGTAGTACTTAACAGCCTTAACAACGTTGAGGTTGTAGAAGGTACAAATAAAGGTCTTGGTAAGCCTGCAATTGATAAGAAAGTACGTTTTCATGATGGAGGTGAGTACTTTGCTAAGTATATTGTAGACCATAAGATTTATGAAACTGATCCTATTGATCCTTTACTAGCTACTGTTACACTGGATGCTAATCAAATTGCGCAAATTGAAGGCACTCATGTACAAATTGTAATTGAATTAGGTCTTGATAATGATTATAGAGGAGATTTTGGATCAGCTCTTTGGTATTTCCGTAAACCTGTTGTTATTGATGTTGAGACTAAAGGACTAACAGATAAATCTCTAGCAGATGCATTTAATGCTGCAATTCCAGCATCATATAAATTCTTAGGTGTATATACTAGTAAAAGCACTGATATACCTAGTAATATTCCATCTGATGTTAAGACGGTCTCTGAAGGAAAAGTTTTACTTGTTGCTCAAGATTGTTACATTAAAGTAAGAACTTTACAAATTGTAGGATTTACTTGTGAATCCAGATGTGAAGGGGAGTCTGAGGAACCTGTGGATGTAGTTAGTTATAGAGGGGGTAAAGATTCAGAGTTAACTGGAACTGATAAAAATAAATATGGTAAGGTTACTAAAAACAATGTTGAATTTGGCACCTATGAATACCTTCTTCATAATCTCCGCCTTCCAACTTACGCAAATCTTCGTTTTACTTCTCCTTCTGCTCCAGAAATGCCTGTTCCAGGTGTTAAGTATACTCAGTTTAGCTTTGCCTATTGTGTTCCTCGTGGAATTCATTTTGGAGGTTTATCAGTCGCAGGTCAAACAAATCATTCAACAACATTGCATACTTTCTTTGTAGCTTCTACTTTAGTAGAAGATTTTAAGAATCTATTTAAGGGGATTGGTTTTGTAGATGATGATTTTGAATCTATTGGTAGAAATGATGGCCAGCATGAAATTACTATTCTTCCTGATGCTTATGCTTCGTCACAAGATTTAGCAAATGCAGCTGCAATTAAGGCAAATAGTGATGCTGATGCAGATCTCAAATCTAAGGTTAGAGAAAACCGATCCGCAATCAAGAAAGCTCACGCTGCTTCAGGGGCTGATCCAAGTGAGGCTCAAGGACTCGAAGATATAGAATAATATGTCTAAGTTTGTTGTTTCAGCTACTATAGATGATCCTATCCTTAAAGCAGATGCTATTTTTGAGTACAGGATTACCGATAATAGAAACTATATTGTTGATAAATATGGAGGAGTTAACGCAAAACCTGGTTATACACCTCAAATAGGAGATAAGTATACAGTAGAAACTTTATATAGATCTAATGAAGGATATATATATAAGTCATACAAAACTTTTACTGTAAAAATATAATATCAATACAGATAGCGGGGTGGGAGTTAATCCCGTCCCGCTTAATTTTATATATGTATATTATGACACTACAACAAATATCTAGTGCAGTTTATAACTCTGTTGTTGGAGGATTAACAGGCATAACTTCAAATCCTAAAATTTCTATAGAACAATTAGAAGATGAAGTTGTTGCAGAGCGCAATCAAGTTATGAGAGAGTATTTGTTAAAAGGAGTTTTAACATTAGATGAATTATTTCTTGCAATTAATTGTGTAGAAGTTAATTGTGATTATATGTCTAAATGCTGTGAGCTTCAAATTGGAGAAAAAGCTTTACATTTTGAGATACCACCTATTATCTATATTAAAGGAGTTGATACAATTAGGTTTATAGGTAGTATTGATAGAAATACAAAGTATAATGTTTATACAGATGAGTCTTATAGATTTCATAAGCACCGTAGGAGAGGAGCTCAAAGTCCCTATGTGTATGTAGACACTGCAATTAATTCCAATGGTAATATGGACGGATATATATTTAATGTTCCTTTTGTTAAATATATTTCTATTATAGCTTTATTTCAAGATCCTAGAAAGTTATTAGAGTGAGATTGCTGCTCTGAAGATCCTAATACGTACCTAGATTGTGGAATCTTAAGTAATGAAATTATACGTAGAATGACTGAGAAATATGTAAGATGGTTCCGTCAACTTGCAAGCCCAGTTACACCTAATGATCAACAACCCCGATAACTATGAACAGAAATAATTTTAAATCAGTATATTCTCAAGCATATATTTTATATGGCACATCAATAGATACTACAAATTTTGAGGATATTTGCTTGAATGGATGAGAATTAATTGGAAATAGGCAAACTAGTTTATATAAATATACTACTCACACACAAGATAGGAAAATTAAATTACCATGTAATGTAGAATTTATTGAAGCTGTATTTGGAAGGCGTATGGATGCTCAAACTACTAACGATTATAGTGTATACCCTAATGTTTACAATCAATGGGTTGAAGAGTATATTGAATCTTGAAAACGAGATAAAAGTGTTTTTTATAATAGTGGAGTATTACTTAAGTATCGACAAGAAGGGGATTATTTAGTATTTGATCAAGACTATGCAAATGTTACAATCCTCTACCATGGTATTATTGTTGATGAGGATGGACTACCGTATCTTACAGACAAAGAAGTCCAAGCATTAGCTGCATATTGTGCTTATATAGATATATATAAGAAAAGTTTAATTCAGAAGGATGGAAATTTATTCCAATTAGCAGCGGCTGTCAAGAATGATTGGTTACGTTTATGTAATTCTGCAAGAATTCCTGCACATTTATCTCAAAATGATATAAATAATGTATTAGATGTAAAAACTAGATGAGATCGTAAAATGTATGGGAAAAAATTCTCTCCTATATTATAAAGCAAACAAAAGTATGAATTATGGAATGTTTAAGCATGCATTTTCTGTAGAAGAAATTTATACAGGATTAAATAAAAAATTATTAAAGGGTAGATGAGTAAAAAATAGATATAAAAATCCAAAGCAACTTGCTTCAAAGATTTTTAAAGATTGTTTTTATGAGATATTATTGGATATTATTGAGAATAATGTTACCTTTGTATTGCCTCTTAAGTATGGTAATTATGCTGAAATTTATATGAAGCAATTTTCTGATGAAGAGTTTAAGAAACTCTATAAATATGGAAAGTTTAAAAATATAGACTATGTACTTTCTCAGTTTACAGGTAATGAATTAGTGTACAAGTATAGTACTAGAACAGTTGATACTAAAGAAAAACCTATATATGTAAACAAGGAACTCAAAAAACTAATTGAGAAACACACAAACGAGGCTAAACAATATTATTAGTATGATTAAAGAACTTGATGATTACTTAGATATATTAGAAGATAAATATCCACATATTTCTAGATATGAGCTTAAAAGAGTTTTAGAGCATGGTTTTCATACTTTTTATACTTTAAATAAAAAAGGAGCTGACCTTCAAATACATAATAAAGATTACACTGCTTATTGTGGTAAGATGTTTATAGATAATCATAAACGAGCACTATATAATAATATTAAAACTAGAATAAAACTACGATTAAAGTATAAGTATATTCAAGAAGAATATAATGGGATATACTATTTTGGTCTTAGTGAAGCAGAATGGGAGTTTTATCAATCTCAGATAACCTCAAAAAGGCGTAATAAAATCAAGTTTACTAATCTGAAATTGTATAAAATAAAAGAAGAATGTTTCCTAGATAAATCAAAGAAACACTTTTTTATACTATATTATCCTATTGATGTAGGATGGTTATTTACAGAAGAAACAATAACAACAAGAAACTTTAAACATTTTGCAGATAGAGATGTTAAAGGTAAGATTGTTACAATATAAACAATTATGGATACAAAACAAGCACAAATTAATGTTTTCACAGAAGGACTTAATACAGATTTACATCCATTAACTACCCCCAATAATATTTTGACTGACTGTATCAATGGCACAGTTATTACTTATAATGGAAATGAATTTATATTACAAAATGATATGGGTAATTATAAGCTTGAAAAAGCTAAATTACCTTCAGATTATATACCAGTAGGGGTTAAGGAATATGGGGGAATTATTTATATTGTTTCCTATAATCCTATTGATAAATTATGTCAGATTGGTTCATATCCTTCTCCTCAAACATTGTTTGATAGTGATGAAAATTCTAGTGGTCAGCAATATTTAGGAATTGATATTTTAGAATTAGATCAAAAAATTGTAGAATCTGATTGGTATGATACTTATATAACAAATAGTGATCTATTCTATACTACACTGTCAAAAAAACAACAATTAATTGTATTACAAGATAGTAGTGATCTTAAAAACTTATATTTAAATCCTGGAGATAAGTATTGGTTGCGTAAATATGGTAATGAAGAGCCTAGTTGAAAATTTCAATTTAGAAAATATTATTCTTTATCAGAAGATAAGAATGTATATGATATTACTTCAAAAATAAAAGAAAGGACTAATGATTTACCAAGTACTTCAGAAATGGATAATGTATCTTGGACCTGTCCTGGATGGGTTAGTGTTAGACCTGAATTATATAATATTAATAGTTTTAATGTCTATGTAACCAAGTTAAACTATCCTAGAATATTTATTGATACTTCAAGTAATAATAGTAGCAATAATAAAAGTAATAAAAAATACAGTAAATTATCTTTTACTATACAAACACAAACACAAATATATTCATCAGAAATAGCAGATAATATATCGTCTGTATATCATAATTTGATTCAATATAAATATGTTTATACTGACGGGTCGAGTGGAAATTGGATTAAAATGTCTACTCCCGCTAAATTAGGTAATCCTAGTAAATATGGAGATTTAACTATTATTAGTATGGAATCTAGTATATCAGAAATTGATGGTGTTGAGGACGGAAAAGATATTAAACAAATTATCGTTAGAGCTACTCCGTATATACAAGAATCGAGTTCTGAGCAATTATTGGATGGTCTCGGTTATATTTTTGATCAATATCGAACTGAATATATTATCAACTTATATGAATTAGTTGAGTCCACAGATATTAGTATTTTTAATACTTATAAATATTTAGTAAACGATTCTTCAGTAAATGTTAATTTTTCAATAAATCTTCCTATTAGTACATTATCTAATAATGATTCTATTAAATTACGTTTATATCCATTATTTAAAGTTACTGAAGGAGATAAGTCTTATTTGGATATTGACGGTGAGGTATATAAAGATATTAGTGATGATTTAAATTTATTTGGGCAAAATATAATAACAATATCTTATTTTAATGAGACTCCAGGAAACGATGAAAATAAAGAGTATAAATTTAATTTTCATAAAGAAAATATTTATATATTATCAGTTATAATTTCAGACGGAACTAATAAATATAAAAGAAATCAATTACTTATTACATCTGAGTTAATGAATTCTTTTATAAATAAATATGACAGATATCAATTAATAACTTCAGAAGAAATATTCAGTCAACTACCTTCTTATTTAGACTTAGATAAGTCTAGCTTAGAAATTAATGAGGGAGATAAAGACAATGGCTATATTTTTGAGGATAGTATATATAAATTATTTGATTTAAATATAATTCCGAAAGAAGAAGATGAAGTAATTAATAATATATCGTCCTCAGATATACATACAAAAGATAAGAATCCAGAAGATAAGATTAGTGGATATATTGACCGTAGTAAATTAAATATTAATATCGATGTTGAAGAACTTAAATTTACTCCTAAAATAGAATCTAATTATGGCAAAAACGAATTATGAAGTAATATAAATTTTAATACTGATATATCTAATGAATCTGTTAAATATCAATTACAAATTGGTGGAGTAGAAGATAGTAAAGAAATAAGTATTAATTTTAATTCTATTGCAGAAGATGAAAACAAGTATTATACAAATATTTCTGATTTTTCTTTTAATGGGGTATTTATAGATTGAAGTGCTGAACAAGAAGTAGTGGGTGCTCAGAAACAATATCTAATAGAGAATATTCCATGATTTATTTCATCTGATGATAATAATGAATTTATACCGCAGATTAAATTGGGTACAAACCTAAGCGGTTGAAAAAATCTTTATAAACTATCTATACAAAATCATCTTAGTTTAAGACAACAAGATAAGGTCCTTGGATTCACCTTATCTATGTCAGACACTGCTTACAGATATTCTGTATATGCACATAATGCCACTTATGTAAATAATGGGAAAGAAATCTATTCAGATGAGGGAAAATATAAAGAAAGATATCCTAATAGACTTAGTTTTTTTGATTTTCAACCTGTTAAAGATGAAAAAACTGAAGTTAGTGTTGTAAAAATGTTTCCTGGATTCAGATTTAACAGAGGGAATGCCCATAATGATTTACACTGGACATATGAATCCCCAGAAGATATTAATCAAGATTTAGAATGAAGACATTTATCTACTGTTTTTGATGAGCAGCTGTATCGTGAAAGAAGACCTTTATTTATACCGTTATTTTTTACTACTCACGCTAATAAAGGAAGATCTAGTAGAGGGTGAGGATTTCCAGGCGGTACTATAATTTCTGATCCAAGTATTTGATGCTCTAGTGGTATTGGAATATTATATTATTCTGAAAATATGAGAAGATATAATATTGCTAACTTAGAATTAATGGGCCCAGAAGTAAAAGGGGAAGGAATGCATATAACTATTGGAATTACTGTAGATGAAGGTAAAAAATCGTCATATTTAACGCAGACAAGTTTTAAATACGGTGAAACAACATGATTTAACAATATATATGTAGCGTCTATTTTATTAGGGTTAAGTTTGCATATATATTCATTAAAAAATATTAATAGAGTTAGAGAACGTATTTTAGGTTCTTTAAATGATAATACCATATTAATTAAAAACGCAGACTTAAAATTTGATAGATCGGATATAATAACTGAAATATCATATAATGGCGTTAATATTATAAAAAATGGGGCAATATCTTCAAATCTATTTGATAATAATAGCCTACAATATGGAAATAAAAATTTAGGTGACCTTAATTCTAACGAACTAAAAATATATAATAGAGATTTAATTAACATAAATAGAACGTGAAAGAATCTTGGAGATATATCTGATGAATTTGTGTACGAATTACAACAAAAAATAAATTCATTAAGGTTATCATTGCTTCAATATGTTGATAAATCTCCTGAAATCTTATATACTGATATTAGGAATGATAATGATCTTAATAGTTATTATGATTTAGCAGATAGTTTAGTTAATATACTTGCTGTTAAAAATGATAGTAGTACTAATAATAATAATTATAATACTATAGTATATAATAGAGATTTTACTACTGATGATATTAGTGCAGGATTAGCTCCCGCATGAGTAGAGAATAGAGCATATGCAATTATGCCATATGTACCATTGATAGGAGAAAGTTCAAGAATTAGATTTAACCCTCAGAATGCAACAGAAACAATCGCTGAAATAAAAAAATTATTTGTAGTTTCTTCTGATTTTATAGAAGCCTATAAAGATATACTATCTGAGTAAAGTATTTAATAATGGATTTAAAATTAACGGCTAAAAAATTTTATAGTGAAGGAGATATAGCACATGAATATAATCCCCTTCACAATAAATTGACAGACGACGGTACTCTAGAAGATTTTACTACGAATGAAATAGAATTAGATCTAAATAATCCAGTAAATATAGAGTGTCAACCATCATATGATGGTACTGTTAATTTAATAATTAATGATGATAAGAATCCTCCAAGAATAGTAAATACAACATATACTACAGTAGAGGATAATAAATATAAAAGAATAGTAAGAAATCAAACAGAGCAAACTAATATTTATAGGGAAGGACAAATTGACTCCCAAACACGGTTGTTTAGAAATATAAATACAATACCTAAAATCGATTTAATAGATATATCATATAGTGGACAATTAAAAGGTGGAAATTATACTTTTTATATAAAGTTAGCCGATAATGATTATAATAAAACAGATATTGTTGCAGAATCTGGGATTATATCTGTATTTAAAGGATCATTATATAATATAAGCACTATATCTGGAACATTAGAAAATGAAAGAACAGATAAATCTATTATATTGAAATTATCTAATCTTGACTTATCTTTTAATAAAATATTTATATATTATAAAAGAGAATTTTCAGATTTAAACGGTATATTAAAAAGTGAAACTTGTATTATAGATAAACCGTATAAGATAAAAAATAATTCTCACACAATTACTATAAATGGATTTGAAGAAGTAACTGAGATAAATGAAGAGGAATTAAATATTAAATACAATATATGTACTGGAGCTAAAACTCAAGCACAAGTACAAAACATGTTATTTTTAGGTAACATACAACAGGTTGTATTAGATAATAGTTCTCTTCAAAATATTTCATACTATATTAAAGTCAAATGTACTCAGACGGAAAATGAAAATAGTATTGGATATATTACTCCAGAAACTTATTCTATACAGGATAAAGATGATATACAAAAAGCTGAATACTACAATCCTTTAAATATATATTACAATTTAGGATATTGACCCACTGAAATATATAGATTAGGTGTTGTTTATATTTTTAGAGATGATTCGTTAAGTCCAGTATATAATCTTAGGGGTTGTGAATTTTTAAATATTGGGGAGTCTAATATAGGAGATGATGAAAAATCTTTTGATACTGATCCTAATGTTATTTCTCAAGATGAATTTTTTATTAATAACTCTTCTGTTAGTTTGTCTAATACAAAAGGTGTGTTTAAACTTCCTTCATTTAATTTGTTTAAAACATGAAAAGATACTGAAGGTGATAAATCTAAAATGGGTGTTTGTCCAGTTGGATTTGTCTTTACATTTCCACAGAAGTTAATAGAAACATTACAAAATAAATATCATATTAAAGGATTTTTCTTTGTTAGACAAAAGAGAATACCTAATATATTATGTCAGGGATTGTCTATTGGTGTTGATCGAGTATCATATATTCCAATGTTATATTATAATAATAATTATATAACTGAGTCTTTTATAAATAGTGAATTATATTTAAGTACTAGTTATAATGAACGTATACTTGACACAGCTAATATTCAAAGTAGTGGTTTATTAAGTGTAGATGTTATTACAAATAAACAATTACAATCTGTATTTGATAATTCTGAATTCATACTTGAAAAGAATTATAAGGTTAACACTCTAAATAAAGACAATAATAAAAGGTATTATTATATTGATAATATCAATTATCCTAGTGATAAAGGAAATATATCTAAGGCAAAATGTGTATATGTAGATACTGACATTCCTTTAAAATATTATGATAGTTATGGATTCTCAACCAGAGTTGGTTCATCTGAAGATTGTAAAGATATTAGATTTATTGGTTCTAAAAATTATGAACAAAGTAATAGTAATATAGTAAGAGGAATATATTGTCCTTTTATTGGTATAAATAAAGTTTTAGATCCTAATTATATATATAATATTAGGTCTAGTAATTATTCATCAACATTTAATTCAGAATATTTTAAGATCAGAGGTAATGATCTCTCTCCATTTATGGCAATTAGTCCAAGATACGAATTGAATGATAGTAAACTAATTAAAATATATGATGAAGACCAAAAAATTATTGAACGTATAACTCCAACTGTCTTTAGAGGGGATTGTTTTACGAATACAGTAACAGTTAGAATTATAAGGAATTTTATAGATTCTGAAACTCCAACTAATGATATAATAGTTGATCCAGAAACTTGGAAAAATGGGTATAAAGGATATAATCAAACTACTACCTCTGATTGAAAAGAGATAAACAGAGCAGATGTGAATACTGTACCTCTTGGAATGTGAGTTACTTATAAATGTCTTTCAAATTATAATTTAGGGCTACGATCTGAGGATACATCTTATGTTGATGAAATGGCATTAATGGGAAATCCAAGAGGCTTCTATCCTTTACATGGTATAAATACAGCTCCGTCTAGTAAAATACCTGAAAGTACTCTGTTAAATGCAGGATATTCTACAACAGTACCTTCTAAAAAATACTTTACATCCCCTGATGTGCCTTATGTAAAGGATGTATTTGATACTAGAATTATGTTTAGTAATGTACAAGTAGAGGATGATTTTAGAAATGCATATAGAATATTTCAAGGGTTAGATTATAAAGATATAGAAAGACAATACGGATCTATTGTAAAACTAATATCTTATGGAACTAACTTATTTTGTGTCTTTGAACATGGATGTGCCTTAATTCCTATTAACGAAAAAGCACTTATAGCTACTACTACAGGTCAGTCTATACACATGTATGGTGCAGGAGTTTTACAAAATCAAGTTACTCCTATTTCTCAAGATTATGGAAGTATTTGGCAAGAATCAATTATTAGAACACCAAATGCAATTTATGGGGTTGATACTTACGCTAAAAAAATCTGGAAATACAATGCAGAAGGATTTAGGTTAATATCTGATATGGTAGTTCAGAGATTCTTGAATGATAATATAATATTAAATGAAGAGGATAAGTATCCTATAGTAGCATTAAAGAATGTAAAGACTCACTACAATAACTATAAAGGTGATGTAATGTTTACATTCTATAATGGAAATAAGGTATGAGATTTATGCTATAACGAGCGTCTAGAGAAGTGAATCACTAAATATAGTTGAACTCCTTTATCTTCAGCCAATGTTAATAACATTTTCTTAACTTTAGATCGTCAGAGAGCTTCATTATATGGAATTATATATGATAATATTAACACAAATTCAGGAGCTCATATTGAGGAAAGATTTGAAGAAAACGAGGTTGATGAATTAAATAATGAAAAAGAGAGTTTAGAGAAGGGAAATTTACCAGAGAATTCTACTAGAATAGAAGAAATTGATAGGAGGATTGAATATATTAATAAAAACTTTATTTCTGGAAGAACCTGTGGTAATCTATGAGAATATGATAATATCAAGAGAACTATAGTTATTAAAGGCTATGATTTCTTTGAGAAATTTGGAATAAGAATAACATCTATTACATCATCTATTTTAGATACAAATGGAGTTGAGCATATAGTTGAGTTCACAGATTCTCCAAAAACAGAATATGATATTAAATGTAAAATTATTAATGGATCCTACAAACCAGATGGTTCAGAATCTGAAATAGAATATTCTCAATATTTAGTTGGAGATATAGATCCAGAAAGACTTCAGAAAAAAATTGGTATAATCCAAAATGGAAGGAACTTGGAATTAACTATAAATGATTTTGAAGAAGTTTCAAAATTATTATATTTAAAAATTGATTTTGAAGTAACTCCAAAAATAGTTTCTACATATATAGATAATTCTGAGAATATTTCAAGTCAAACTAATGAAAATAAAGTATCATCTTCTAGTAATTCATTTAAGGAATCTATAGTATTAATTAGAGACTATAACTATTTAGTTCAGTCTAAGATGGAGGATAAAGTTAAAGAATATGATCTACTACTTAAGAATGGATTCTATATGCATGGTAGAGCAGGTGTATTTGATGAAATAAATTATTTTGATCAAAATCCAAATAATGAGATACATCCAACTAAATGATATGACAAACAAGAGCCATTTGAGTTTGAATTTGTAGTAAATAATCCAGCAGGAATTCATAAGGTATTTGATAATTTAGTCTTAATATCTAATAATGTAGAACCAAATAGTTTAGAATTTGAATTAGTTGGTGATGTTTATGATTTTAATAAAGCTGGGATTTATCAATCAGAACATGTAGATCAGGAATCTTATTGAAATCCTGATGGATCTTTTGATGAAGATAAATATAACAATGATAAACATTCTAAAGAATTTAGTGGGACTGAATATAGTCAAGAATTTAGTGATAATATATCTATTGATAGAGATCCTGTATTAAATCAATATTTTATCAAGGTAAATCAACCTGTTCTTAATATTAAGAGAGTAGGAAGGCGTTTAGGAAATATTGAATATAAGGAAGATAGGTGATATAATACTATTACTCCAATTAACTATAAAATTAAACGTAAAGACGGAGTAAAGTCTGACTTAAAGTCTACTAGAATTAGAGATAAGTGGCTAAAAATTAGAATTAAGTATACTGGTGATAAACTAGTAGTTATAAATGCAATCCAAACATTATTCAGATTAAGTTATGCTTAAATATAATTTAAATAACTGGTATTCTCTTTCTAATGTCGCTTTTGGAGGCAACGGAAAGGGAACTGGTAAAATAACTATACCAAATGCTATAAGGACTCAAAGTATAGTTAAAAAATCAGATTTAGGTCCTGTTATCAGTGAATCTAAATTAACATCTGCAACTAAATCTCTAAATAAAGTTGCACCAGTAAAAGCAGATAAAGCTTTAAATAAAAAGATACAAACAGAAGTTAATAATAAACTCCCAAAATCAGCTAACAAACCGTCTTTTGGACAGAAATTATCTATGCTTGATGCAGAACATGGAGAAACATTTAATGCAATAGGATCTGCAATTAGTGGGATTAATGCGTCATTAATAGGAGATGAAAAAACTGGTAAGGGGGCTGAGACAGCTCATAGTATAACTAACACCGTTAATTCATTAATTCCTAGTAGTGGTATAGGAAGTATGATAAATGCTGCTGGAGGAATGATTGGAAACCTAATAGGAGGCACTAAAGATAGAGTTCAGGGTACTGGATCTGCAGTTGTTGGTACCGTTTCTAAAGTGGCAAGTAATTTTGGTCCAGTTGGTATGGCTGTTGGCGCCACTTTAAATTTATTAAATGGCATTGGAGGTAAGAGAGTAGATTCATTAGCTGACATGACTGACCAATTTGGGTCAGGTTATGGAGGTTCACAATCAGATGTTTCGGAATCTATTAGTAAGTACTCGGGAAAAAAGGCTGGATTATTTGATTTTGGATTTGCCAAAAAAGGAAATAGAGCAATACAAAAAGCTAGAAAAACTCAAAATACAATATTGGGTATTATGGATGAGGCTAAACTAAGAAAATCAAACTCTGCAGCGGATACTTATTTATCTCAAAATCAAAATAGATATGCAGGATATGAGCCTAAACTATTATTGTCTAAGAAAGGTATGAAATTTCCTGAATTAGATCGAGCTAGAGAAATTATTAGTTCCTGATCAATTAAACTTACAGAAAATCAAGATACTCAGAAATTTCAACTTGGAGGTAAAATGAACCTAATTCCAGAGGGAGCTTTACATGCTAGAAAACACAATTTAGAAGAAGTAAATCCAGAATTAGAAGGACAGATTACTAAAAAAGGTATTCCAGTAATAACTCATTCAGAAGGAGGAGTCACTCAAACTGCGGAGATTGAAAAGAATGAATGGACTCTTAGAAAAGAATTTACCGATCAACTAGAATCTTTATACAGCCAATATCAGAAGAATCCTTCAGATGATATAGCTATAGAAGCAGGTAAACTAATTTGTTTTGAGTTACTAAAAAATACAGATGATAGAAGTGGTTTAATTAAAAGTATAAAGTAATATGCCATTAGATATAAGATCACAAGTTGTTACAGCTCTGGATAATATTAATAGAAATCCAGAGCTGTATACTCCTCCAAAACCAACTACACCTTTAGAAACAAGAATTAATGATTTAAAAGAAACTAATCCTAGTAAATATAGAGACTATATTTCTACATTAACATCTTCTGCAAATAGGGGAAATGAAGAAGCTAGAGAGTTGTTAGGAAAAGTAGGAGAGGATGCAGCTAGACAAAGAAGAGGGTATGAAGGATTAAATGAATTTATGGTAGCTTCGACTGGAGGATTACCTGGAATAATTGCAAATTACTTACCTAAAATAATAGGAAGTGCTTGAAATGGATATAGTATGTTTGATCCAAATAGTCCAGGTATAGTTACTAAAAATTTTCAGAAAACATATCCAAAAACATCAATTGGCCTTAATTTATTGGTATCGCTTCCTTCTGCTGGATTAGTGGGGGCATTTCCAGGAATAAAAAAAACAAAAGGCTTGTTAAAGGTATATCATGGATCCCCAGAACCATTGCCAAATGGGGTTCCTATTGGTCCAGGACAACCTGGTTATAAATCTGGAGTTGGCAGAATACAGAGGACAGAGGGAGGAATATATGTAACACCCAATAAATCTTACGCAGAAAGATATATGTCTTCAGACATTAAAAGAGGTTTGCCCCCAACAAATAATTCTAGATTATATACATATTGGGTTGATGATTCAAAATTATTACATTCCAACAGTAATTTTTTTAAGGTTGGAGACAGATTAGTTAGTGGGTCAAAATTAAGCAATTTAGATTTTATAGACCTGAAAAAATCGGGATTTAATGGAGTGTCATTCATGGCTATGAAGGGTAAACCAGAAATTAGTTTAAAAAATGCCAGCTACCTACATTTTAGCCCAACAATTACTACAAGGTACTATAATCCACTTAATATATTGATGGCGCGACCTATAATTAAAAGTACTAATAATGAAAGAAACAATAATTGAAATAGCAGATAAGAAATATAAAGTCTTACTTGCAGAAACAGAAGAGGAAAAAACCCAAGGACTTTCCAATGTAGAGTCTATGGAGGATTCAGAGGGTATGTTGTTTAATTACTCTAGTAATCCACAAGGTTCTCTAGTATTTAATACTAAAGATATGGATTTTCCTATTGATATTATCTTTATAAATGATGATGATGAAGTAGTTGCAGTAGAATATGGGGAACCTAAATCAGATGAAGTTATAGAGTGTATTGCAGATCCTGATGAAAAATTAGTATATGTTCTTGAAGTTAATGCTAATTCTGGAATTCAAATAGGAGATGAATTAGACTTTGAGGATGATGATATTTCTGATGAAGAGGTAGAAAAGATGTATATATTAGGATCAGATGGCAAGCCTCAAATGGATCTAGTTGGTGGTGAGCGGATTATATCAATTAAAGAAACTAAATCATTAATTAGTAAAGCGAAACGCGCCAATAAATCTAAGAAGGATTCTGACTACAAGAAATTAGGAAAATATATATTCAAAATATTAAAAAAACAAGATGAAAGAAAACCAGAATATGTTTCTGGTCCAAATAAAAAAGGAGAATAGAATAATTCTACTCTCCATAAGAAGATAATAACTATCTTCTTTAACCCTATATTATCTCATGTTTAATCTAGCATCTCATTAGAGAATGAAATAGACTCTATTTTATATTCTTGGGTTGTAGTACAAAGATAATAATATATATTTAATATGTCAAACAATTTATACAAAATTTATCACAGAAGTAATTTTTATAGAATTTATTTGGATATTAAAAACTAAAGTATTATCTTTGAGCATTAAATGAATATATGATAATGAAATAATTAACTATTTTAGATCAATTAATTAATAATATAAAAACAATAATACAAAATGAAAATTAAAGTTTTCCAGGCAGGTGGACAAATTTCCGAACCTGCACCTGCTGCACAACAGCCAGCAGCAGCACAGCAAGATCCACTTGTAGAAATTGCTAATATGATGGCTCAAGGATTACAGTCTGGTGACTGTAATATACTAGCACAGGCTTGTGAGGCATTCCTTTCGTTACTTTCGCAGGCACAAGCTCCTGCACAAGAACCAATAGGAGCTCCTGTTGATTCGGAGCCTGTTTTCAAGAAAGGTGGTAAGCTTGTAAAACGCAAGAAATGTCGTAAGTAGATCATTGAAAGATAAAAGGGGGATTGTAGATGATCAATTCCCCTTTTTAAGTATAATATAAGTGTGATAGAATGGCACAAATAATTAAATATCAAAAAGGTGGTTCTACTTCTAATAAAAGATATGGTACTTTTACTATTGATGGAAATAAGTTTGAAGTTGATAATAATTTTTTAAATCAACTAACAAACTATGGTAAATCATTAGACGACGAAACAGCCTATCAATTTAGTAAAATTACAGATGCTTTAAGGAATGGAGAAAATTTATCCTATGATTCTAATGCTGATAGATTAGATGGAAATGTACAATTTGATGTTACAAATAGTCAAAATAATCGATTGGGGAATCGTCGAAGTAGAATAGGAAGGTTTTTTGGTAATTCGTGAAGAGGTAAGGAAAATGCATCTAGAAATGCAATTAATGCTTTAAAGGGATTTACTTATACTGCTCCTACTCCTGGTAATTCGATATATGATTGATCTAATGCTATAAATGTCGAGTATAAAAGAGACAAGGATGGGAATTATGAATTAGTTAATGGAAATAAAGTTTTTATACAAGGAGCTAATAATTTACAAGTTAGAAGAAGACTTCAAGCCCTAAAAGATATTGCTAGTTATACTGATAAGGATACATTTAAGGGTTATGGTAATCTTGGTAAGCAAGCTTATATAGATCTTTACAATCGTTTAGGGGATGAAGGTGTTAAGAGTTTAGTGGAGCGTGTGGAAAATGGGACATGAACCGAAGAGGATAAGCTAGCTCTAGATGATATTGGTATATTTTTAGATAGTAATTCTACTAATAAAAATTCTTCAACTAACCAATCAACTTCTAAACTTACTGAAAAAGAAGTCAGAGATAACATTGATCCTAATACTCACTCCATTGCTGGTTTAAAAGTTACTACAAATCCAGATGGGTCATATAATTTAGCAGATGTAGATGGAGATCAAGTTTTTGGTGGTAGTCGAGTATACATAAACGATGAAGTCCTAAGAGATAAGCATCAATTTGATCCCTTAAAAGGATGATTTTGATTTGATGGTAAATTAATCCCAAAGAGTGTTGCAGAGGATGATAACTCAGTATTTTATAGAAATCTAGATCAGTGGATAAATAGCAACAAGAATAATATATATGGTACTAATGGAATAGATGTTTGGGGAAATAGTTCTAATCCTTTTACAAGTTATAATGATTCTTTCTTTCTTCCTGGATTAAGAAATAATAATAGAGGAATGATGTTTAGAACATTAAAAGATCCCAATGATCCAAATTCAGTAGTATATGAATATTATGACAAAGATTCTGCTAGAGATAGATATGGATTTGTAACTCCTGAAGCAGTTAAAAGATTAAAGTACAATATTAATACTGGAGAATCCGAGGAGTTAGATCCGTTATCAGGAGTTTCTATAAATTATGAGGATATTACTAATCCAGTTACTAAATGATCAGAAAGAGCAAAAGGATACTATGAAATTAATATCCCAGGTTCTAATGGCACCACAGCTGCAACAATCTTTCGAAATCCATATGATGTAAATGATGTATGATTTTATAGAGATGGAATGGAACAACCTTATCAAATGACACCAGAAGAAGTTCAATCTTTAATAAACTCAGGAGTTCTTTCTGCTAATCCTGAAAATCATACATTTACTGGTGCATTATCTCGTAAATGACAGGAAATTCTTTCTCAAAATACTCAGAATTTTAGAGGTAATACATTAGGAGGTGTAATTATAGATTCCTCATTACTTCCAATTTCTACTTTAATTAGAAGTTTATATACTACTAGAACTCCTATGGTTAATGGAGAAAGATGAGATAGAGCATCTAGAAACATATTTGATAATAAACCTAAGTTTCAATCAGGAGGTAGAATTAATGCAGCAAAAGTTTCTAATATTGAAAATGATACTACAGCTAAGACAATAACTGAAAGAACTGACAAAGATGTTGCTAAAACCTCTTTAAAAAATGGAGATTGAAAAGATTTAACTAAAGCTGATAAGATGCAAATAGCTAGCATCGCTGGCGATTTAGCGTCATTAATTGCAGCTATCCCTACTGGTGGTAATCCAGTAGCTGGTGCTTTAGGGTATGGATCAACATTAGCTCAGTTTGGAGCTGATGTCAGCCGTGATGGTTTTGATTTAGGAGATCTTGGTAACTTAGCCCTTGGACTGGGATTAGATACAATAAGCTTACTTCCTGGTGTTGGAATTGGTGGTAAAATGGCTAAAATGAGTAAAACAGTTAAAAAATCTGCTTCATTATTAAAGAATATACTATTAGCCTCAGGAGCTACTAGTGCAGTATCAGCTGTTAACAATATAGTATCTGGTAAAGGAACTTTAGATGATTGAAAAAGTTTATCTACTGGTCTTTTTGCTGTTAAAGGAATAAAGAATGAAGTCCAAAATATAAGATCTACTCAATATAAAGGAAAATCACCTAAATTAGAAGCTAAAACAAAAGAAAGCTTAAAAAGGGAGTATATTGACAAAATAGTTGCTGATAAGGAATTAGGATTTGTTGATGGCCAGCCAGCTCGATGGGCTAACTCTGATGGTACTGTTAAGAACTATAAACAAGCAATTGAAGATTTAACTAAATCAGGCCATCTAAAAATATCTAAAGCACAAGAGGCTAAATGAACAGCAGAGGCTGCCAAATCTAAAACAAATTCTACTATATCAAATATATTTTCTGGAAGTTGAAATCCTATGAGTAGAAATTATAGATTTAGAATGTCTAATAGACAACTTCCAGATGATTTTGATATAAGATCTTTAGCAGGCCACACTTCTAAATTAAGAACTTTAGGAAGAGTTATTAGAAGAAATCCTGAAATTGCTTCTCAATTACAGTCTAATGGATGACTACTTCCATCAACTTTACAGTTTAATTCTAGATATGGAGGAGACTGGTTTTATAGAAATCCTGTATTTAAAAGATTTATTAAATTTAAAGCTCCTTCTACGTTAATGTTATCTGAAAGTACTGGAGTACGAGATATACCTGTGACTTTAAGTGGCATAAAAAATCCTACTGAGATTCGTAATATTGATCCTTATTTACAACAAGTTGATGACTATATTGGGTTAAGATTTCACAAAAAGGGTGGTAAGATTATTAAAGCACAAGGAGGTTCTAATAGTAATTGATTTCTTGATAAAAATGGGAAACCAGTAAATGAGCACAGTGAATCAGTTATTGTTACTGCAAAACCAATAGATGTTTTTTCAAACCCTAGGCTTCACTCAGATTTCTTAGGAGTTAAGCCTTTAAATGACATTGATCCTAAATTAAGAAAGTCATTAATAGATAAATATACTAAACAGTCTACTAATATTGAGAAGCCATCTTCAAGTATGTTTGGTTCTAGTAGAGATTTAAAAGGATCTGGTATTAATCCTGATATGTTACTTGGTATTGGTGATTTTATAGCATCTACAAGAGGTATTAATCGTACTGCTCAAAAGATGAAAGATGCTATTCGTAAGGGAATGATAGGTTCTCAACAGCAAATGCCGACTGAATTCTACTCTAGATTTAGTGATAATGGTTTGCATAGAATGTATGATGATCGAATTAAGGAAATGCGAAAATATAAAACAGTCACTAGTGATCCAAATCAAGTAATGGCTGAGAGGTTGATGAGAGATGCAGGAATTGATCAAATAAAGGGAGAAAGAGATACTAAATTTTCACAAATGATAGATCAGTATAACGATAAACTACTTGCTCAAAAGCAACAGTATGCAAATATAAGAAATCAAATTAGTAATGAAAACAGGAATCGTTGGTATCAAGGATTAGCACAACTTGATATGGCAGATGCTAATAAGATAGGACAACAAACACAAAATGTTAAAAATCTTATTTATCAATTTAGGCAGGATTATGCTAAAGATTTACAGAATAGGACTGCTATTGAAGATAAGTTGGATTCTATTAATGCTGAAACTAAATATCAGAATGATTTAAAACAACTTTTTGAAAGCTTTGGTGGTTTTAACAGTATGTCTGCAAGTGAAAAAGAGCAATGAGGAAATGATTGGTTAGGATATATAAGTTATAAATATCCTGATCAAGTGTCTAATATACGCAGTAAAGCATTCTTTGATATTTATCAGGATCAAGCTAATGATCCTAAGAGAAGACATTCTTGGATTAGATGATTTGATGATTTAAATGTCCCCAGGTATGTTAGTCAAGTATCTCCAAAACTATCTGATTCTAAATATTTTAGGTATAAAAGAGGAGGTACAATTCAAAGGTTTAGAGAAACAAATGAACAAGCATTTTTAGATCAGCAAAAAGCTATTAATAAAGCTGTGAATGACTTAAATAATAATATCATAAGGCTTTTTATAAAAATGATGTCATAATATGAAGATAAAAAGATATCAAACAGGGGGTATATACTATACCCCCTTTTCTAGAGATTCAATAGCTCAGCAAGAATCTCAAAACACACCAAGTACAACAACAGATAATAAAAAAGAAGAACTTATACAGAAGGAAATTATTAATGTACTGAAGGAAAATGGGCTTCCTAATGATGTTGATTATTTTCTGTCTAGAGCTAACACATTTCTAAGAAAGTCTCAAAATTTAGGATCGTTGTTTGGAGGAAACCAGGAAACATCTTACGATATGTCAGATTTAATTAGAATACAATCTTTGGCTAATAGAATTAAACATAATAACAGTTTATATCAACAGGCTAGTAAACAAATTAATGATGAAGGAGCTGGATCAGAAGTAGCTATTACTAATACTGGTGGCATGTATGTTTTTGATAATGATAATGGCGTTAAAATAGTATCTTTAGATACATATTATGAAAATCCAGATAAATATAGGATATTAACAAACTCGGAGTTAATCCGACTTAGAGAAGAACAACCAGAGTTAGCTTACAATAGTGATATTCTAACTGACTTATCAAATACTGTTGGCATGGAGTCAATAGTAGATTATGTGAAATCAACTATTGGTGCTTTTGGTACTAATAAATCTTCAAATCAATTTGATAGATATACTTCGAAGCAGAAAGATCAAATTGAAAAAGGATTTGAACAGTTGTTGGGTTTTGATTCTCCTGATGGCATATATAAAGTTACAGAATCTACTAATACTTCTGATCAAGGATATAGTGACGATAAAAGCTTAGAAGCTGCTGTTAATTATCTTTATAGAACATTACCTAGAAATATGAAAAATGTCTTAAGAGCCAATGCAACAGCTGAAGGTTTAAATCCAAATGACCCCAAAGATGTTCAAAATTTATTAAAAATAGCAGTTATTGAACATACTGATCATACTAGGGAAATTAAACAACAATTAGATTATGATTCTACAGCTAGTAGTGCTAGTGGAAAAGGGTCATCAAGTAAACAGGTTGAAATGACTCGTGAGGAAATGATTACTACTGGAAACGGAGGCGTTCAATATACTCCTATAACTATTGCACATTCTAAGTCTAAAGGAGGTATAAAAGCTTTAGCACAGCCTTATGGCAAACCAATAGATACCACTGGTAAGCAAATTGGTATGGGTACACTTAGAGATGTGTTTGCTAAAGAAGATAGACTGGGATCAAGTTTAGCTTTAAACTCAATAACATTTGGAAATAGATTACTTACAGAAAGTGAATTAGATAAAGTAGTTTATGATGGAGTAAGTAATATTGAAAGAACATACTTACCGATTGATCAAAACATATATGTGACAACAGGTAAGAAAACTCCTGATCTAGATGCACAAAATAGGTTTGAAAAATTCCAAGAATGACTTAATGCTGGATATGGAGTCACTCCAAATAGTATAACTATGAAGTTGAACGAACTAAATCTTGATATTTATAGAGAACCAGAAACAGGAGAATGAGCATTTAGAGAAGCCCATCCTTTTATTATTGTCAATGGGTATGTTAGTGATAAAGCTGTTGACATTGATGACTCTGAATGAGTTGATCATGTAAATAGAGACGAGGGGTCTTATATATTTGATTTATACTCTAAATATATTAATTATGGGTCAGATACTCCTTCGAAAAGTAAACATAGAAATAACTTTGATGGGGGATTATTTGGTATAGGAGACGCATCCTCAATGTATAAAAGTGCTATATTTATTCCAATAACAGATAGTGCTATTGCAACAGTAGTATCTAATCATCAATTAACAAGTGCTAGTAATTATACAGATATGTTAAATCGCAGGAGACTACTACAGGAGTCTCAAATACAGACAAATTTCTAATTATGATTGAGCAGAAGAAAAATGATTGGTTGGCGACCTTATTCTTTTCGCCTAATAAAACTCCACAAGACTTAGCTAATTTAGGTATAACAACTGATAATTCCAGCTTATTAGACAAGGAGTACTACAAAAAAGTTCCTCAAATACAAGAAGCTTTTAAAGACAAGTCTGGTAATTTTGACGATAATAAATTTGATCAGTACTACCAAACAGCTTTAAAGTTATATAATGATGCTGATAATAGTAAATTAGTTCAGGATTTACAGGATTTCTATGAATATGATCCTAATGATTACTTTGCTCCTATAGGGGGGAAAGTAACGAATATGAGACCAAAATTAGTTCAATTTTCTAATCCTGAGAGAAGAAGTAGGGGACTAAGTAATCTTAGAGAATCTTCTGCTCCAACAATGTCTATTAGAGAAGTTGCTCAAACTAATAAGGTATTTAACTTTGACACACAGCAATTTGAAGATTGGACTCCTAATGATTGAGGAGGATTATCAGCAGTAACAAGACCTACATTAGTATTAGCTCAATGAGATGAAGATGGGGAACATGAGATTAATGGTAGGATTGTTAAGCACAATAAAGGAGACCTAAAATTCAATGAAAGTGGAGATCCTTTTTATGAGACTCTGGGAAATAGAGATATTGCAAATAAAGATATATTGCATATATCTGACACTTTAACTATCGATGGTAGTAAGTGAGATAAATATAATTTCTTTGATTCAGACGATCTGGATAAAAGTGTCGTTGGCACAATGGCTAAAACAGCTTTTAAGGTTGGTATGATGTTTATTCCAGGTGTTGGAAAATATTATGGAGCGATGACTGCTGCTAAGGAATTAGGAAAATTATTTCCTGTACTTTTTAAAAGTATTGAAGGCATCGCAACTGGAGATATATCAACATCAAGATCAGCTCAGATGGCAACTGATATACAAGCATGATTTTCTCGGTTCGATAGTAGCGTTTCTGACTATGGAAGACAGAGTTTTTGGAATGTAGAAAATTTAGGTAAATTAATTGAAGATAGCTCTATGCAATTATTCCAACAAAGAGTTATTGGAAATATTCCAAAGATGTTTATTCCAAAAAATTCTATTCCTAGTGAAAATGCCATTAAATGAGGTAGAGGATTAGCTTTAGCTTATATGGCTGGAACTTCCTCCACTGAAGCATATAATGCGTTTAAGGAAGCAGGTGCTTCAGACAGAGTAGCAGGTTTAGGTATGTTATCTACTATGGGAGCTATGTATGGTTTGATGAATAATGACTATTTCAAAGACTTTTGGTTTAGAGATACATATTTAGATAAGGCGAAAGTCCGCTCTGTTGTTAAGGAAGCTGCTGAACAATTATCATCTAAAGAATTTGCATTAGAGACCGCTAAGAAAACATCTACTTCTAAAGGAGCAGCTAAATGGCTTCTAGATATGCAGAAGAACATAGTAAACCGCATATCTAAGATGAAACCTGGAAATCTAATTCATGATTCTCTAAATGAAGGTGTTGAGGAAACTGTAGAAGAAATAACATCTGATGCAATAAAAGCATTATATTCAGGTTTAAATGCACTAGGTATTGCTGATAAAGAAAGGAATTACAACTTTGGAATTACTCCAGAGGATATGATATCTAGATATTTTACTTCATTTGTAGGAGGTGGTATTGGTGGCGCTGTATTTAGTTTACATAATAGATTTGATAGGAAAAATAACCCCATACTTAATAGTACACTAACTCAAAATGATGATTCTCTAAAAGAGATAATTTATCTTTTAAGAGATGGTAAGGAGAACCAATTAAGAATGGAGTTAGATAGATTACATAAAGCTGGTAAGTTAGGTAGTACAAATCTTTCAGGCACTGAGTTAGAGTTTGTCAAAGATGGTAATATTACAAAAGCTCAGTATAAAAGTACCAGTTCTGGTGATTCACAAAATGATCTTTTATATCAACAAATAGGATTTTATATTGATAGAATTAATGAAGTTCTTAAAGAGGAAGGGTTAGATTTAAGTGATGCTGAGTTACAATATATTACCCAACAAGCTGATATAGCAGGTAAGTCTATTGAAGAGACTAGGCAAGGGTATCTAAATCTTAAGAAGTTAGGCAAACAACAAACAATAGAGGATAAGATTATCTCATCTGGTTTGTATAGTCAAATTTTTGAAGATTGGAATAATTTAACTTCTGAAATAATCAAAACCAAAGTAGAACTAGAAAACTTGTTGACTCCAGCAGATAATGAACCAAAAACTCCAAAAGATATTGAAGCTCGTATTGAGTCTATGAGAAATAATAGTGAATATCAACGTCTTAGACTTAAGATAGACACTCTTAGAGCTCAACGAGATGAAATACTTACTGGAAAGAAAAATGATTTCTATACAGGGCAGTTATTATTTGCTGCAAGTCCTCAATTAGTAGACAATTTTGTATCAGGATTTGGTATACATAATTATACTCGTTGGAAGTATAAGAAAGAATATGATAGTCTTCAGCAAGATGAAAAAGATAAAATTGATGCTGAATATCAAACATATAGTTCTTTAGAAGAAAAACAAAAAGTACTAACTGCTTATAATATTTTCTCTGAGATGCAGGAAAGTATGATTAATACTATGAAATCAGTAGGAGAAAAGATTAAAGATAGTAGTAAAATATACCTACCAGGAGCTACAGACTACAATGTTATATATGATCAAATTTCTAATAGACTAAAAGAGAGTAGAACTGCTCTAGATAAGGCTATTGAAAATCTTCCAGAAGGAATATCATCTAATGAGGAAATAGATAATTTAAAATTAGATATTTCTAGGTTAGAGAACCACTTAAATCAAATTAAAAGCCTTAAATTTGAAGTCTTAAATCCAGCATTAAGCGAAGAAGGACGTAATATTCTTTATAGACCTGTAAGAATAGCAGATACAAGCTTAGCGTTTGATAACTACACTGATTCATATCTTGGCTATTTAGAATATATTAAGAATAATAATCTATATCTTGACTTAGTTGACTCAGATTTATCTAGTATATTATATAATTGAATTCAAATTAATAATTTAGAGAGTAATAATCAAGCTAATTGAATTAATAGAATTCAGTCTATTCTTGACAGTCAAGGAATTGACTTAGAAGGAATGGATGATGATATAGCAAACTTATCTAGTGAGTTGATTAAGATAGTTGATTATATTAAAAAGAATAATATTTCAGGAGCATTAGATCACTACAATTATATTCTTAGAAGCGATCTGTCTGATACATTTAGTAGTATATATCAGCTTGATTTAAAGAGTATACTACCAATTTTATTACCTTCTTTTGGAAGTAGATCGTTCTATGATTATTTAGGAGAGGTACTAAATATCAAATCACAAATTGATACTAATCCTATATATGAATTAATTGAAGCGGCTTCAAATGTCGCTGGGTTAGATAATCAAGAGGTAACTAAATTAATTAGAGAGGAACAATTTAACTTTATTAACTCCAAGAAAGTAGAAGACTTTATTATCAGAGATAGACATTCTCTTGATAAATTAAAAGAAACAGTTAAATTAATTGATGCTATCTCAGCAATACTTGATGCTTCAGTAGATGGGGGCTTTAATAGCAAAATTAATGAATTTAGAGAATCATTAGAAAAAGAACTGTTACCTATAATAAGTGTTCAAGGGCAAATTAATATTATTTCTGATCTAGCACGAGTTAAGAATCAGTTAATAACCTTAATAGATATTTCTGAAAGAAATCAATCTCAGAAACTTAGAGAGCAGAGAGATATAGCTATAAATATGAAGTCTAAATTTATTAGCTTGCTAACTGATGATACTTCTATTCTTAAGGATAGGTTTATTAAGATATTCGGTATTGATTTAAAACAATTATCCTCAGATATTGAAATACCTTCTAGTGGAGAAGATATAGACTTTCCTCAATTAGAGCAAGCTTCTATAGCATTAGAAACTCGTATTTTTGAAGCAGTTAAAAATCTAAATCTTTCTGCTGATGAAGTAGCCGACAAAATAGTTTCGTTATTTGATAGTAATGAACTAGTAAAGTCAGCTCCAACTACTCTTAGTAAAAATCCTAGCACTGAGATTACTGTATATGATCAAATGGTTTATATTGCCACAATACTATCAACTCCTTCTCAAAATTTTTATAAAAAATTAAAAGAAGTAATTAGTAGCGAGGAATTTAGAAACGCTCCAATATTTTCTCAAGAATACTCAGTAAGAGTAGCTTATTCTCAAATACTAAATAAGGATTTATTTAATAGTATTATAATTAAATTAAAAGATATTTTCCAGGATAATCCTGATACATATATTAAAACTAAAAGTCCTTTATTTAATTTTACAGTAGTATTTGGAGGAGCGGGAGTTGGTAAGACTAAAGGTGTTGCATTCTTATTAAAGAAGATGTTTGAAGATGCAAATTATATAACCTCAGCTCCAACGAGAAAGCAAACGGATAGACTTACAGATAGTGTTGAAAGTGATGGAAATTCATTTACTAAGAATGAACTTATAGAAAAAATACTGGGACGACAAATAAAGGATTCTGATATTTCATACATTAAGGATGGTGATAATAATATTAGTATTACTAGTAATGTTAATATAGAAGTTCTTAAAACTAATCTATTTGGTGATTCTAAGAATAAGATCTTATTTATAGATGAGATTAGTTGATATGATAGAATAGAGCTAGAGTTGATTAGTAAATGAGCTAATACTAATAATGTATCAGTAATAGCATTTGGAGATTATAAACAGAATGCAGTTCAAACAGTATTTGGAAAGGAAGTTATTGATAGTGGAATTGAGGATACTATTAATATTAAAACTCCTGATCTTATTGCTCCACTACGACCTGATAATATAGCTAAATATGATAATTATATATCCTTGTCTCAGAGATTAGACGAGATATATAAGCAATATTATAATAACCCTGCTATAGAGCCAAAATATCTTAGTGAATTTGCTGAAAAGTATTTACAATCTAATCCTATTGAGTTTAAATATTTTGAAGATAGTTTTATATTTGGAGGAGAAAAAATTATTAAAGAAGATGAAGTATTTTCACATATAGAAAAGTTAAAACAGTATTCTTCAGATATTGCAATAATTACGGACAATCCTAAGAAATATAACACTACCAAAGGAGTTAAAATTGTTCCTTTAAATAGTGTCCAGGGCGATGAATTTGATTATATTATTATTGATAAAAACTTTGGATTAACAAATGAAGGTAAAAGTCGAGGAGAATTCTATAAATTAAAAGATTTATATACTCTAACTCAACGATCAAGAAAAGGATCAATTATTGTATCTAGAGGACTAGGAAATACAATATCTTCTAAACATGATTCTACATCATCTGGAAACATCGAAATGCCAGAATCTCAAATTCAAGATTTTAAAGAATGGAGAATAAAAGCTATTCCAGATATTACTGAATCAATAGAGTTTGAAGGATATCAATCTCAACAGCCTAATAATGAACAAGCTAACGTTCCTATAGAGCCTGCTAACAATCCAGTAGTTACAGAAAATAGTACTCTTACTACAAGTCCAATAGAAAGAGACACTAGAGTTGAGTTTGCCGATCCTATAAAACCAGAGATACACCAAGTATCTATGGCTCCTGAATATACAGAACCTGTAAATAACTTACAAAATACTGTTACTTCAGATATAGAGACTAGTAAGTCTATAACTAGACCAGTTATACCAGTAGTAGGAGCTAATGAATATGTAAGTACAGCAGAAAGTTGGATTGATTTTATTAATAATGATTTGGTTAAATTTTATCAAACTAATGAGAATAATTTAAAGAATTTTATTAATACTACTCCTGAAATTACATTACAAATTTCAAATTTAATAAGAGCTTTCTTTGTTAATAACAGACATAAAGATAATAAAGAAATATTTGAAGCATCTCTCAAAATATTATCTAGGGAAATTCAATCGTTTATTCCTGGATCATTAGGTCGTAAGTATGCTAATGAGATTCTAAATCTATTAAAAACTACTCCTAAATTTTATATTATACCATATAATAATAGAGGATTATTAGTAGTAAGATTAACATTAGATTCTAAAACTGTTGATTTCCCATTGTTAGTTACAGATCCAGTTATTGGAGAATACTTTGGGGACATTTCAGCAGTATCACTTCTTCGCAAGGAAAGTGCCATAGATTTAAATACTTCTGTTAATTTATCAAATTTTAGACAGTCAGCTATTAATCCAAAAGGATATTTTAGAGCCTTTAGTAAACCTGTTGTATTGTCGGTAAATTCTGCGGAGAGGACTAAATATAGTAGTGATCAACAAGAATGATTAAATCAAAGAAATAATGGTAATACATTTTTGGTTGTGTCAAGTGATCCTTTTGTAACTGATGATGATTTTAAAGGATTTTTAACAGCAACTACTGATGGTACTATTAAAACATATAGTACACAACATGATTACAGATTTGCTCTAATTGGGATGAACTGATTAGTATCTATAGATGATATCATTAAACAGTCTAATAATAGAAAGAATTATGATATTATTCCAGGGTATAGAAGCTCAGTGATTGCTAAGTATGTATATAAAGTAGCTCCAGATAGAGTCAGGGAGGCTATTAGAATACATTTAAATACCTCTAAGTATCCTAACCAGCGTATTAGAATAAATGGTATAGTATATAAAGATGCGGAATTAGCTATCCAAAATATATCTAATGATTCTAATATAGAGTTTGGTTATGAAACTAATGGAGATTTTAGATATCAGTCTGGAGTGGCTACCATGAATACTATTTTGTATAAGATAGTAAATAGAGAATCAGTAATTTCAATTAATGAAGGTCAAATTGAACAATTAAAACAATTATGTTCAGAAGCTCCTGAATTTAAAATGGGTATTTATGGAAGAGATATTATTGATACTCAAGTTAATCCTGCTGGAGATTATTGGTATGCTATTCAAGGTCATGAGTATAATACTAATATACCCATGATTATTGGTAATGACTATAGTATTGATTTGTCAGCGGTTAATAACGAACAAACAGCAGAAGATAAAAAAGTAGTAGAATCTATTAACGAACAGTTACAAGGGTTAAGACTTAATGAAGTTATTGCTACTAAAGATAACATCGATACAGTTGTTGAATCCATTAATTCTGAAATGGCTTCTAGGGTTAAATCTGCAGAGTTTGATATAGTTAAAGTTGAGGGAAAAACAATTACAACAGAATCAGTATTTGATCCTAAAGTAATGATATCTAATCAACTAAATACTCCAAAAGAAACTATCAATTTTTATAGAGATAAGATTTCTGACTTTGAACCATTTTTTGTATCTTTGCAAGACAAGAATTATACATATGTTCTTGAAAAGAAAAATAATGAGTGAAATATTAGAACATTTAATATAGCAGACGCATACATTAAATTTAGAGATGCTATGAATAGTATGAGTGCTATTATTACAGCTAATCCTAATTTAAGTAAGTATATAACTGCTTTAATATTAAATCAAGAGATAGATAAATCAACTGCAGAATCTTATTGAAATGAAATTAATAGTAATACTGCATTAATAGGATTACAACAGGAAGTTGAAGAATATTTAATTAATAAATTAAAGAACAATGAGTGTTAAGTGTGGATACACAATGAAGTATTATCCTCTATTAAGCAGAGTCTTTAATACAAGTACAGATGAAGAATTTAAATCGTTTTTAGAGGAATATTTTATAGATCCAGATAATGTATATAGAATGTTCTTGGGTGGGATTTCAATAAATCCTACCCAGACATCTATATTTGAACCTAAGAAGGTTAGTAGTAGAACTGGATGAGAAATAAAAACTGATAGTAAATCGGCACAACAGTTTTATATTGGGCAGTCAGTTCAATATAATAAGATGACAAGTGACTTTGTTAAGAAGATTATATCTTTATCAGTGTTTGATCTAGCAAGTGAGCAGTTTATAGATGCTAATAGAAAAGTTGGAGATATAACAGTATTAAATAGAGGTATTTTTGAATACAAAAAGGAGTTGCTAGGATATGTATTATCATATTTAGGAAAACCTTCTCCTAATTTGGATAGTATGACTGACATAGATATTGAATCTACTATGGAAAGTGCACTATCTGAATTTAGTGGTTATATAAATAATTCTCCTAATCTTGATAATAAATATTATCAAGCTTATAATTCATATGTAACTCTTAGAACATTTGATGATCTATTAAAGCAATTAACACCATTTGTCTCTATTAACCCAGAATATAGTAAGTCTTCAATATATTCTAGAAATAGATATATTTATAATGGTCCTAATGTTACTCACTACACAGGATTTAGTACTAATGAATTTATGTCTCAAGAAGAAAGTGTTAGTGATCTTGCTAAGATACTCTTAAATTATCTTCCAGAAGTTAACGTAAATGGAGATATTATTGATGGTACTTCTATTTCGTTATCTGGATTTAATTCTGTAATGGGAAAAATGAAGTTATGGGCAGAAGAAAGTTCTAATCCAGAAATAAAAGAAGAACTTAATAAAGGAACTAAAATGAACGTTAGTAAGCTCATATCTTTATATGAACAGGAACTATCTAGCAGAAAAGTCTCCAATCCTGAGCATATAACTTATTTAAGATCAAAATTATCGGCTATAAAAAGGTTTATATATGACTCTAAAATGCATGAGGATATTAAAAACATGTTTACACATCTAATGGAAAAAACTGTTCTTTCAAGCTATGTTAGTTATGAACAGAAAGATGGGAAAAACATGGAGGTTAGAAATCTAACGCAGCGTCCTGTTAAAATGCAGAGAGGAGCAATAGTAGAAACAGTAAAGGCTATTACTCAATATTGGAAGCAAAATAAAACTAGATTTAATGAGTTACTTAGAAAGTATAATGTTAGAGTTATGGGTTCTGTTATATCTATTGGAGATAGCAGAATTACATTAGAGGGAAATGGAAAAATATCTATTACTGGTCCCGTAAATAATTTTAATGAAATAGTTGGAGACTTTGTTAATTTATTAATATCGGATGATTTTGATCAGATAGCTAGTCAAGTATTTCCAAATAGTAACTATACTAAATATGAGTTATATGCTCCTGTGTTGGGAACTGTAATCTTTGATGTTATTAATAATAGCCAAACTAACCTTAATTTTGGACAAAGTAATAATCTTGGCAGAGTTCTTAGTGTTATTAATGGATCAGATACAGTTAATGTTATTAAAAATGCTGAAGGTAATAATCTACCGTTATATCAGATGATCTGTTTAAGTTATCAGCATAATGGTATATTTAATGAAATTACTAAACAATTAGAAAATAACTCATGATACACATCACAATATTATGATAATGCAGTATACCAAAATATTCAACATGTTAAGAGCCCTAAGATTAGATCTGAAGTAACTATTAACGGGGTTACAAAACAATCATCTGCTCTTACTGCGGATGACGTTATGCATTTGTCTATTGTGTATGACTTTTATCAAGGTTTAACTACTGATCAATCTCATGCTGAAGGATCTAGATCTAAATCAGGAATTGTTGGTATTCAAAGTCATGTATATTCTGATAAGAATAAACACTTTGTAATGCAGTTTGATTTAAATCAGACATGGAATTTTGGCAATGGTAATTCATTTAATGTTAAATCTGTCCTTGATCAATATTTTAAATCTGGGGATGAGGGTGACTTAGAACCTATAAAGAAAGCTTGGTTTGAAAGTAATAAATCTCAGGTAGAGAGTGCAATAGAAACTATTCTGTCAGATTATAGGCAAGTGTATCCAAATAAAGAATTTAATTCTATACATGATATTAAGGTATTCTTAGCCAAGAATAAAATAAACAGGATTAGAGAAGATTTTGCCAGAGCTAATGTGGAATTTGTTGATGAAATACACGCATCTAAAACTAAAGCAGGATGAGTATTTAATGAAACATTAGAAAATTTTGCTAATATATTTAGTAACAGAGATAAGTTTAATGAGTTTTACAAAAGTCAGTTTAATAGATTTTTAGAGGATAGTTCTAAGGCTTGAGACACTATTTCAGTAGATCAAAATATTGTTAACTCTTTTAAACAGAATAATCCTAAATTTGTTAGGGATGGTAAACTTCTTAAAGAAGTCAATGGTATTATTAATCCTTTATTAGGTGCTTATTTTATTACTGACTCATTTCTATCAAATGAATATAATAAAATGATGGTAGGAGATGTCTACGCACACCCTAATAAAGAAAAAGAAAGTCCTACCACAAATGGATACTTAGATCATAGTTTAGCTTCTAGATGAATATCTCAGGTAAAACGTATGGTTATTTATGGAGCTACATATCATTCTCTTGCACAAGGTTTAAAAAACGGAGTGCCAGAAAGAGTTAAAATGGCCGTTATATCTGATATGGGATCAAATGTAAATAACATGTCAGGAATGTCCAGTACAGTAGATTCTATGGATGGTTCAGGTTATACTAGTCCATTTATGTCTAGATGAGAGAATGTATCTCTTATAGATGCTGCAGTAGGAGCTAACAAGAAAACTATCTTCCACGATATTGATGCTAAACATGGATTACCAAAATTACTTAAATGAGCTGAATATGAGATAACTAATGCTATCAGAAGAAATAGTTCTGACACTAGTATGGAAAACATTTTCAAGAAAATGCACAGCTTAGAATTGCCATTAGATGTTACCATAGATTATGATAGACAATTTGATGATCTATTCTTTAGGGATAGTATAAGTGGAAAATATTATAAAATATTACATGTTAATATTTCAAATAATGTAGCTCATAGAGAATTAGTTGAAGTTACCAAAGAGGGTGTTCCTATTAATCCTGACAATATTATTATTACTGATAAGTTAATTAGAAATATATATGATATTGACCAAACATTTGGTGGTGCATGGGCTATGAAAATAGATGACCGTACCAATAATCTTCAATATTCAGAGCATAATCTAGATTATACTAATCAAATTATTTGTGATTATGATCTTAAAGATTCTATGATTAGTTGGCTGGTAAATAAGTCAGCTATTAAAGTTGGAGCTTCAAATATCAATGATGTAACTTCTTGAAATGATAGTACTCCATTATTATTTACTACAATGTCCACTAAATTCGGGGGTGTTCAAATGAATGCTGATCATGAACTTGATGAAGCAGAGGTAACAGAAATGACTCAAATGATTAATGGTCTTGAACAAAATGGATATACTCATCATCTAGCAACACAAGTTTATGAAGAAATTGGTAAATTCTGTTACGATGCCATTAGTAAAATTCAGGATATTATTTATAATGGAAATAAGGATGATCTTTACAAAATATTTGGAAAAGCAGTCATTAAAGCATTTGCTGGAGGTAGTAAGGATACTCTTGGTTTAGCCCAATCTTTTGTAAAACTTGCTCAGGAGGGACTAGAAAACAATAATTTAGAATACAGAATACCTTTTAGTTCTTCTTCTATCAATGGTATTTTTAATTCTACAGTAACATCCTCTCTAGTAAGAGATGCTATTAGACGTCATTATAATGGTGTTGCAGCAGTATTAAATCCATCATATAATGTAGTTCAATATCATACTATTAACGGTGAAAATTATCGATATGAAGAATTAATAGATTTAATTGCAGAGACTACAAGAGGTACAACTTATGAGAGAATGACTGTAGACGACGCTATAAATAAAGTTTTTGTTGTTGACACAAATGGGAATGTAGTTGTAAATCCTTTTATTGATGATATTACTCCAGATAACCCAGTAGATTTTGAGGATACTATTATTGTCTGAGGAGAAAATAATCAAGTAGTAAAAATAGATAAAATAGATAATTATGATAAATATATATACTACCGATTATATGAACCTGGACGAATGAGTAGATGAACAACTAAAGCGAAAAATCTTAAAGGATCAGATACTACTTTTGTTGCTAATGGGCGTAAATACAGTATGTTTGAAAGTCCTTATGCTCAAGTACTTCATTATTTTATTGAAAGCGACAGCAGTGCTACTAATATAGAAACCCTCAGAGATGAGTTACGTAGTGAAGTGATAAAATCAATACCTAATGAAAGAGCTGATGAGAATGTTATAGAGAATATAGTCAATAACAGATTACAACTTATAGTAAATGAAATTACTCCATTTATGCCAAACGGATTTACGGAAAAAACTTCATTTACAAAATATATTCCTAATATTAAAAAAGCTTTAATTAAAAAGCAGCAATCTGTTCTTAATAATTTAGCTGATGGTAAGCCCATTGATTGGGGAGGATTAATGTTAAATGCTACAGAGTGTAAAGTTATCCCAGCACAGATTATTATGGGTAAGCTTTATGCTAAAGAGTTAGGATTACTTCCTGGTGATTCTATTGCTAAAATTAAGGAACAAGGTCCAGAGTTCTTTATAAATAGAATTGAAAGCTACTACAATTTCTATGATAATGCAGATGAGTTAACTTATGATTGAACTTTATTTGATGGAGCAGGAAATAAGTTATATGTTAAACTTAGAAATCCTAAGGTTAATGAACTATTTACTAATTCATCTTTAGATTCTGATTATAAGATTATTGACGGTTCCGTATACTTTAATGGTAATGAAATCTGCTCTTCTGAAGGAAAACAATTCTTAAAATATACTGATTCTGATAATGTTCAGCATAATGTAGTTATTATTGATTCAGTAGATAGGTTAAAAGAACTAGAAAATTCTAAGATGTTTACCTATACTCATAGAAACTACAGGATTGATAACTATATTGACTTAGTAAAAGAAGAGTTTGGAGAAGGAACATCTATTCAATTAACTTACCGACCAACTGGAAGTAGAAAGTATACTACTAGTAATATTGCTGAATTTAATGATAAACTCGAAATAATTCGAGCATTAGCTGAAAATCAAGATTATAATTGAACTAAACAAATTAGAAAATTAGCAGAAAATAAATATAAATCTTTTGAGAAGAGTTTATATTTTGTTGGCACACGTATCCCTTGTCAGTCTATGCAATCATTCATGCCTGTAGAAGTTGTAACATTTACTGATAGTGAAACAAACGAAATTTTTGTTCCATCTAACCAAACATGGTTACAAGGTAGTGATTATGATATAGATAAAAGCTATGTTTTAGGTTATTCTGTATCATCTAATGGTCGTATTAATACTGATGAAAATGCAACACCTTATTTACGAGCTGATGCATTAAGAAATAGAGTTGTAGATGGTATATTTAATGTTATTCTTAATCCTAGAAACCAAATTAACTTAACAATGCCAGTAACTACTGACCGAATGCAAGGTCTTGCTAAAAGATCTAAGATGGGAGAATCTGCTAAATATATGAGTCCTTATAATCCAGCAAGTAAGTACTTAATGCAGATTCAAAATATGGTTGGTAAGGCAGTTATTGGTAATGTTGCTACAGCATTAAAAAGTTTCTTTGCTTTAAGCAACGTATATAATACTAGGTTTAGAGAGATTAATGAAGCAATTCAAACTGGTAACTTTGATACAGCTAGAGAAATGTTAAAAAGATATACATTTATTCATAATGATAGACTAATAACATTGGCTAACGTTAATATGGAAGTGTTTGAAAGTTTACCTGAAAATACTCCTGAAGATATTAGACAAACTCTAGCACAGGTAATAAGTTATGAAGATGCTTTGGATGATCAATCTATGGTACTTGGAGAGCTGCTTAATGCAGCTACAGATAGTATCTAACTTACTGATTATCAGTGAGTTACATTGTCTGTCAACTCCGTGAAAACGGGAACACCCTTAGAGATTTAAATACTAAGCTATTGTAGTAATATAGTAGTGGCTAAGCTAACCACTTAGAGATAGTAATAAGTTTAAATATTGGGCAATCCGTTACTAAGCTTCCTAAATAGGAAGAAAGTTCAACGACTATCGAAATGCAGAAATGACAGAGTAGAGTAGAACTTAAGTAAGTTCGAAGTGCGGAGATCCTATATAGGATAAGATATAGTCTGAACTCATGGGAAACTATGAGAGAACTTATGGGAACGATAAGTTCGTAACAAAATTGAATGCTAAAGAATTAGTTCTTAAAAAGATTAATGCAGATACAAATTGGGTAGATATTTACACTATTTCTCTTATGTTAGGTGAATCATTAAATGAGGTGGGTAATCTAATGCTTGATGATGATATAACCGAACTAGTAAACGATTTTACCACTAGTATGTTTAGTGATGAACAGAACTATGATAAAGTTCGTTATGTTGCTGATAAAGCATATACCTCTGAAGGAAAGAAAAAAGAGAAATATCTACAATTGCTGGATAAAGTTATATCTGCGGATGAAGTACGTATCTTAGGAAAGATACTTAAAATTAATCAAGGTCTTCCTACTAATACTTCTGATTTATATAGTTATGTTAAATCTATTGAAAAATATATTGAAAGTAGATTTAATAGACAAATATTAGAAGAGCAAGAAGAGTACTTAAGAATTGAAAAAGAGTTAGAAAAAACCTGACTAACTCCTGAAAAGAAAGAAATATTAAAAGAGGAGAGAAGATTACAGAAAATATATCCAGAATTAGAAGAAGGGTCTCCATTATATAATTTCTATAATAAATATAATTTAATATATGAAGATATAAATGGTAATATTAGACATGGAGATTTAGAAGCTAAATTAGGTAAACCTAAAGAAGCTATAAAGGCTAGACAAGATTACTTTAAGTCTAGAAGAGAAATGGCTAATATCTGGCAATCTTTTGACTTAGTTAGATTTATTACTGACCCAATCTATAAACAGGAAAGTATTGAAAAATACGAACAAAATAAGGTTAATTTTAATATCTTGGAAGTAATCAGTACAGTTCCTCATTTTAGAGAAATGTTTAATGTTCTTGCAATTAACAAGAGTGTTCTTAATAGTTTATCATCTAGAAATAGATTGGAAGATATAATTCTAAATCAACTTAGTCGAAACTTTGCTGGTATTCGTATGGATGTAAGCAAACCACTAAATAAACTTGAAATTAGAGCTATAAAAGACCAAATAGATAAGTATCTTATTAGATCTTGGATTATTAGTAAAGGAATTGAAATAAATGTTCCTGCTAGTCCTAAGAATCCAGCTCCTTATATGTTAAGATTAGATAATGAAAATAATATTAACAAGTTTAGAAGTTATGTTGAAAACTACGCTATTCCTTTATTAAAGGATAAGTTGAAAGATAATAAGTTTGTTCAGCTATTAACTTTTGGACTAAGACAAGGAGTTCCATTCTATAAGCTACCACTTAATATGGTTCAAGTTGATAACACTCAGAAGACTAGAGCTTTATATGAAGAAGCATTATATGCTTTTAATAACCTTAATAAGATTAAAGTAAGTGGTATTGATATGAACTTAGTGGATATGTTTTATCTATACAACTTAATTGTTAATCAAGATAAGTTCGGTCCTAATTCTATGACTAGGATATTTGAAGACTTAGTATCATCTGGTAATGAAGATTTACTTATCTATGATTTTAATAGCTGAATTGATAGTCAAAATATTGAAGACTTAGTTAATAAATTTAGAACAGAAGAAAATAGTATTAGGTTTAATTTAGTAGAATCAACTCCTATTGTAGATGATATAGATTCTGATATTGGATTTAAAGAAGCTCCTTTAGAAGAGGATATTGAGGAAGCTCAATATGAGGAATTAGTTGATAATCAAGATTCCAATGAGAAGCAATTAGTTGCTTGAGCAAGAACATCGGATAATTCATATGAAGTTTCAACTAAAGGTGATAGTAGATTCTCTGCTCTTAATGCTACTTTTAAAGAAGGTACTATTATAGATGGTGTTGATGTTTCTGGAATGACTATTGAAGATGTATATCAAAAAGTTATTAAGAAAAGTAGTAAAGGCAAGGCTCCAGCTAGAGGTTCTATTGTTGATTTATATGAAAAAGACCCTGAGGGACTTCCTGTTTGGCTAGCTTGGAAACATAAATTTCCAAATGATTTTTGGAATAAGCTATATAATACTAAAGTTACAGAACTTACTAAGGAAGATATGGAGGATTTCAGTTATTATGTAGGTTATCTACCATTGTGGCAAGAATGGGCAAGACAGAATTCTGAGCTAATGGATGAGCTAAGGATAAAATCTTATAGCAAAACTCTTACTGACAAGTTCGCCACAACAAGAGTAAGTCAAGCTAGAGCATTAGCTGATATATTAAATAAAGAAACAAATAATACTGATAATAATTATTATTATCAAACTAATCCCTCAACTAAATCAAAACTTATAACAATAATTAAGGAAGCTAACCTAAGGGGACTTCATATAGTTACTGACTCTGATTTAGTTAATGAAGATTCTACTACTAGGAATGCTAGGGGATTTGTGAAGAACGGTGAAATTTACATTAATGTAGATAGAGCTGAAGATGATACAGTAGTCCATGAATTTAGCCATTTATATTTAGCAGATGCTAAAGTGAATAGTCCTAATGAATACTATTCAGTACTAAGTAGAGTTAGAAATACAGGTACTTGGAAATATATGAGAGAGATGCCTGAATATCAAAATAAAAGAGGATCTGATTTTGATGAAGAGGTTCTAGCAACTTTAATTGAGCGGGCATATAATGAGGGATTAGGAGGAGTAGATTATGATGTTGTAATAGATGCTCTGAATCTTGTATCTCCAGAATTTAAATCATTTATAAAATCTGATATTCTACCATCATTAGGAGAGACATTAATAGAGAATTATAAGGTATCTCAAAAGATAGCTACGCTTAAAAATAAGCTCATCAAAGATAATATTATTAAAGAGGATTGTAAATAATGGAATGTACATATGAAACTACAATAAACGGTAAGAAGATAAAGTTCAGCTCCGAAATGGAGCTGGACAACTTCTTATCAAGTAAATTAGCAGATTATCAAATAAACGAATCAGATTTAACTTTTCAAATTAATCCTATGGATAGTACCATAGAAAAGGTAAATGTTATTACAAGTAAAGTTAAAAATGCTTCCATAGAATCTGTAATTATAAATGATGATGGAGATTCAGAAACTATACTTAAGATTCCTGACTCAATAGGTACTACTAGATTTATTACATCTAATGGAGACCCTTCTAATATGCAAAAGGAATTAGTTCCTCCTTTTAACTTAAATGATTTCTTAAAAAAAGAAAGAGAAAGATTAAGTGTAGAAGGAATGACTAAACCTCAAATTGATTCATATTTAGAAAAGTTACAAAAGTCTTGAGCTCAATTAACTGATTATGGTACCGAAATACATTCCTTATTTGAAAGTATTATTAATAATACTACATTTAAACCAATTAATTTGAGTGAAGAACAAGTATTACGTTTAACTGAAGAATTTAAATCTTTTATTGAAGACATTAAATCTAAATATGGTAAAAATGTTAAAATCTTAACAGAAGTTCCTATAATATCAGATAAAATTCATGAAGCATATCAATCAGAAGGGATTAAAAGTATTAATGGTAGAATTGATATGTTAGTTATTGACCAGAGGGGATTCGCTCATATTTATGATTTTAAAGTTTCCAGAAAAGAAGTGGGAATATGAGAGGATACTAGGAACATACAAGGATCAACTACATGGCACTCTACTAAAAAACGTTCTGCGGGATATCAGTTAGGAATATATAAGAATATTCTAGCACAATATGGCATTACTGTTGGAGAAACAAACATTGTCCCCATTAAGATAGATCCAGAATATAATGAAGACGGAACTATCAATAAGCTAGATGATGCTTATATTGATTTTACTAAAATAAAAGTAAATCCCAATGCTCCATATACAGAAACTATAAATACTATTCTTCCAGTAAAAACTTTACTTGATGATATTGATCTTATAAACTCAATTCAGGAACCAATGACTAGATTTGTTCCTAATTATGCAGTAGAAACTCAGGTACAGAGAAATACAGTTACTGTGGATAAATATATTAATAATCCTAGAATTGTGCATTATATTGATGATACTGATCCAGAACGAAAGTTTGGAAAATACTGAATTTGAAATAAGTATAAGAAGAATCGTAAAGTATATGCTAAAACAGAGAAGGAACTCAGAGAAAAAGTACAAGAATTAGTAAATGAAGAAAATAAGCATATTCACTCTGAAATGTCTACCCTAGCGGATACTATTCAGCAAATTATTGAAGGATATGGATCCATTGATGACTTAGCTGCTGATAACCAATTTAAGTCTGATTATTGTAAAAAGATATTTAGAAAATATTTAGTAAAAAAGAGTGAAACTGACTATGGATGAACTTTCCAGAATAATCCTAAGTTTGTAGCTGCGGGTATATTTGTATTTACTAAAGATGGTAAAATGGAAATAATATCAGTAACTCATAATGATATTCATTCTGTTGTTAATTTAGGTCTTGGTAAATCTATTCAAGGAGCAACTAAAAAGGACAGTGATATTGATAGTCATGTGGTAATGCAAGCGTCTAATGGTAATATTGACCTTATTAAAGTTATGTGCTTGTTAAACAATATGCCTGAGGTACTTAAAGGGTATAAAGTTAATAAAATAGAATCACATAATATCTGAATGCAAAAAGGAACAGAAACTTATTCTGAAACTCTTCTAGATAACTTTTCTGAATTATGTAGAATACACGGTATTACTAATAGTCTTACATCTCAAAATTTTGCAACGACATTAGAGGCCGCTGTAAATATAATAAGAGACACTGCTGGTGAAGAATTACTATCTCACATGGGTAATTGAGAATTTAATTTTAGTCCTGATGATATTGTAAATGGAGCTCCATTTATCTTACAGAAAATGGAACAATTAAGGAAGTTAAAGTCAGCAGATGGTTTACGTACAGCTTTACGAGAGGGTAAATGAAATTTTGATGATCCTATTCAGTTAGCATATATGTTATTAGGTAGAGCATTAAATAAGCTAAATGGATATTCTATTTATATTGAACAAGATCCTAAATTGTGAGTAAACTTTTCTAGAGAAGGATGGTATACTGGTTCATATGTAAACAGTGCAGGTAATTCTTCCTCTAAAAATATTCAAACATTGAGTAAAATATTTTCAGTAGCAGAAGCACATGTTAGAAGAAAGGAATTATCATATAAACCCAGAATTAGTAAAGTAGTTAAAGCTTTCTATGAGTATAATCACAGAAATAGACTTATTGGAGGTGAGGTTAAGTTTTTTGATAACTTATTTGTTAAGGATGCAAATGGTAATATAGATAAATCATTTAGACTAAAAAATCCTTCAGATAGTAGTTTGGCTAAAGAAGAATCTGACTTTATTAAGATGTTTCTAGAGATAGTAAACGATTTTAGATTTGATGGTAATCAAAGTAAAATAGCCAAAGCTATTGAAGACGGGTCTTACTATGAAGTTCCTGTTTCTATGGGAAGTACATCTACTCAAATCCACAATAAAGGATATAAACAAGCCTTTACATCTAAATATAATGAAGCTTTAAACTTTCTGAAACTTCTTCCTGAGCAAGAGCAACAGTTTAGAGAATCAAAAGGGGAGCCAAAGGTATACAATAAGTATAGATTAAATGGACTTAGTAGATCTGATTTAATTGAAAATTATGGTATAGATGGTCTAGAAACTCAACTTGAAGATTTACTATTAAATGTCATCCATACATACACAATGGAAGAAGTAATGAATGAATATCTTCCCAGACTTCAAGGTATTAAGATTGCCTTACAATATCAGACTGGGATGTTTGGAGTAGTTACTGATCATGTTTTAGAATATATAGATAAATTTATTGATGCCAACGTTTATAGTAAGCCTATTATGGCTAAAGAGTTGCAAGGTGCATATAAGATGTTATCTGTAGTTAAATCAATAACAACAGCTACCGCTCTTGGCTTAAATCTTAGATCAGGTATTCGAGAGATGATGCAGGGAATGTGAATACATCTAAGTAGAACTATGGCAGAAGCTTATGGAAAAGATCAGTTTACTAAAAAGGATGTTGCTAAAGCATGAGCTATTATATTTAAACAAAGTGTTAAAGATGTTAATACTTTAACATTAATTGATGCCTTAAATGTGGATTATGGAATGGCTAACGCTGATCCTCATCAAGTTCAAGAGAGACTAAGTTCATCTAAAACGGGTGTTAAAAATTTAGATTCTGATGCGTTATACTTCTTTAATAGAGTTCCTGATTCGTATCATAGAATGGGATTATTAATTGCTAAGATGTTACATGATGGATGTTATGAAGCTCATAGTATTGTTAATGACCAACTTGTCTATGATTTCAAAAAGGATAAAAGATTTAATTTATTGTCTGATTCTAAAGCTGATAAGAATTCTTTAGAGTATAAAAAGCAACATGCTTTATATACTGCTATGAGAGAACAGTTTAATAGAGAAGGATGAAATATCCAAGATGGAGATGATTTACCACGGGCTTATACTATTCAAGAGGGAACTAGTATTAAATCGTTTGCAGAATTATGCTTTGGCCACTATGATAAAAGTACGCAAATGCTTATGAAACAAATGTTTCTAGGCGCTATGATTCTACAATTCAGAACATTCTTATCAGCTAAGTTTGAACAGTGGATATTAAAGCCAGATACTTATAATCAAGGACAATATACTGAAAAATTTGATGAAAATGGAGTAAGATATGTTCGTATATTTACATTTGATGAAAAAGGAATTCCATCTGTTAGGATCGGTCTTGAAACAGAATTAAAACCTGATGACGTTTGGGAACCTTATATTGAATGGCAAGGTAGATTTATGGAGGGAATTGCATATTCAATAATTAGTTTTGGAAAAACACTATACAAGTTAGATTTTAATGGTTTTAAAGAACTATGAAAAAATCCAACTAAAAGAGCTAATTTCTATTTATTCTTACATGATATGATTTGAATGTCTATACTTATGTGAATTGTTAAAGCTCTATTTTTATCTGGAGAAGAAGATCTTGGACCTGTAGGTCATTTAGTAGGTACTTCGTTATATACATCTTTTTCTGATGGGCCAATTACTGGTATTATGTCTTCAATGTTTGGAGATCTAAATCCACCTATGCATAGTATAGTTGTGAACTTATACAAACAAACTTCTGGAATAATTACAGGAGATGTTAACTTATTTGATGCTGGTGTTAATTCATTTGGAGCATTAAATAGTTTAAAATATATTGGTGATCAGTTAGAATAAAAAAAAGAACCCCTTTGTCGTACACATAGTACAACAAAGGGGTATTTTATAAATTTATAGTTAATAGATTACTTAGGAATTAATACCATGTTCATTCTTTTACCTTCCAACTTTGGTTTAGATTCAACTTTAGCAATATCTTCAAGATCCATGACTAAACGTAATAAAAGAGCTTCTCCCTGATCTTTAAACATAATTTCTCTACCTTTAAACGTTATGTATGCTTTTACCTTAGCTTTTGATTTAATAAATTCTCTGGCATGTTTTAGTTTAAATTGATAATCATGTTCATCTGTCTGTGGGCCAAATCTTAGTTCTTTAATTACAACTTTTGCTTGACCTGCTTTTAAAACTTTCTCTCGTTTTTTCTGTTGGTATATAAATTTCTGATAATCTTGAAAGATACATACTGATACTTGGTTTTTATTGTTATCAATATATGATGATAGTTCAATTAAATCAGTATTAGTATCCACAGCTTTCCTTAAAGCGTCAGAAAGAGAAATTAACTCTTCGCTATCTTTTATTCTGATAATCTGAGAGTTAATTTCATAATTTATAGAGTAATTTTTCATTTACTTCTTTACTTTCTTATCATTATTACATACGGTACATACACCCATTCCAGTTTTTTCACTTATATTAAAGACTCTCTTAAATTTACCGTAAGTAGTATCTTGAAACTCGTGAACAATATTATTTTGTGCACAGCTGTTACAGTATTTTATTTCTGTATTTGCCATTTTTATATATTTTAAAATTAATTATTTAAGTATTTTAGAAGCTAAACATGAAACTTTATTAAATAGATCCTCGATACTTCCATCATTATTAATAATATAATCAAATTTGTTCTCATTAAGTAACTCTATTACTTCACTTTCACTACGATGAGAGCCTGGAGTTTGATTTCTATCTATATAAATCACTATTCCATTATTATTTTTTACTTGTTCATATTCATTAATAAATCGTAGATCTGATATAATAATATTGTCTTTATCTAATAAAGTTCTTGATACTCAGAAGTTATTTCCAAAATATTCTCTTATGATTTCGGTTCCAAATATTTGTAAAAGTTGTCTAATACTAATATAATAATCTGATATAGTATTTAACTTCTTTGATTTTATTATTCTACTTAATTGCTTATCTGTAATCATTAGATTTTCATTTGGAAAAGCTGTAACATAAATATTCTGTAAATTAATATATCAATTTTCTTTAAAGTCTCTATCATTAAACTTTTCAACAGGAATATTAATTAAAACAGATAAAGCTTCTTTCATTGAAGATGCAAAGCTTGTAATTTCATATTTAGATACAATAAAATCATATACTATACAATATAACCAATATTGTCTCATTCATTTCGGAACAGAAAGACAATATTTCATCATGTGGGCAGTTAAATCTTTTCCAGAATTCTTAAGCCCAGAAATTGCTATAATAGTTTTCATTAATTATTCAATTATAAATTTAGCAGTAAAGTTCATACTAGGATATTTATGACTAAAGGATCTATTATATATTGAATATATGTGTTTTGTAATACGATCCTTAATAATACTTCTTGATAATTCCTTGTCTTTACTGTTAGTACTCCTTGAGTATAATCGAGTTACTATATCATCAATAGTCCAACCTCGAACATCCTTCTTTTCTATACCTAAGATAGATAATATATAGTTGAATGCTTTAGAATTAAAACTGTTTAATCTTTTGATAGTTTCCCAATTATAAAGCAAATAGATACTAATTGAACATGGGTATTCATTTATATTATATGAAGATAGTAGTTTAATACCGAGATTTACATTATCAGGATCGTTATATGATATAAGATTACCTAAACTTATAATATCATCTTCTGTTACTTTAAGCTGCTTATTAGAAACAAGTTTTTCTAAGTCAGAATCGTAAATAATATTTGAGTATCTTGTTAGTAAATTTTCTGCAAATGTTACTTCCCGTAAATTAGATAACAAAATTACCCTACCATAATACACTTGTTTGCAATCATTCGGTAAGATTGATCCATTTATTAATACTGAAGCCCAACTATATAATCCATTAAGATTCGGATCTCTATACTTATTACATAGAGTATTAAACCTTGAAGATTTATCAGGATTTTCAATATTATCTATAATATAATCTATAAAATAGTAACAGTTCTCACTTACTGAATATAGGATTAAAACATCTTTAATATCACCTGATGATACTAAAGATGTAAGTTCATAATTTCTTAAAGGTATATTATTGCTTATAATAACAGTATCTGCTTTTTCTGGATTTAAACAACGTTTTATAGGAGTTAATGTACTAAGTTTATTCCTAGGATATTTACTAGTAGGATCAAAATACACTTTTTTCAAAGCCTCTTGATCTTTAATATTACATTTAGAATTAATTTTATCATTAATACTCTCAAGATCTCCTAGATATACCCCACTAGATGTTCCTGGTGTAGGAATAAGATTATCATCTATCCAACGTATTAAGTAGGGAGCCATATAAGACCCTTCTTGTAGGTAATAATCTTTACGAGTCCCAAAATCACACAACTTTACTAAATTTGTCAGATTACTACTATCTATATCACAGTGAATATAGTTGTAACATAAGTATTCATTACATAAAATATATTTAATTTTATCTTTGTTGGCTTGTAATATCATTTTAAATAAGTTTTTTAGCTACTTTAGGATTAAGTAAAAGCTTACTACATTTACCAGGATAGTATTTATTTAATGTCTTTATTAAACCAAAAATTAGGTCTTCTGTTAGTAATAATTTCTCGTTATCGACTATCTTAAGAATACGATCTATAATTATATCTATTTTAGATCCAGATTGACTAAGATATAACAAACTATAATTTATAAATCTTGTAGTAATTACAGAGGCTATATCTGCACGATACTTATCCTTATCATATAATTGACTTTCAAGTGTTTTCTTAATATCATTCCAGTCCTTATTAATTAAATCTTCTGGTGAAGGGAGTTTATCAAGTTTATTTGCAATAAATGTAGTAAACAACCCTCCTACAATATCGTCTTCATCTAGAAAACACCCAGATGCAATCTGAAGAATGAAAGCTAGATTTTCAGGTTTAGACCAGTCATCAATACTAGAAATAGTATTAATAAACATAGTATAATTTCGAGCATTAATTTTAGACTGTCTAGCTTTTGAGCGATCTATTAATTCATCTCCATAAAGAAGCATAAAATTGATAGCCTGGTTATTATATCCTTTTTCTTCTGCATATTTAGCCCAATCATATTTATCAAACTTAATATTAAAGTTTAACATACGAGTTTTAATAGCCTCATCAATTTCTGTTACATTAAAATCCCCCCCTTCAGGATTAGCTGTTAAAACAACAGTACTATTAGGAGGTAATTTCCAAGAAAAATATTCTTGTCTTGATATAAGCTCCATAACTGCAGCTAAGACAGTAGTAGAGCTACGATTAATATCATCAAGGTTCAAAATAGTAGGTTTATTTGGATCAATACTTTTTATCCATTCTGGGATTGCATAACTCATTCTAGTTTCTTCTGATATTTCCCAACCTGCTTTACTATAACTTTCTATAAGTTCAGCTGTTATCCACCTACACTCATCATTTTTGCAAACATAATGCTCTTTAATAGGCCACCCACAAAGTTCGCCTGGATCTGACATCTGACTTAGATTTTTCTTAATATAATTTGCTCCAATTTCACTAGCTATTTGTTCAATTAAACTTGTTTTCAATTTTGTTATCTCTAGAGCTTTTTATCTCTAGATTCTATATCTTCATATTCGATATAGTTCAGCATATCTTTTCACCTCTAAAAATAGTAAGGTGGAGCACACTCTTGGGAAAATTATATTCTGTATAACAGGTTCATTTCCTATGCGTTGCACTGTAGCAAATCATTTAAATCTGCTATTAGCTCAGGATTAGCATCTCAGCCTTCCCTGAATTTGCGCTCTAATAATTTTAAAGATTTCTCTTTAAAACGGCAATCTTTGATTTTATTAAATATTTGATATTTTCTATCTAAATAAATTGTTGATTTATAATATAGGTGATATAAATAGGCAGTTGCCTTTATTCCTGAAAAACTAAATGCAAAAGTAAAATCGCTATGATTATTAGAAAACAAATGTCTAGGCTCTAAGTAGCTTACCATTTTACTTAAAAATTCTTTTGCACCTAAACAGCTTATTTCTGGTTTATCATATAATCCTAATGACCCATCACCATCAAAATATCCTCTAATAAAATGTCTTATTAAATCTTTAGATTTAAAGATATTTTCATTAGGAAATTTTAAAGTCAGTGACTTTTTAGGAGTGCATCCGTAAGAATTTAATGTTTCTCATAAGTGTTTATTTGTTAGAGCAAATCTACATCTAAAATATTGCTTATTGTTACATATAATAGATGATATTTTTACTCTATTACCTATTACTTGAAAAAACTTCTGTAATTTATATAAATGTTCCACATCAGATCCTTTTAAAGAAACTTCAAAATTATAATGAGGTTTTCCATTTTTAGGAATTGAAGCAATATATCCATCAGCAAAAATAAAACCCAATCAATAAGCTTTTTCTTCGGTATCTATAATATCAAAAATGTGTTCATTAAATTTTAGCATATTTTGAGTATTAATAACTGGTATTCCAAGTTTCTTTAATCTAATAGAAAAATTGCTTCGACTAATTCAAAGTAAGTATCTAAATTACTCCTTCGTATATTAATGTTATTATTATGAAGAATAGTGGAAATAGTATTTCTGGATACATTATATAGCTTAGCTATATCACTACAAGTTTTACCCAAATTATATAGTTTACAAATATTAATTTTTTCAGATAATGTTAATTTACTACACTCTCTACAAAGAGAATTTCTATTAGCTACACGACTAACTGTAGTAGGATGTACTTTACAAATTTTACTTATATCTTTAATCTTATAACCTTGATTATATAAATCAATAATCTTATTTTCTAAATCATTACTAATTTTTTGCATAATATTTAAATTTTAAATAAATTAAATCTATGCAAAAGTAATAATATAAAACAATTTAATCAAATATTTTATAATAAATTACCTATACCAGGAAGTGAAGTAAGTTGAACACTTACTGGAAATTCTCCTCTTTCATGAAGAGATTTATTATTATTTATAATATATTTTAAAATAGGTTTTATTTCTCCTAACGTTAATTCCATATTTATTACGGTATTAATACAGTTATTCCTGGAAACTTCTGAGATTTATTCCCATCAGATGTAATAATCCAGATTAAATTTTTATAAGTTGAAAATGTAAATTTAGATAAGTAACCATCAGTAAATATCACACAAGAGCTAAATTCTTTATGTTCTCTATAATAACTTATAGCATCGGTAATGTCTGTATCTCTGCGACCTACAAATTCAAATTTAGACTTCTTATCAAACTTACATATTTTAGTGATTTTAGTATCACATTCTACAATTGTTATCTCTACGCCTGTTTTATATATATGATTAATCTCTGACATAAAATCAGAGAAATTATTCATATTAATGGAACCTGAAGTATCAATAACAACACATATATTTGGCTTTCTTTTTAAACGAGTCCCTCTAGCATCAGGTAATCTCTTTGACGGCCTCATTCTAGTTAATTGTAAATCACTACTAATAGAATCTCCAACCACTCTCCTAAGATAATTTCTCCAGTTAAAAACAGGAGGATTATTTTTTATTTTTTCAAGTATTTCTTTTAATTCTCCAGGTATGTGACCTGCTTGTTTATTAATAAATGCTTCTGTTTCTTTTAACTTAGACTTTACTTGATTTTCATATAATTTACGTTCGGCTTCTGATATATCTGATGGCCACATTGTGTGATCATCAATTTGCTTGAAATCACCAACACCAACACCAAGCATACACTTATCAGGATGTTTCTTGGCGAAATCCTCAATTTCTCTATAATAATACCATGATCCTCTATTAGGTTCAAGCTTCTTACCAAGTATCTTTGAAAGAGATTGAAGTGTGACACAGCCACCAGGTAATCCTGTAATTAGCTGATTTATAGACACGTCTTCAGCAATATTCATATTATAAGGATTATCAGCTTTGAATTCATCAGTGAGATGAAAGAAGCATATGTGCATAACCTCGTGTGTAAGTACAGCTATTTGCTCATTATCAGTAAGTCCTTCCCAGAATGTTTTATTTACATATAACGTAAAATTAACGCCATTAGGACCAACTGCTGCTGTCTTTACAGAATGATTATTATCTACTATCTCCTTACGTAAATTCAGCATAAAAAGGCCGTAAAAAGGTTGCTGAATAAGTAACTCTTTACATGCTTTAATTAATTGCATATTCTATTTTATCTTTATCAAGCCAACGCTTAAATGTTAATTTTACAATGCCTTTTATAGGAACATCTAACATTTCATAATTAGCTCCACATTCATAAAAAATCCTAGGATTGTGAGCATCATAAGCCCAACAAATCCCAGGATACTCATTAGTTAAACAATATTTCTTCATTAATGTTGTTTACAATATATTACTCCTTGATAACGGCTGTTAAAACAAAGACTACATTTTCTGCAATCTCCTTTACATTTTACAGCATTATCTGGTAAATTATTAAATTGAAACTTATCTACACAGAAAAACCAACGGTGCGCTTTAATATTTGGAGAAGAAGAATTTACTATAAAGTGAACTCAGCTAAAATTTAAGTCCTCTCTACAAGTATAACAATATGTTTTAATTCCAAAAACTTTATATAATCATCGTCCAATATTAGATCATCTATCAACGGACTGTTGATCTGGAAAATCGCCTGCTTCATTAAGTCTAACGTATTTAATCTTAACAGGAGCATTTAATATATAATACATTAACATGTCTTTAAGATCTTTATCATCCCACAAATACATGTATGACTCAATCAATGTGTTCTTGTGTAAATATGCTTTATATATACGTTCACATTTTTTAGCATAACATACTTTATTACATCTACAGAATCCTAATCTTTCCGAAGGACAATGTACAGCAGATGTAATATTTACTATGAGTGTTTCTTTTGGCAATTTAGCATTCCCATATGAAAATACTTGCATATTACCTAAACCTCATCGTTCTTGAAATTTAATAATATTTTTACTTAACATAATTTTAATAATCAATACTAATTATATACTCACCTTCTTTTAAAATTCCTTTGCTTTCAAGATCTTTAATAATCAGGCTAACATGAGGATAAAAGTTTCTATACCAAAACAACTCATGCCTATACTCTTCTAAATAGATTCTTCCATAAGTAGATGTAACCAGGTCATCACACTCATCTACTTCAAACATAGTTACATTTCTAGGCATATTAATCGTATCTTCCTCCTGATAAAATCCAAGCACTATTACCTTGTCTGTCTGTGTATAAAGTGTAATAATGATAATCCCTCCATCCAGCTATACTATCAATATCATCAACTGTTACCTCCTTAAAGTGGTCTGATTTTTCTGCACGTTCATAATAAAAAGTATCTTGATATACTGGAGATCCCTGCTGTAAAATTTTAACAAGAAGTGCTTTCTTTTCTCCAAAAATTGCACTTCTTCTGGAACCATCTACAGCGTAGGGATACATTTCTGAAAACTCTAATCTAGTCATTATTCATATTTATTTAACCATCCCATTTGCCAACATCTAAATAGAAAATTATCAAGTACTTTCATCTCATCCTCAGATGATTTAATATTAGTGCTTGATATTATATCCTCTTTAGCTTTAGCAATTATTTCAAACCTATTATCTCCACAAACTTCTCCCATATTTTATCTTTTTCTAAGTTTAAATTCACCACAACATAAAGAACCACTAAGACTTAACCTTAAATAATCATAGACATAAGATTTATAGAAACCTCCATATGAGTTAATCTCAAGACCCCAATCCTCCAAAGCTCCAATCTGATACATAATACTATCTATATCATCAATAGGAATCATTGGTAAGTCTAATTCTTCATTACTAGAATTGAGAAATTCTTCTATTAGTTGTTTAATCGTTTCCATCTAGTAAGTTTCTTTTAATAAATTCTTCTTTAAGGGAAATAGCTAGCCCTCTGATTTGTGGATGGGCTGCAATACTAGTTCTAAGGTTAAAGAACTTTTTCCATTGTTCAACAGTTTTAGTCATAATTAACTCTGTTTTTGTACACAATGGAAGAATCTCACTCGCCTCTTGAGCTTTACAACCCCTATTAATTAGAGCTTTATAATTTACTTCAGCTGATTCACATTGAGATAAGAAGATATCAGTAGAATCTCCTTCGAAATGTTTTAGAATAGTATCAGGAATTTTATTTTTATCTGTAGCATCTACCCAATCATTATCCCAAAATTGATATCTAGCTTCTTTTAGATCAGCCCAGTAGGGAATAATAAAGGTAAGTTCATTATTAAATTTATCTGGGCTAAAATAACTAAATTCTCGACTTATAAAAATAGGAAGAATAAACTTTACTGTAATTCTTTTTTCATGATACTCTGTTGGTTCACATAGGTATTGAAGATCATCAAGCCAATTATTTTGATATAATACTCTATAATTAGAGGTTATATAAACATCATAATAATTATTAGTAACAGTACTATAAGGATTAGTTTTATACTTATTTATAAAAGTATTCCATTTTTCATTATCTTTGTTAAATATACTTTTATACGTATTATCATCTAATTTAAGATAAACAGTGCCATGCTCTAAACAACTAGTATATCCACGCTTAATAAGCATATCAATAAACTTTTTAACAGAATCTTCTGTTATCTTATCCTCACTTTTGTATGATACTCTTCCTGTTAATTCAATTTGTCTATATATACCATCTATACTAGGGATTTGGTCTAAAATTTCAAAACTACTTTTAATAAACTTCATATAACTGTTTACTGCTTTTGCTTATAGGTTATAGTTGGAACTGCAATAAATTCGGAGGCAAAACATGGTTCATCAATATCTTCCCAACTATTTTGTTCACTATACAATTTAGAAGGCCCAGTTATACCAATGTATCCATCCTCACATTTATATACATCTGTTGAGATTTCATAATGTCTGTGTTCATCAATGTATAGATTACTGGCAACTTTTTGAGTTTTATTATTAATAAGTGCCTCAGCGCTATACAATGAATATAGAGGATAATTATCTTCTATTAGATTTATTACTTCATTAACTTTCATTATCGACGATATTTAGGAGCATAAGTTACAGTAGGAATCTCTATATATTCTTCTGCAAATGCAGGAATATTATACTCCTCATAACCCACTTTACTGCGATCATTAATAAGACCTGTAATAGCTACAAAACCATTGTCACACTTATAAATATTAGTAGTAATATCAAAATTACGATGCTTTGAAAAGTTGTAATTTTCTACTACAATATCAGCTTTTCCAAGTTCTACAGCTTTAGCTGCAGAATTAATAGAATAAAAATCATTATTATTAATTTCTGAGATAATTTCTTTTACTTTCATATTTTGCTTTTTATTTAAAATTAATTATTCTTATTCATAGGTTGTATTTCTATATTTTTGCAGATCTATTTCAAACTTTTTGGTTTTTGAATATCCACAAGGACTCATAAATTCAGGACAAAAACCTCTATAAAGACACTCAGGTACACATTTATCCGCTAACACAGGATCTATATTTCTAATAGCTTCCACTACTTGTCACCATGCTTCCCGTGTCTCTTTAGATGCACAAGAACATAATCTTTTTCTTGATATATTTATAATAGCTTGAGCATTTGCAGTCATATCCATATCATTTAATGCACCTTGCGGTAACTCGTTTCTTGGAACAGGCAATTCTCTTCGATCGGCTCTTTGACTATGAACAAATTTTTCGCAACCTTCATGATGTCTTACAAGATGCGTTGTAACCCATTGCATAATATCTTTTCATGTTCAGTCAAATTCTACTAATCGAATCGGGCTGTGTTCTGCAAGAAGCATTTTTGCTTCTCATGATTTAGATGGTTCTTTTTCTAGTGGAGCTTTACCAATAGTTCGCCTAGCTGCATTTAATGCTCTTTCTCAACTTGTAACTTGATTTAATCTAATAATTTCACTCATAATTATTAATGATTGAAGTAATTTTTTTATTTTAATATTAAAATTTAATTTTATCTAATTGTTCTGTTAATACTTCCTCAAAATATGTTCCACCATTATAGAACTTAAAAATATACTTATATTTATCATCATCAACTTGATCCATATTAACAATATCATCTTCTTCGGGTATTTCAGTATTTCTAATAACAAAGAGTCTATTAGATCTAGTTACAATACATTTAGGATAATCATCTTTATCATAATATAAAGTATAATTTGGATGTTGTTCTCCACTACTAAGATCAATATTATTACAATCCATCCAAGTACTAATATCGTGTGTATTAAGTTCTACTATTTCTCCTATATGGGTTTCTGTATAGCTCATTTTATTTTATACTAATTTTTTGTACAACATATCCAGTAAATCCTGAATTTTATCTAAACACTCACGTGGAGTATATTCAGAATTAGCACTATTTTTATCTGCATACTCAATTTTAGAATCTTCTGTGACCTTTCTAAAATATAAGGAATAATCGCTCCAATAGTGGTACATATTTCCATTTAGATCAGTAATGCATCCATTTGCATTAGAAGTATAAATATATCCTGATTTATAAGCAGTATTTCCACTATCCATTATAACTGTATTTATACACAGAAATTTATCTCCTCTTCTGATATCCATCTTGTTATACTTTTATTAGGTGTTCTCTTACTTCTAGGGTAGAAATAATATTACCATATAAATAGGTAAAATACACATAATCTAGTTCATTAGAACTATCTTCATAGTTTGAGACTTCCTCTGTGTTAGAGTTGTCGTCTCTAAACTCCTTTATTTTATCATTAACTTTACATTTGTCTGTTAACAATAAAGTTTGTGTGATATTAACATAATCACCAATACTATCCCAATAGTATATTAATTCGTATATTTTCATAATATTAGTGAATTCAATAAGTAGGTAAAGATCCATCAGGTAAACGAGAAATTTCTGCATCTAGCTTACATCTAGTACAAAAGTAAGCACCTGCTTCTACCATACAATCGTAAAGTTTTTTTGCTACTTCCTCAGCTATTTCTTCAGGAGCTTCTACATTTGCTTCATCGTAAGGGGCTATACAAATCTTAACTTTGTTTAAAAGATTATTTTCTCTTAAATATTTAAAAAAGTTTATGAGACTTACTTTTGAACAGAGAGCTCCAGAGTTTTGTATAGGATAATTTACACTCTGTTTCTCCGAAGCAGCTTTTCTTTTAAAGAAATTTTTAACTTTTTTAACAGTATAGCTTTTTGGATCTGATTCTCTAAGATCCCTATAGTAATCTCAAAATCCTTTTTCTTGAAAAGATTTATATTCCTTAACTAAAGTATTATAATCGTATATATAAGCTTTATGTCCAGTTTTAGGATTTAAAAGAATATACCCTTTTTGTCATCAGTCCTGTTTTCTAAATTTTTGATATGCCGCAAGACCTGAAAAACCAGACATATAATTATTATAAATAGATCTACATTGTTCTAAAGGAAGTCCTGTATTTTGGTGAATAGTGTTTGCATCTCCACCATAATTTCAATTTTGTTATATATAAGCTCTTTATCTTATATTTCTATGGTTTTGTTTTTAGATTATATCCATAGTTCAGACTATATCATCATCTATTTCTAGATGTCGCACGCTCGTGTCTAAATTATATTCTATGAGGCTTATCTGGTCCTTTTAATTCAAATCCCCATAGCATAGCTGCCAATGGTATTGTAAATACACAACACATTAGTATAAAATAAATAGGTAATTGAATTAAATACTATATATAATTAAAAATATATTTTATCATAGTTTCATTAGTTAGTCGTTGAACCTCCACACTTTGTTAAAGGTGTGTTTGGCTGCTGATTGTCCATCTCTGGAGTTCTTAGCAATTCATGCGATTTTTAACTATTTGTCACCAAATAGTGCCACAAATCGGTTATACTTATATTTTAATTTGCTAGTATTTGAAGAATACATATGTATATACATACAAGCAAATATTTTATAAGGTTTTACAGTGAATTTAAGTTATTTTGTTTATGGCGAACTCAATTCCTTTAGCATCCTGACGTCTATTGTGATATAATTTTTTTATGTCTTTAATTGGAGTATCTCTAGGGATATCCATATAGCTAATATATGCAGTTAGACTATGTATATCTCCACTTCCCTCAGTTAACTCTTTTATAATTGCCTTATCATTAGATATAGAAGCCATTAAATAAGTTTCCTGACCAGTGTAATCTATTGATATTCAGCGATTTCCATCTTCTGCCTCAAAACATTCTCTTGTTTCTGCATCAGAAGGTATATTAAGAAAATTAATTAGTTTAGTACCATCACTCTCTTTCCCTCCTGAGCTAATTCTATCTGTATCAGTTCCAACTACTTGAAATTTAGTATGAATTCTACCACTAACAGGATTTATTTGATCTAAAAAATTTTGACCATAAGTAGATGTTACTTTAACAGCTTCCTTGTAAGAAAGGTAAATAGGTATTAAAGTAGTTTTATCCTTTTGAGGACCTAAAACTTTAGCTCCTAAACTGTCCTTTTCTTCTCCCTTATCAACTGTTTCTACATTAACTCCTAACGATTTAAATATTGGTATTAATTGTTGCTGACTATTTCAATTTAATGTTACTTTAGGTTTAGTGTCAAATCCTTCAAAAAGATTTCCTTGAGTATTTACTGTGATATACTTGGAGTTAGGCATATTAGTTATTAATCATTGGTCTAGTTGTTCTCTTAAATAACGTTCTCTTTGATTATCCTTTTCCATTTTAGCCTTCCACTTAGTAGTGTTTACCTTTACTCCACAATACTCCATATAGGCTAACGGTATTGTAAAGGCATTTTCATACTTTATAGCTTTTAATAAACCCTGCTCCTTAAGTTTTTCCTTTTGAGCTAACATTAACTTTTCTAGGTACTTAACATCTAGAGCACTATACACTACTACTTCATCAGTTAGTCCAGCATAAATAATTTTACCTCTAACTGTTTTATCAAGCTCAATATCAAGATATAATTCCCCAAGTTTTTTCAAATTCATTTCTAAAATGTAACTAGACACATCTCCTGAGTCTGATATTTTAGGAGTATATCTATCACACTGAATTCTTGATCATACTTCTGGTTTGAGTTTTATAGGGTAACCTAACCATAATAACTTTTCTCCTAAGTAAGTATCATATACATTTTTAGGTCATATATCTTGTCTAAATAAGAAACATAGGTCAAATTTAATATTATGACCTATAAATAACCTATCAGACTCTAAATAAGACTTGTAATTTCTAGGAGATATTGTTAGACAATCAATAACTACTTGAAAATCATAACATCCTAGCTGGATAGTTTTTAACTTATTAGATCAGCAGTTAAGCCCATCAGTCTCAGTATCTAATCCAACTATTCTTAATGGTTCTAATAACTCTAAAGATTTTTCAACATTAATAACAGTATAAATATTATTAGTAAATAATTCTTGATTATTAGTAACTAAGTAAATCATTATACCTCATCGTATGTTTGTTTAAATATATTTGGTTTACAAAGATATATCTTTCCTATAACTCCTTTAATAATATAATCTCCAATATTAGCTTTTACAATACCGTCAAGAATTGGGATACCTAATGTATTGTTATTATATTTTAAAAGAACATCTCCAACAAATTCTGTAATTTCGTTAATATTACTTCCTAGATACTGAGCTGCTTTAATTATTACAGGTTTCTGTTTATATTTCTTTATCATTTTCTATGGTATATAGTTTATTAAAAGTTTCCTTTCTAAGTCAAAACTCATATCCATTTCAATTACAAAAGAATCCATCTATCCACTTATTCTCTCTATGTTGTATATCTATTTTTTTGATTCGATTTAAATAATCAAATTTTGTCATAGGTTGAACTTCAATTGTGAAATTTTTAACTCTAGCTTTCATTAGAATAGGCTACTAACTATTACTCCTAGATATAATAGATTATGTTGTAATACTATGCTGTTTAATACACACAATCTATTATACATCTTTACATAAGAATCGTAAATTTTTAACATTTTCCTATTGATTTTAATCAGTCTTCTTCAACAAAGTAAGACATAGGGCCATATTGATCTAACCAATTCTCATCATTAATTAAACATGAATGTTCATTAAAATCAGGATATTCCATTAACTCTTGAGTATATGGCTACTCTTTAATAATATATTTAATGGTGTTCACTTTTGGGTAAGGATTTAAAAAAATTTATTAGTTCTTTAGAATCAAGAGAATTATCTAATTCTCTAGAGTTAACTACAATATAAGAACTCAGTGGATATATATTATTAGACTCTTGTTTATCAGTAATATCTATAACATTAGGAATAATCCCAAATTTATAAAAATAAGGCCCAAAGTTGTCCTGTTGAATTCATATATAAGAGGGAGGAAGCTGAAATAGACCTCATTCAATATGATAAACCTGATTATTATCGTAAATATCATCTATAGTTCACCCTGAATATGTGAAGTCTTTACATGAGTCCAGATATTTTTTAAGATATTTAACAAATGACATATTATATTTCATCTAATTCTTGAGATAAGAGATCAGGATAATATTTCCTGTAAAACATCCGAATGGTGTCTTCTCCAATCTGTAAATTTCTGTGTTTATCTCTTTTAATAGCTTCTTTGTATGGGATAATAAACTCTTTATACTCTAGTTTTGCGTTAAAATTAGCAGCTAATTTTTCCCATTTAGCCTTAGTTTTGTGATTGAGATTGGTACCATCAATGAGGACATTATATCCATTAGACAAAGCCTCTTTGATCATCAGTTCTTCATATATACTAATTAATTTTTCTCTAGAAGGTACCCAATAATTTCCACACATCAATCTAATATCATCACGGTTTATTCTAATCCAAGCGCTCTTGTCTTTCACAAATTCCTTTGCAAAAGTAGTTTTACCGCTAGCTGGAATTATGGAGGCCCCATCAGAACAAATAAGATCTTATTCTTAGGGGCCTTTATATTATTTTGATTACACATTACTTTCTTTCCACATTTTATATATAGGATCAACAGCTTCATAAAATCCGTTTAAGGCATCAGTAAAGCTAGGATTATTTTTAAACACATCCATTCTATTAACCTTACCTTCTTTTATAAGTTGCTCCCCCCATAAACATTCTTGAATAAGTTCAGTTTCACTAATCACTTTAGCATTAATAAAACTTCGAAGAGTTATAATATTTGGTTTATCATATATATTTATAAATTCTTTTATTTTGCCTGATCTAGGAAGAGTTGCACAGACATAAGGTAGTAAACTTCCAGCTCTCATTCTTATAAATCAATCGTCACAGCTAAAAGTCCGAATATTATCCGCTTTTATATCAGGATTATCTCCAATAATTATATATTCGTATTTTTCATTATATAGAGAATTAGGAATTTTATAGATAAACCGAATATTACTATTTTCCTTTAATTTATTAAGTTCTTCAGTAGTCATTACTCTTGTGTTGATTCAATATCAATAGTTTCTTTATCCAAAGCTTTAGATTCCCTCTCTAAGAAGTTAACACTCTTAAGCTTATAGACACTAATATCGGAAACTTCTCTTCTTAATACAATCCCTTCTTCAGGGACTTTATTATTACAAAGGATAGAGTCTCTTTCTAGATATGTTTCTCTTAAAGATTCTATAAAATTTTCATGCCAGTGTTGTTCTGTAGATAAATCAAATAAATCTTTAGCTTTACCATAATAAAGTTCCTTGATATGATTTATTCCATATTTGTCACAATAATCAATCATTTGTCTAACAGACCATTCATGAACTCTTCCTTGTATATCAGTAGATGTAATTCTATAAACTATAATATTAAATAGTTTAGCATCATACATTTGCTGAGGATTCATTTTAGAATAATCATAAAGTTTAGGATGATAAACACATTTATAGTCATAATCCTTTTGTATATAACTTCCATCTGGCATGAAACCAACAATTTCAGCATAAATAGTCATTCCAGGATGTACAAAAGGTTTTATCACTTCATTAGCAATACTCCAAATATCATAGTTATAATAACCTTTAGACACAGAAGGATTTAGGTTTGGATCTTTAATAACTCTTCTAGAAGATGCAAAATTCTTATATTCTGTTTCTTGAATATGTGCTCCAAACCACTTAGCTATCTTATCCCTAAGAGAGAGAGTTCTATAAGTCATTAAGTTACAGCAAATTAGTGATGTGCCATGCTCTTTCCATGATATACTTATTATATCATCAGGATTAACATCATACATAGCCTTTTGTAACTGAACTGTATCTACATGTTGCCTATACTGATTATTTACAATATTTAAAACTTCCTTAGCAGGAGGCTGTTTACCATTAGAGCTATTGTTACCATTAGGCTTGAGTATATATTTCCAAACAAACTTCTTGTTATTTATAGAATCAAATTCAGTCCCAACAAGAGATTCCCAATCTTCAATATCACCAACAAATGACTCAAGGGTATTAATAGGCATAATAAATCCCTCAGATCCTATTCCCCTTAACTTGATACACCTTACTCGACCAGCATCTTCAAAGAATCCTTGCTTATTCTTATCTGCATTCTTCTCAGATTTTCTATAAAGATTATTAAAAGACAAAAACTCAGGATCAATTGTACATTCTGTAGGAAAGTATATATAAATACCTTCCTTATAATCAGAACTAATAGCAATAATATATCCATCAACTGTTGCTAGTTTTAACTTATTAGCATTAGGATGTGGTTTAAATGAATCTACTTTAACAATTTTTGCTAAATAATTAACATTAGCATCTTTACTAATACTTAATTTCATCATAAATTTCATTTTTAGAAACACAACTCTCACAATAAGGACTAATCCATCCTCTAGTTGTATATTTAGCTGGAGATCCACAACTAATACAAGTTCTTCCTGAAAGTTTCTCATACTTTTCTATTACTGGATATTCACAACCTTTAGGTGACCCACAAGAATACCACCTTAATTCTCCAAATTTCTCCTTAATCTGTATAATCCTATACTTATATAGGTAATTATGCTTTTTGAGAACTTTCTTCAGATCCTTACACATCTGTATACCAAAGGCTTTTCTCCACCCAGTAGGCATAGCATCTAGTTCTGTAGATGTAGGGATAAAACAAATTCTGTTTATAATATTATCCCAAATAAAAATAATAGAATTATACACTTTCTTATAGAACTTATCTATGCAAATTTTAAGTGTTTTAAACGCAAATCCATAATTATACTTTGTTATCTCATTTTTATGAACATGATATATAATATATGGATGATTGGTAAACATATTAGTAGAAGTAGTTATACCAGTAATAGTAAAGTCCTTTCCAACATGTTTCTGAAGATTAAATTCAAACGGCGAATCAATGTATACACTTTCAAATTTTAATATACCAGAAGGAGTTAAGTTAACATTGAAATTATATTTACCAACATCTCTAATGATAGAATTAAATTCAGTGCATTCTTTAGGGTCTTTATAAAATTTATATGACAAATTAATTTCAGTATAAGCTTTTTTGTAATATTTATTACTTAATTTTAAAAGCCATTCAGGACTTACTTGGTGTTTATCTGTAAATCTATTTCTAGGGTATAAAAAAGGAAACATAATACATAAGTAGATACACTTAGGAATTCTAAGTATCCTATTTATTTTATATTTTAATCTATGAAGGTATTTCATCTATATATTTTTTAAAATCTAAAAACATCTCATTCTCTGAATGATTTTCAAGTAATTCATCTAGTGAAGATGCTACATCTGAAACTAATTCAGAATTAGGATCAGAAAGGTAATCATACAGATCATTAAACGTAGAAAACTTGTTTTTATCTGAATTTATAGCAAATAACCATATTATATCAGAATTATATTTTCCAAAGTATAATTCCAATAAAATACATACAGTACCACAGGCTAGTTGTTTTATTTCTATTAAATCTTCAGAGCACTTAGAATCTATAAACCGTGTTTTTTGAATACATACTATTATAGTTAACAAATCTTCTCTAGTTAATTTATGTTTCATTATATATCAATTTTATTTATTAAAGCCTTCATAATAAGTAATTAGGAACAGGCTTATCTGTGGTAGTACAATTAAAATATTTAATTGTTATTAGCTTTATATCTGATTTCATCCTTACAGTACCTCTTAAATAAATTAGTACTAAGTATTACTATCCTTTTGATATATAATTAAATCACTTGTAGTACGACTACAAGCTACATATTGTAGCTGCCGAAGTTCTTCTTTATTTGTACACCTCCAAATGTTCTCCATATCTATCATTACAATAGAATATTGAGATGACTGTGATTTATGAGTTGATATACAATATCCGTAATCTAGTGATTTTCGTTTAATTATCCTATTATCGTATTTTAAATCAAAAGTAGTTAAAAATGATTCTGATAAATCATAATATTTACTCCATAAAGCATTAACTCTTTTTTTGTATATATTATCCTTACCAGCATTAACTGCAGATAATCTAAATTCTTCTAACTTATGAGCTAAATTATCAATGTTTTCTTCTGAATTATCTTTAGATAATACTACTACTTCAAAAGCCGAATCGTCAGATTTTAACCCTAATTTCCAAGCATTTAATTCTAAATATTTAGTTTTATTTACTGATGTTATAATATAATCACGAGAATTTTCTATTTTTAATCCTAAATAGTTGGTTGTATCATAACCTGTTAGAATTTCTCCAACAACAAATTCTTCTTTATATCCTAAATATTCTCTAATTAATTTATTTAATGCGTTAATTCTATTATTAGTATAAGAAACTAATTTTATTAAATTAGAATCACTAAAATCTTTAGATATTTTAAATAAATAACTATATTTTTTAAGCATTTGTACAATATTGTTACATACTGTAATATTAGAATAATCATCAGAAATGCTTTTAAATTTATATAATGGCTTTTCTCTTAAATAATTTAATACTTTAGATAAACAACTTTCTTTTTGTCTATATATCTTATTTAGATAAATTGTTCTATTACTAAATGCTTTAGAAGGTTTATTTTCTTTTACAGAATAGAGCTGTTTAGGATCTCCTACAAATACTATCTTTGATGACTTATATTCTTTTAATAGTAAATCATATAGATCACTATTAATCATACTGCATTCATCTACGATAAGGACATCATATTTATATACTTGACATGATCTTTTGAAAGAAGTATTTAAAAAGTTAAATTCTAATTGAGAAGCATCAAAATCCAATACATTTAAATTAGGTTTAAGATTTAATAGGGAATGTATTGTTAAAGCTTCTCTTCCTTTCATTCCTTTTGATGCTAATACTAATTTTGCCTTATTTGTTGGAGCTATAAAAGCAGTCCAGTATCCGTTATCGGCTAATATATCATATAACATGTTGGCAATCACTGTTTTACCAGTTCCAGCAAATCCTGTCAAACAGATACAATGTTCGTCACTAGTTATAAAAGAAGTCAAATCGGATAATGCTTTTCTTTGAACATCATCCAATCTGACTCTGTACCCTTTTTCTAATTTATCTATATCATAATTCATTACTTACCTGTTGATCCAAATCCACCCCGAGAATTGGGATCTAGATTATCAACCCATTCAAACTTAATCTTAGAAGTAAATAACCACTTAATTTTTTGCCAAATAGTAGCCTTCTGACTTAGTTGAATTCTAAATTGACAAATACGACCCCCCTTTTTAATAACAGTATGCTCTAAAGAAATTGCAGGAAATTTCCATTCATCATCATTCCCAGAGTAAGTATTATCAATAATTCCGAAGGAATTAGATTGAACTATTTTAAAATTCTTAAACGTGCTGCTTCGAGGTACTACATGAGCTTCAAATCCTTTTGGAAGAATCATAGCAAATCCGAGTCGTATAAGACAACTATCAAACGATACATCTCTGAATCGCTTACCATTTAACTCATATTGTACCCCAGCTTGCGGTGCTACAAGTTCTACATCTTCAGCTGCACAGAGATCAATCCAATCTCCTTTTTTGATAATTTCAAATTTACTTCCTTCAGTAATTTCTTTAACTTTAATCCTCATATATATGTTTATTTAAATATTTATTTACAACAGATAGTATCTCATGTAACGTATTCCACTCATCATCATTCAAATCAAGATATCTATCAGATACAAATTCTGCTGTATAATCATCATTATGTTCGTTATATCTGAAAATTAATATAGTATAACAATTTTCCTTTGACTTAAAACAGCTTTTGTGTACTCTGATAGAATGAATTCCATCTAAATAAAATTCACCCTCTTTTTCAAAATTTGCCTCAGCGCCATAATAACTATTCGGATAATACTTTACAATTTCAAATGAAATATGTTTAGGTAATTCTCCAATATATGTACATGGTTTGAATTCTAAATTTTTTATTCTATATGTTTCCATACTTATATTTTAAATAAGATATTAGTTACAACGACTTCAGCCGCAGGACATGCAGCTTACACATCCTGAAGTAGCAATTAAAGGTTCTCCACATTCTGGACATACGCTTTTATTATCATGATTGTTATCTATTGAAGGTTTTGTATCTAGAACACTAATCTGCTTTTTTTGAGGAATTTTTACATTATCTTTTATAGCTTCTGTAATTACTCTAGATATAATATCTGGACATGACAATCCATCGATATTTATGTTCCTAGCTTTACACGTACTACAAGCAGGACAATTGATTCCTCTTATCTGATCGATTATCTCATCGACTTTAACACCACTTCTGAGATTGAGAGAAATCAATCTTGTTACAGCGTTCATATTAGCTTGACAGATACCACCTTTAGATGTATGTGTGAATACTTCTACAAGATTACCCTTATTATCCTTATTACAAGTTATATATAGTGTTCCGCATGCACACTTTTTACAAAAAGTTGCACCATGTGTTGTACCAAGTGTTTTGCGTGAAACTGGTGCAATAGAATCAAATTTGAAAGATTGTTTTTCTTCTTCTTTTGTTTTAAGATTATTACCTAAAATAGCAGGTCTGGAATTTTGTCTAAATATCGTTAGTCCTTTTAAACCAGCTTTTCACCCAGCCAAATACAACCTTTCTACATATTCTTGTGAGGTGTCTTCCTTAAGATTAATTGTAGAGCTTATTGCTGTATCAACATATTTTTGCAATGATTCTTGAAGCTTTATACGATCATATGGATCAACATCATATGCTGTTACAAGAATATCATCATCTATAGAAGAATTAGGAACAGAATCAAGATATTCTTTTACAATTTTAGCATAAACATCATATATCTTTTCCTCTTTATTAAGAGATACTGTTTTTCTCTGAAATTTCTTCATAAACAAAGGTTCCAAACCGCCTGATACTCCAAGCATAGTTGAAATTGCTTTTTCTTTAAAGACGTTCACAACACGTCTTTTACATACTATGTACTCTATATTACTATAGAGATGAGACTATATCTTATCATCAATATATATTTTATTTACATTTTGTTTTGAATGTACAAAACTATGACATTTATTACAAAGACAAACTAGATTATCAATTTGATTGGCTTGAGTTTTATTGTCAAAATATCTGTAATTACGTATATGGTGTACATCTAATTGTTTATGTCAATCATTTTCTGTTACACCACAAATTTGACAGGTATAATTGTCACGTAAACGAGCTTCGTTTCTAAAATGTAATCATCTTCCTGTATATTTTCTTTTACCCCCTTTTCATGTTGGTGAATTTTCACCAGTATAAATTTCAGAATAATGAGCTGCCATACAGTTCTTATCGCAATATACATATTTTCTACTTTTTAGTTTAGCTGGAATTACTTCTAGTTCTTTATGACAATAACCACATTCAGTTTTTATTCTAATTTTACTATCTTCTCCTAGCTCTTTTCGACGAATCTTTATACAGTCGTCACAATATTTTCTACCACGCTGGGTAATAATTTTTCCACAGCGTATACAGTGTTTTATTTTCTTAGCAGCTGCGTATGCACACTTCTTAGAACAATAAGATAGTTCTTGTGAACGAATATACTCAAATTCTTTTTGACAATATGGACAAACTTTAGTTAGTCTATGTCCAGTTTCTCTTGCTTTTTGTTTAAATTCCTCTTTATATCTTTCATTAAGAGCTTTAATTTTTTCTTTCATTACAGATGTACATTTAGCATCTTCTCCTTTTCTTGTTTCAATATTATATTTTGCTAAATAACGACGAACTGTAGTTTGGCTAATATTAAGTTGTTTTGCAATATCTCTTGTTGACAGCTCTTCTTCAATATAAAGTTTTTCTAATTCTTCTTTTGTAAATTTTAGTTTCATATTTGATGATTTACCCGTTTCCATCAGCATACGTTTCTGATGTACTCTCTTTCGAGATAGTCGTTGAACGTTCTCCATATCCTTAGACTTAGGAGCTTCGCTGCTGATTATCTTTTATATTAAAATAATCCCTATATTGTAGAATTATAGTACAAGTATAGAACTATTTTTAATAAATTCCAAATTATTATTACATAAAAAATAGTTTCCTATTAATTTTTGTAAATTTAGAAAAAGATGTCCCAGCAATTAGGGTAATTTATACTGAGCCAATATCAAACCCAGTTGGTGCTATCGAAAGTAATGAACAGTTTCTAAGACCAAATTTTTTCATTTTTTCAAGTTCATCACTTGAAAAGGCTTTTTTCATTATACTAGACTCAAATACCTTATCTGAATATCCTGGAAATGTTCCAAGTTCTTTAGCAAGATCATATGAAGCAAATACAGAATTTCTGAAAATAAGTCTCATAATGTTCTCTGCAAGTTGGATCGATTCAGAACTCCCATATTTAATATTTAATTTTATAAACATATCATGAAGTCCCATAATTCCTATTCCAAGGTTTCGATATCTAGCGATTTGTTCTTGTTGTTCTTTAAGAGGGTGGTTATGAAGATTTTCATCTATAATCCTATCCATTTCTCTAACAATAATCTTTATATCTGAAACCAGTTCAGAATAATTAACTGTCGCAAATTTTGTAAAAGGATCTTTTACGTATTCAGATAGATTTATTGAAGATAAATTACAGGACATATTTTTTGGCAAAGGTTGTTCTCCGCCTAACTTGTTAATACTCAAATACTTAAGTATGATTAGTCATTTCTGCTAATCTCTTTATATTACTATAAAGTACAGACTATATCATCACCTCTTTTGAGGGATATTCGTACAAAGTTTTATATGCAAATGAAGGTAAAATATACGGTGTAATATTATCTAAAAATTTAATGTGATCTTTAGTACGAAGACATAAATAATAATATTGGTTCTGTTTCTGGATATTCCATTCTAGATCTAAATTATCTTTTAATGCTTTTTTTAATAATAATTGATCTCCATAGGATAGTCGTTTCATATTTAAAGTAATACATCTATCCTTTCTTTTACCTTTAAAACAAGTAGAACCATCAGACATGAATAGAATTGCTAAACATTCCCAATCTAACATTTTTAATGCATGAGGATCTAGTCCTTTATATTTATCTGTATAAATACGTTCGTGTAATAGTGTTAAAATAGGATGAACTCTGGATTCAATTCTAATTTGAGGTTTACGATTACATCCATCTTGGTTATAATCTTTTCTATCATACTTTCGAACTTTAACTAAATTATTTAATATATCAATACAATAATCAATATAATCTTCATTATCTTTTTTCATATTCATAACAAATTTATATTCATTTGTATCAGCATTTTTATATAATCCTCCATCTCCCATAGAGATAAAGGATAATAACTTAATTAGTTCTTTTTTATCATTAATTTTTCGCATATAATTCTTTTTAGTCGTTACACACCCAATAACTGGTTAGCACGGTATTGTCCTTATTAAGGATGTTCACCGTTTTTAGAATATTTTTCATAATAAATCACTTTATTATGCCGCCCGACGAACAAACGGATTGCTTGTATCTATTTGATACTCAGTGATATACTCCATCAAGTTATAATTTCTAAATCTATTCATAAACATAACTCCAGGTTCTGCATGTTTATACGCATTTTTCATTATAAGTTTATAAATTTCAATTGGAGTTATATCATAATCAGGATATCCCTTAAATTTAGATTTAATGTGAAGGGTTATAACTTCTCCCGTCTCATAAAATTTATCTACAGCATTCATAAAGTCATCATCAACTTCCACAGAAAGGTTAGCATTATTGATCTTTCCAAGGTCGCTTTTGATAGTTATGAAATCTTTTATTTGTGGATGATCTGCTGAAAGAGACATCATCAATGCGCCTTTACGTGATCCGCCCTGAGAAACAGAAGCAGTTACAGTATTAAATATCTCCATAAATGGAACAATACCATCTGTTTCATATCCTGAAGAAAGTTTTGATCCTTTTGGACGAATATCAGATAAAGATAACCCTTGGCCTCCCTGAGCTTTGAACGTTAATCCTATATTTTTTGCCGTTTGAAGAATATCATCAAGATTATCTGCAATTTTACCAGACGAGTAGCAATTTGAGTAAGAAGCTTGTCTGTCTGTTTGTCTGTTTGATAGAGTTCTTCCTCCAAATAGAAACTTTTTGGCAATAATTAATTTTCTTAATTCTTCATTTCCCCCGCTAACTCTATCAAACCACTCATCTAATGATTCATTATTATATCTATACTTTTTATTTCAAATATCAATTCCTAATTGATCATTGTTAAGCCATTCTTCAACAGTCATATATTGTATACTTAATTAATAATTTATTCAAACTCTCTGTTTTTTCTTTTACTTATTTTCACATCTGCCTCATCTACTCCAAAAACAATATATTGCCCTAATTGAGCTCTTACTGAAGGAGTATATTCCATCTCAAAGTCAATATCACTAGAATAGTATACAGTTTTCCCATATATATTCTCTTGACACTTCTTTATTAGTTCTTTTGATAATTCTATTGCTTCTGTTTTATTACTAGCAGTTCCTAAGAGTTGATTGTCCTTTTGAGTTCGAATTTCTATAACTCGTTTAAGTTGACAACGACCTTTTCTACGGACACTGTTAATTTTAAAAGGATTTTTTCTAGTATCTTCAACTCCAGAAGTAATGGTAATAATTATACCTGCTCCTTTAAAATCAAACATACCCTTTTCCTCTAAAAAATCTGCAGCGTATATATTTAAGTCTTTCGTAAGTATAGGAGAGCCTGCTTTCTTCCAATTTTTTGTGGCGTCTTGTACTACAGTAATACCTGCTTGAAAAGCTGTAAGTTTTGCCTCCTCTAAGGAGTGAGCCTGAATTTCTATTTTCTGCATACTAAACAAATATAATATCATCAGAATAATCATTCATCTCGCAATATGCAACCATCTTAAGAAGTTTACAAAATTCTTTACGCCCTTGTTCTAGTACCTCCTTGTTAATTGGGTATACCCCAACACTATTAGTAGATGTAGTTTCAACAACAATAACATTACATTTTACAGTTCATTCTTCTGAATTGTATCCATATTCTTTTTCACAATATCTAAGTAGAACTCAAATATAATATGCGAATTGTCTTGAATAAGAAAATATTTCAAATGATCCACCAGGTTCCATAAATTGATATAATAAATGGCCTGTTGTTTTTAAATCATTTAAGGTGATAATTTTATTTTCAAGATCAATTGTTCAATTATCAGCTTTCATTTTAAGCTTAAGAGTATGTTGATTACCATTATAAGATGCGTTGATATCAATAAAGAATGCTTCTTCATTATATGTTTCAATAGCATCTCCAAAAATATCAGTAGGATATAATAGATTATTTACTTGTCTACTAGAATTAAGATTATTAATACATTTTTCTACTGTATCTCGATCCTTAGATGATAGAATAATAGTATTATTATCTTTTATAAGCTTAAGGTTATAATAATACCTAAACCCATCTTTAATAATACTTTTTATTCTAGTAGGAGTTAGGCTGAATTCATAATAATGTACTTTTTCGCAAGCCTCTACTATAGCACTGTATATAGGTAAATTCTTTTTTCGTAGTTTAAAGATCTCATCAATTACCAGTCCTAACTTAGCTGGAGGTTTACCTATATCTGGGCCTAAAGTAAAAGTATCTTTCTGAAGCAATAACTCATGAATACTAGAACCTAAAGACAAACTTACTGTGGTTTCACCAGTAAATCCTTCTTTATATTTGCTCGGAGACCCGTTTTGATTAGGATTAATCAGCTTTAGACGAGAATTTGATATATAGTGGGCATATTTACTTGAAAAATATTCCTCATCAGACATCTTCTCACGATAAACACTTTCTAAATTAGGAGATAATTTTATATCATTTAAATTAATAGTCATGATGTTTTATAAAGTAATACTAATTATTAGAAATGCCCATAAGAACCTTGTTAACTTCTTTTACTTTATATTGTGGAATTAAATTATATTTAACTCTCAAGTTTTCTTTTTGGTTCATTATCTTTTATCTGTGTATTTCCTGTTTTGCTCATATTGACCAAGGCAGTTAAAAATAGCTCACAAAGCCCTGCTGAAAGTCCTAAATTTGCTTTTAAGTCTGTAATTTTTGGTTCAAAGGAAGGTTTATAATCTAAATTTCCTTTTTCATCAAGACTAAAATCTATAACAATTTTCTGTCCTGTATTACTAATAAACTCTACTTTACAAGTTTCCATATTTCTTAATTAATTCATAAAAAAAATCTTTAGATATCATAACCATTTCTCCAACTGACCTAAATGTAGACTCTGTTGGTTTAATTTTTTTTCAAAAGATAACAAATGGTTTATCTTTAAAAGGGCACGAGTTTAAAATTCCAAAATAATCTGGAGTATTAATAGTAGCTTTTAGCTGAGGATTGAAAAACAGTTTATTCTCAACATCTACTAAATCAACCTTTCTATCGTCCATACTTTTACTTTCTGATCTAGAGGTAACAACACCTGTAAAGCCAAGGTCTCGTAACTCTTTTGCTATTTGTACTTCATAAGCATTTCCTCTAGCTCTATTCCTCTTTAAATTTCTTGATTTCTTCTCTTTCCCCTTCTGATTTTCCTTTAATATATTCTTTTGCGCTTTCAATTAGACTAACAGTTTTATCATGTTTATATTTGGCATAAAAGTCAGATATATCTTTAGCTTTATATTCTCAAGGTATTCATATTGGAATAACTTCAGGGAATTTCTTTTTAATAGATATCATTGCTCTCAATCCTGGACGATCATTATCATATAATAAGATTATATGTTTAAATCTTTCTTTAAGACGATGATATTGAGCCTCAGATAAGAAACAATTTTCTGATATTGGGGCTATTGCGGGAATTCCTAAATTATACAATGTCATTACATCTTTTAATGACTTAGTAACAACAAGATATTCTCCTATTTTTGGTAACATGTGAGATCCTTGTAGTCTTAGTGATTTTCAATTAGATATAAATTTATATTTTCTATTATTAGGGAAATAAATCCGTCAACGTTCAATATCTTCTCTTATACCTCCATAATATCCAAATACTAATTGTTTATCTTTAAACAAATGAAACAAATTGTTATTAAGGAATACATTTTTACAAGAAAATACCTTGAACTTGTTTAGTGTTTGCAAATCAATACCAAACTTAGCCCATCAATCTAACTCATATTGTTCGAAATCTTTTATTTCAACTTGAATAATAGCATCAGTAGTATCTTCAAGTTTTGTATTAGAATACTTAATCTCCTGTGGTATATTATTTTGTCTGGGAATTAAACCTATATCACTTGCAACTATATTTAATGCCTTATAATACCCACAGCCATATTTATTCATAACCACATATACTCAATCTCCGCAATAATTACTTCCAAAGTCTTTTATAATAATTCTACCCATGCGATTTTTGTAATATGCTACAGTAGGTTTTGAATCATTTCTTACTTTAGACCTAAAAAGACCTTTTTTTACAGGTTGACCATAATAGGTATACATTAGTGTTTCTTGAGAAACCTTAGATTCAATTAAATCTCTAGTTATAACAGCAGGAAACCTGTACTCCATATCCTACCTCTTTATATATAGGTTTACAATTATTTATAATGTAATGTACAAGCATATCTTCTTTATTACTAAAAGAAGTATGCTTGTACATGCATCATATAGCTACAACTTATTTATTGTTAGAAAGGAAGATCACTGTCCTCGTCACTTACACTATCCTCCTGAGGAGAAAAATCTTCACGTAGGTCATCAAGTTCATTATTACGTTGCCGCATATCTGTAGGCTTTGCATTTGCTGCTGCGTCAATCGCCACCTTTTCTTTTGCAGTTAATACAAGATCGCTACCAATTACTTTTGTTGTCATATAAATTGTATTATCCTTACTGAGACGTGCAACAAACCCAGGAAAGCCTACAAAATTTCCAGTTGTCGGCACAAGTTTGATTTGCGTTTGAGTTCCAATCCTCTTATCAAGATATTTTTTAAGAAGAGCAATAAAAGAATCAAAATCTGGAGCAGCAAATTTATCTCCATCTGCTTCAATCTTATGTGCAAGTTCAGGATCAAGAGCATCAATTACTTGCTTGATTTTACACATAAACTGTTCAGATTCAGATGGATTTGTGCCATACTGACTTTGAGTTCTTTCTTCAGAGCGGGGTTCAAAAATTCTTTCATTATGAATACCACTACCATCTACTGCTTCAAAACGGAGTTCAATCGCATTAAATCCGTTAGCTTTGTCGATTCCTTTGAAGATTACATTATGAATTCCAGCGCGAAGGAAATTACTAGATACTACTTTAGCGTCCTTGACGCCACCCATATTAAACATACTCATATTTTATATATTATTTAAATTATTAACTTCATCAATTAGTTCAGGAACATTTAAATCTACTTCATTTATTGAAATAAGTTTGAATGCTTCTTTATACTTATTATCAGGTTTAAGTGTAAAAAGATTACCATATTTCATTAATATAGTTCTTTGAGTACCTTTAAATGATATAGTATTAGATTTAGAACACTTATTACCATTTTCAGGATCCCCAAATACTATAGATTTAGAAATTATAGGATATGTAACTTCATTATCTACTTGTACATAGTTAACTGAAACCCTATCCCCAGGAGTAATTTGAAGAGTCTCAATAGCAAGAGGAGATAATATTAATTTATTATCAGACACTTCAATTACTGGAATTTTAATATTAATATATTTTGGTTTTGACATATTTACTTTTTAGCAAGAGATGGAAAAATACGTTCCCAATGTGGTATAAATGTTCCGTTTTCCTGGCGTTCCGCTACAATAATGTCTTTATTAGCTAAATGAGCAGGTCTAGCTCCAGTTAAAACTTCTCCATTTGTACCAAATTGAATACATAAATTTGAATTTTCATCTCTATGAACAAATCCAATAGCATCTGATTTTGCAGACAAGATTCTTGAAATTTTTCCAGTAAGATCTAATGTACGAACATTATTTGAAGCACCTTCATTTAATGCGGCATCCTTAACATGACCACATATAATAATATTAGGAGCACATTTTGCTATCATATCAATAATCATTTCAATTCCCTGTCTAAGAAATGCATAGCCACTCCCGTTAGGAAGTTGAGTAGGGTCTTTTACATCAGCATACTTTTTTTCACTAAACATCGGAGAATTTTGATATAAAGTAATTGCTAATGGTTTTGCCATTTCTTCTACCGCAGTAATAGTATCAATCGTAATATATTTATATGGACTTCCCGCCTCTTTAATAGCTTTGCAGACTTCCTTTAAATCTTTTAAAGAATTTATTTTAATCTTTAAAGCATCTACATATGTGGACCCATTTTCCATATCCAAAATTAAATTATTTTCAAGGGTACTTAAGATTGTAGTTTTTCCTACCTTTGGAAGACCAAACAAAATTAAATACTTAGGATCCTGGGTTTCTGCAGGAATTTTACTTTTTGGAAGTTCAATAGCCATATTTAAAAACTAAATTTATTTTTATTTCTGATATCTTTTACTTCTGTATCTTTTACAGTTGCATCTTTTATTTCTTTTTCTCTTCATGAAAGATAATCTTCATAATTTATTTCATCAGATTTGGGTAAAGGATAAAACATACCAATACTACCTTTGAAAGCAGACATGATAATTCTATTAGAAATACCATATCTATTTTTAAGAATAATAATAGATCTACAAATATCTTGTAAACCATATCCTTCGTTATCATCCATTATTTTATATCCTCTATAACTTTTTAGTTGGGTTTTAAATGGACTAAATAATGCAATACAAATATCAGCAGCTTGTAATGGCTCACCTGACTGTTGAATTTCATCAGCAGTAGGCTCTTCCATACCAGCCTTTCTTCTATCCATAGTTGTACTATTTCTATTTTCTTGCATTATAATATCAAAACTAGTTTGACATAGTTCTCTAAATCTGACACAATAAGTTGATATAAGATCCATTTCTTCTTTTTTAGTTCTTCCTTTTTGAGGATTTACTAAAAGTAAATGATCAATAACAACGTTAACTATTTGATTAGGATTATTTGGAGTATATATAGTTCTTTTTCCATCAGGACTTTTTTGAAAGGTTCCTAAACTTTTATGGAGTTCCATCATTTCTGCATAAAAAGAATCCGCAGAAAGCTGTTTATCATATATAATAAACTTATGACTTATAGATTCTAACCACTCACGAGCTTTAATTACATACTTATGTATATCATCTGATAACTTATTAGTAAATGACATTAATTGCATATATGTAACTTCAATACCATAAGTTTCATATAAATATAAGCTTAACAATTTTGCCAACAATGTATTAGCACTTAGTTCAAGAGAAAAATAAACTATAATTATATCTTTATCTGGATAATCTTTTAAGATACGATATATATCTGTATATATAACAAAAGAGCTTTTCAATTTGTTATCTTACTTGCTTTTTATCAAGTAATTCTTATAGTTTCCTATAAGTTCAGCATATATTTTCATCTCTTTGAGATGTCGGATACTCTTGGGAAAATTATATTCTGTATAACAGGTTCATTTCCTATGCGTTACAATATAAAATAACTTTTAAATTACTTTATTATCTCGGTGTTAACATGCTTATATACAAAATTTGGATAATTATTCTGTACATATAGCTTAGCCTTCTCCGATATTACCCGATCATTATCTCTAAAATCACTTTTAGAGACGGCAAAATTATGATTTTTAAAACACAAATATCTATAATATTTCCTATTTAAATAAATTGTAGAATTTTCATAAATTCACTGTAAAAATTTAATACTATTATTTATATTACTTTTTATATCAAATATTAGATCACTTGTTTTATTTGCAACATATCATGTTCATGAAGTATTTGAATATACTTCTATATTTTGTAAAATATTTTTAGTTCCAACAATACAACATCTTGGTTTAAAAATATTTTTACTACCTCCATAAGATAAACATCCATCACCATCAAAATATCCTCTAATAAAATGTCTTATTAAATCTTTAGATTTAAAGATATTTTCAT